AACCATGGCCAAAACCACGAGACAAACAGCGATTTTTGGCGTTCAGGACTGGAAACGATTGTACCAGACCTACCGCGAGGGTGACTTTCAATCCTACGACTACGAGACCCTGCGCAAGAGTTTTGTGGACTACTTGCGATTGTATTACCCTGAAACCTTCAATGACTACATCGAGTCATCGGAGTTCATCGCGCTGTTGGACGTTATTGCATTCATGGGCCAGAGTCTTGCTTTCCGCAACGATCTCAATGCTCGCGAAAACTTTCTAGACACAGCCGAACGCCGAGACAGCGTGGTGCGCTTGGCCAATCTCGTGGGTTACACACCCAAGCGCAACACCGCGGGACAGGGGTTTATCAAGTGCGTGTCGGTCAGTACCACGGAAAACATCGTGGACTTCAACGGTATTAACCTCAGTAACATCACGATTTCCTGGGACGACCCCACCAACCCCAACTGGTTTGAGCAATTTACAACTATTATCAATGCAGCACTGGTAGACAGCCAGAAATTTGGACGCCCTGGCAATCGTCAGGACATCCAGAACATTGATACTAGCGAGTACACACTCAAGCTCATCCCCGGCTTCTTGCCCATAGTGCCCTACAGCGCAGTGGTGGACGGCGTGAATATGCCGTTTGAAATCTGCAGCAGTAGTAGCCTGGGCAAGAATTATGTGTATGAACCTAGTCCGCGTCCCGACGGCGCTTTCAACATTCTGTATCGCAACGACAATCAGGGATTTGGCTCGCCCAATACCGGATTCTTTTTCCTGTTCAAGCAGGGCGTGCTCCAGAATCAAGACTTCAACTTGGCTGATGCGTTGCCCAACCGCACCGTGGACATCAACATTGAAGGTTGTAACAACGAAGATCACTGGCTGTACCAACTCAGTGACGTGGGCGCCATCGCGGGCGAGTGGCTGTACGTAGACAATGTGTTCGCGGGTGCCACTGAACAGTTGGCTCCAGATCAGCGCAAGTTCTACAGCATCACCAGCCGGGCCAATGATCAAATCACACTGACTTTTGGTGACGGCGTGTTCAGTTCCATACCCGTGGGCTTGTTCCGCGCCTATGTGCGTGCCAGCAATGGTCTCCAGTACATCATCAATCCTGAAGAGATGCAGAACATCCAGATCCCCATAGCCTATACCAGTCGCCGGGGTCGCACCGAGACCATCACGTTTGTGGTCAGCATCCAGGAGCCCGTGACCAACGCCCAGGCCCGTGAATCCTTGGACGAGATCAAGCAACGCGCACCCGCTCGTTACTACACGCAAAACCGCATGGTCAACGGCGAGGACTACAACAACTTTCCGTTTACGTTGTACAACAGCATCATCAAGAGCAAGGCCGTGGCACGCAGCAGCGTAGGTACCAGCCGCTATATTGATCTCACTGATGTCACTGGCAAGTACAGCAGCACCAATATCTTTGCTGCTGACGGCGTATTGTATAGAGAGAACACCCTGCCCAGCGTGGAATTCTCCTGGTTGAATCGCAACGACATCGTGGATGTGCTCAAGAACTCCGTAGAGCCTTTGATCAACAGTCGCGGCATGTTGCAGTTCTACTATGCCAACTTCCCTCGCCCGCCACTCACAGTGATCAGCGCTCGCTGGAAGCAAAGCACCAGCATACTCAACGAGACCACAGGCTATTTCTACAGTCGCACACCCACCAATCCCTTGCCCATTGGCAGTTATACCAGCAACAATGCGCAGTATGTCACTGTGGGCAGTCTTGTCAAGTTCGTGCCACCAGCAGGATATTTCTTTGATGAGAAGAATAGACTCAAGGTAGGCACACCCACTCGCGCCAACGAGAAACTGGTACTGTGGGCCACTGTGACCAATATTGTGCTGGAAGGCACAGCACAGGGCCTGGGCAATCTACCCAATGGCATTGGTCCGGTCACGCTCAACAACTTCATCCCCAGCGAAGCCATCGCCGAACTGGTGATTCCCAAGTTTACCACAGACCTGCCGGAAAGCCTGGAATCCAGCATGATCCAGCAGATTGAACTGTATCGTGACTTTGGACTTGGCTATAACAATCTCACTGGCACCTGGTACATCATCACAGCCAGCAACCTCAATCGTGACGCAGCGTTCAGCCGACGTTATGCACAGAACAATCAAGGACTCAACCTTGATGCATCCTGGTTGATCCAGTTTACCACGGACGGTCAGACCTATGTGGTCATCAGCCGCAGTCTTGATTACCTATTTGCGTCGGTGTTGCAGACTAGATTCTTCTATGGAGACTCTGGTCAGATCTACGATCAAAAGACCGGCAGCGTGATCAACGACTTTATCAGTGTATTGAAGACCAATGCACAGCCCGACAACAACAATCCCTTGCCCGGTGATATCTTCATGGACATTATTGGACAACCGGTGCAAAGTGATGGCTTTGTCAATGACTACGAAGTAGTGGTGAGTTATCGCGACAGCGACGCAGACGGCGTGGCCGATGATCCTGACTTCTTTGACACAGTGGTGGCACCCAATGTTAGTTCAGCAACCAAACTGGTATTCTTCCAACAGGTCACAGACTTTGATAATCTCGAGCGATATCTCCCTTTGGAGCCCGGTGTGATCAATAGCGATTACGCCACACTTAATGACATTGAAATTGTCAAGTCTGAGTTTATCAATGGGCAACTGTTCTATGCTCGCACAGACCAGAAGTTTTACGAACTCTTGATCGACGAAGTCAATGGCCTTTTGACACGCACCTTGGTGCCGCGCCTGGACTTCCGTGCCAGGACTGGACGCGGTGCGCTGGCATTCCAGTATCGACACAACACGCCGCTCACCAACGTCATTGATCCTGGTGCAACCAACATCGTTGACATCTATGTGGTGACCGAGGGCTACTACACCCAGTATCAAAACTACGTCAAGGACACCACTGGCACGGTGCCCGAACCGGCACCTCCCACTATAGCGCAGCTCAACTCAGACTATGCCGAACTTAATGACTACAAAATGGTCAGTGACAACATCGTGCTCAATACAGTGGTGTTCAAGCCTTTGTTTGGAGCCAAGGCTCCCACTGAGCTGCGTGGCATCATCAAGGTGGTGCGAGCACAAAACACAGTGGCATCAGACAGCGAGATCAAGACGCAGGTCGTGGCTCGCATGAATGACTATTTCAGCATTGACAAGTGGGACTTTGGTGACAACTTTTACTTCAGTGAGTTAGCAGCCTATCTACACGAACGCTTGGGCAGCATCATCTCCAGCGTGGTCTTGGTGCCGTTGAATCCGCTCAAGACCTTTGGCGATCTCTACGAGATCAGATCTGCACCCAATGAAATCTTTGTCAATGGTGCCACTGTGGCTGATGTTGAAGTCATTGATGCGCTCACACAGAGCAACATACGCAGTCAAACACCCGTGGCTGGTTTGTATCCAGTAAATACAGTAGGCGCTGTGGACAGCGTCACTGTGGGACAGACCGGTATAGCACCGTTGACTACTAACAATAATGGCACAATGATCTGATGGCACTGCGCAGGACTATTGATCTATTACCGGAGATCTTCAAGACCGAGGCCACTCGGCAGTTCTTCGCCGCATCCATAGATCAAATCGCGCAAGAGCCCAGCCTCAAACGCATACAAGGTTATGTGGGTCGCAAGGTCGGCGCCGGTGTCAACCCGCTGGACAATTACGTCACAGAGCCCACGGCCACACGCACCGACTATCAGTTAGAGCCTGGCGTGGTGTTCCTGCGTCCCGACACCAGCACAGCATTTGATGCCATAACCTATCCTGGCATGATCGATGCGCTCAATGCCAACAATGCCAACACACGCCGAGAAGATCGACTGTTTGAGCAGCAGTACTATGCCTGGGATCCTTTCTGTGATTTAGACAAGTTCAGCAACTATAGCCAGTATTATTGGCTGGCCAATGGCCCTGATCCCGTGGATGTGTCGGCCACGGCCATACCACTGACCGATGATTTCACTGTGACACGCAATGTGTTGGACTACAATTTTTCCGGCATAGATGGCGGCAATCCAGTGATCACGCTGGCGCGTGGCGGCAGTTATAATTTTGCGGTCAATCAGCCTGGCCACAAGTTCTACATACAGACAGCACCCGGCGTCAGCGGAACTCTGCCAAGTTCGCCCAACATCAGCAGTCGCAATGTGTTGGGTGTGCTCAACAACGGTGACGACAATGGCACGGTTCAGTTCAATGTGCCTCGCAAAGATGCGCAGAACTTTTATTTTGGGCTGGCACAACTAGACACACCCGTGGATCTCGTGACCGAGACCCTGTTGTTCAATCAAGTCAACAACGTCTACGTGGAAGACTTCCTGGCCAACAACCCAACAGGCATTGATGGCATCACTGAGCTCAACGGGCTCAACCTGGTGTTTACCAATCGCATAGGCGATGTCAACGGCGGCGGCTGGAAATACGAAAGCCAGTACGATCCCTTGATTCGTACCACGCCTGATCGCGTGGGCTATTACATCAGTTATGACATAGTTCCGCGCACCACGCCCGATCGTTACAGCACCACTGTCAGTTATGACATTGTGACACGCACCGTGGCCAATCGTGTGGCTCAAAATGAAAGTTTTGATATCGATGGCTATGGATACGACAGCAATCTACAACCCTATGCTTTTCCCATCTTGGTCACTCGCGGTCCCTTTGACCCTGCTGATGGACAGCCCGGAACCTTTGACTACGATCCACAAGACAGCAGTGAAGAATACGGCTTTGACCAGCCCGAGATAGAAGTCATAACCGGTGGCCCTGCAGATCCTCTCGACGGCACACCTGGCACGTTTGATGCCTCGCCGTATGAGCAGCCACAAGTGCTGGTGGTGTCGGGTCCGCCTGATCCCTTGGATGGACAGGAAGGCAGTTACGACAGCTTGCCATTTGATGAGCAAACGCCCATCACTGCCCGCAATACACGTTATAGCGTGTGGCAGATCCAGTATGTCTACACCGGTGACCGGCCCTACATGCGTCTTGCCAGCGTGGCAGATATACCCCAGGACACTCGATTCCGTGTGCGGTATGGGGCAGAATACAGCAACACCGAATGGTGGAAAGATCAAACTGGTTTCATAGTGCGTGTGCCTTCGCTCAGTGCTGTGCTGGATGAACTATGGTATCAAGACAGCAGCAACCCTGACATCTTTGGCCAGATCAAACTGGTAGACATCGCGAATCCACAACCCATCAGCATCGATGACATCATTGGTGCCACCAACTATACCAGCCCCAACGGCGTAAAATTTACCAACGGGCTCATGATTCAGTTCCGCGGACCCACGTTCCCAGAACAGTATCGCAATCAAAAGTTCTACGTAGAGGGAGTGGGTACCGGGCCCGGAATCGGCAAGCGAGTGGGCTTTGTTGATGGCCAGGCTTACTTTGGCCCGTTCCATATCTACCAAGGTGTCAAGCTCACCGGTGCTCTGCACGACGAGACCACGTTCCAGCAGATTATCTATGACACTGCGATAGAAAGTATCATCAACGCTGGTCGCGCTTTTACCCCGGAACGCGAAGTTGACCGCGCTCGATCCGGTCTAGGCAGCCAGGCCATTGATGGCGTGTTGAAAAACAACGGTATCATCTTGGTGCCGGTGTCGGAGATGGTGACGCCAGAGCCTTACAATCCTGATGTGCTGGAACCATTTGATGGCAATGCTGTACTGTTGGGCACTTTTAATGTAGTCAACAGCCAGGATCCTCTCTATGTGCGCGGTGTGCGCAATGTGACCTGGGCGCCATTGTATCAATGGAATGAAAGTCTACAACAGTATGTAGAGATCAGCCAAGGCACAGAAACCTTTACGCCCGACCAGTGGGTATCAGACCGCTGGGGCGGAGGCGTGGGCTTTGACAATGGTGGTTTTGATAACACTCTCAACAGCCCCGTTACACCGGACTACATCACTATCAATCGTGCCAGCAGTGACCGCAACAGTTGGAGCCGCAACAATCGATGGTTCCACAAAGATGTCATTGCCTATACCGCTGAACTCAACAAAAACTATCCGGTCTACGACAACAATCTACGTGCCAAACGTCCCATCGTGGAGTTTAGGCCCAACCTAAGACTGTGGAACCAAGGCACACAGGCCAAACCTGCGGTCAATGTCATTGACTTCAACACCACCGATGCCATAAGCCAGGTCAATGGACAGATTGGCTACGGTGCTGATGGTTATGAATTCCGCAACGGATCACGCATCATATTTGCCGGCGACACTGACCTACAAGTGCGCAACAAAATTTATCGCGTTGAATTTTTTGATCCCGATGACAGCGGTAAGTTGATCATACGTCTAGTGCCCGAGGTCAACAACGATGCACTGATCAATCAGACCGTGACCTGCCTCAATGGTGCCACGCAACAAGGCAAGGTATTTTGGTTTGACGGTGCTACTTGGCTGGATGGTCAGCAGAAAACCGGTGTCAATCAGCCACCGCTGTTTGATGTCTATGATCTGGATGGCGTGAGCTTCAGCAATCAAGCCAAATACCCCAGCACTACTTTCCGAGGCAGTCGACTGTTTGGTTATGCTCGCGGCGAGACTGCCGTGATTGATCCTGTCTTGGGTTTCCCTTTCAAGTATCGCAACATTGACAACATCGGCGATATCGTCTTTGAAAACTATCTCTACACCGACAAATTTGTCTACGTGCGCGACCGCGTGAGTTACGAAATGGACGTGGGCGATGGTTTTGTAAGACAATATCAAGATCGTGTGAGTTTCTTTGATCAGATCGGTTGGCAGCCTGCGGCAGCGCGTAGTCGCCAGCGGCAGGTGTTTAGATTCATCTACAACGATGAACCACTGCTGTTGGATGTGCCCATTGACACCGCCACAGTGTTTGCGCCTGTGCAGATGTTCATTAACGGCGTGTTTGTGGATCCCACAAAATACACTGTGACTACCACGGCGCTGAATGCTACTATTACCCTAGTTGATCCGCCGCCCGTGGGCACAACGATTGAAGTACAGATGTTTGGACCTGAGCCCAGCGATTTTGCCTTCTATCAGATCCCAGTCAACTTGGAAAACAATGCCAGCAACGATGATCCCATAGATTTCACGTTGGGTGGCATCCGCAATCACTACGGTACCATTGGACAGAATCTGCGCAACATTCAAGGGCCTGTCAATGGTGCCAACAACACCCGCGACCTTGGCAACATCATTCCTTGGGGCAACAGCATCATACAAAACTCTGCGCCCTTGGTACTGCCCAGCGTGTTCTGGCGCCGCGGAGAGTTTGCTTTCTTTCAAAGTCTGGAATTCAGCAGCCGCGAGTACACCAAGTACAAGGCGCTGTTGCTGGATCTCGCGGCCAAGGGCGACTTTATCAACTACACTCCCACGCAGATCTTGGATCTCGTGGTAGAGCAAATCAGCCTGGGCAAGACCGAACAGTTCCCATTCTATTGGTCAGACATGTTGCCTTCGGGTGATGTCTACACCGAACTCAATTATACATTCACGCCCATCAGCACCAACACCTTTGATACCACGCGCATCTATGACTTTAACAGCAGCAACTACCAAAGTGTCATGGTGTTCCTCAACGGTGAGATACTGACTCGCGATTATGACTACATTGTGCCCGACGATCGGGCCGTAGTGATCATAACACGCACTCTGCAGGATGGCGATCAGATACAACTGCGCGAATACGCCAATACCTATGGCAGTTACGTGCCCAACACGCCCACCAAGATGGGCATGTATCCCGCTTACCGACCACAGATGTACCTGGATGAGTCATTTGTTGAACCACGCATGGTTATCCGGGGACACGACGGTAGTATAACGTTTGCGTTTGGTGACTTCCGTGATCAAGTATTGCTGGAATTTGAAACTCGAATTTTCAACAACATCAAGATCAATACCCCTGTGCCCCTGATCGCACAGGATGTGATTCCGGGTCAGTTCCGCGACACTGGTTGGAGCCTCAGCGAAATCACCAGTATCATGCTGCCCAGTTTCTTGACCTGGGTGGGCCTCAACAGCATTGACTACACATCTCAGGCCTACACCGCAGGCAATCCTTTTACCTACAACTACAGTCAGAGTCAAGACAAGATCGATCGTAGACCGCTGCTGGGCAACTGGCGCGGCATCTACAATTATTTCTATGACACACTGACACCCAATCTCACACCCTGGGAAATGTTGGGCTTTACCGAACAGCCTGATTGGTGGGAAACACGCTACGGCCCAGCGCCCTATACATCAGGCAACATGGTGTTGTGGGAAGATCTAGCCGCAGGCTACATCGCAGATCCTATTGAGCCCTACTTTGATCCGCGCTTTGCGCGTCCCGGCCTGACATCAGTGATTCCTGTTGGCAGCGAAGGCGAGATTTTGAGTCCGCTCAAGAGCGTGGTGGGCAATTACGACGCCACTAGTTTCCAACGCAGCTGGACCTTTGGCGATGATGGCCCGGTAGAAAATGCCTGGCGCACCAGCAGCGTATATCCCTTTGCTGTGATGCGACTGTTGGCTTTGACACGACCTGCCGAGTTCTTTGGATTGTTTGTGGATCGCGATCGCTACAAGTTCAGTGACACGCTGCAACAATTTGTTTGGAACGATCGCTATCGCATCAATCCCAAGGACTTGGCTCCCTTGTACGGCAGCGGCACCAGCCGAGCCAGTTACATCAACTGGATTGTGGACTACAACCAGCAGGGCGGCACCAACAGTCAAGCCAGCCTGACTCGCGACCTAGATAATCTGGACGTAAGACTGTGCTGGCGCTTGGCTGGTTATAGCAGCAAGAATCTCCTGCAGCTCTTTACCGAGCGCAGCACACCGCAGGGAGAAAATCGCAGCCTGTTGCTGCCCGATGAAAGTTACCAACTGCTGCTGTACACCAACGTACCGCAGAACATTGTGGACTACAGCGCCTGCATGGTCATGGTGTCTGCCAACGGCTGGCAGGTGATTGGTTATGATCTACAGCGCAATTTCTTTGAAATTCTGCAGAGCAACATCGCTGGTCCCACCACAACTATCAGCGCCAACGGCAGCACCGAGCGTGTGGCCACCAGTTACCTTGACAACATCGTGCAGGTGCCCTACGGCTTTGAGTTTACAAGCCGTGCTGCGGTCTGTGACTTCTTGTTGAGTTACGGCGCGCTATTGGAGCGCCGAGGCTTCCAATTCAACCGTACTGAAAACGGCTATCTTGTGGATTGGAAACAGATGGCCATTGAATTCCTGTACTGGAGCAATCAAGGCTGGGGTTTGGGCACAGCCATCAACCTCAACCCCGGCGGCGTAGAACTGTTGATCACCCGACCCGGTGAGATCGCAGCACCCTTGTTCCCCACCACAGCCGGCAACTACATACTCAACCAGAACCGTGGCATAGTGCCCGCGGCCGATTTGGTGATAGAACGTGTTGACAACACGCTGCGTATCAACAGCCTGGCTGCCAATACCATAAACTACGTCAGTCTCAAGTTCTTTAGTTACGAACACATGGTGATACTGAACAATCGCAGTATCTTCAATGACTTGGTATACGACCCTGCCACCGGTGCTAGACAGAATCGAATTCTAGTGGCCGGTGCTGTCAGCAACGAATGGAACGGCACCGTGAACGCGCCAGGATTCGTTCTCAATCAGGACAATATACCGCAGTGGCGCCCCAATGTCAAATACACCAAGGGCGAAATAGTTTTGTTCAAAGACGAGTACTGGTCAGCGTCCACTATCATACAGCCCACAGCAGAGTTTGATTACAGCCAGTGGATCAAGAGCGACTATGCCGAGATCCAGAAAGGCCTGTTGCCCAACAGCCCGCTCAGCAGCAACGAGCTGGCCACGGCCTACGATGTCTACCAAGCCAACCTTGAAAGCGAAGTTGACTTGTTTAGTTTTGGTCTCATAGGCTTCCGTCCAAGACGCTACATGCAGCTCTTGGATCTCAGTGACATCAGTCAAGTCAATCTCTACAAGCAGTTCCTGAAGGACAAGGGAACCACACGGGCCACAGACATTTTCAATCTTGCCAACCTTGGCAAAGAAGTCGCACGTTATGACGTATATGAAAACTGGGCCATGCTGCGCAGCGTGTATGGCGCCAATGCCAATCGCAGTTTCTTTGAAGTGGTGCTGAACGAGGCCAATCTACAAAGCAACCCCAGTATCATACAGATTGTACAGAGCAGCGTGGATCAAAGCGAGGCTGATCAAAAGATCGTGTTGGAAGATGTTTGGAAGAGCAGTTATGCCCTGACCACGCCCAACATACTGCCAGCAACGTTGAATCCCACTGTGCCAGAGCAAGGGTTACCAACTGCTGGTTATGTCAATCTCGATGACGTGGACATCACGATATTTGATCTTGACCAGCCCACAGATCCCACGATAACACAACAGATCAACGTGGGCACCACTATCTGGGTGGCGCGTGTCAACACTTATGATTGGAACATTTATCGTGTAGAAAAAATTCCTGCCACAGTGACGCAGATCTCCGACAACCTAGACGGTGCCAGCCTGGTGACATTTACCAGCGAACACGGACTTGGTGTGGGCGATGTCTTGATCATCAAGTACTTCAGCACCGACGTAGATGGCTACTATCGAGTGTTGAGTGTGCCCAGCATCACCACTGTGACCATAGCATACGAATTCACCGGATTCCAGACCACGCAAGAAGGCACCGGCTTGGCCTTGACCTTGCAGACTGCGCGTGTGAGCGAGCCCAGCAAGATCAGTGAGTTGCCTTATGCCACACAACTGTTCCCTGGTGTCCGAGCTTGGGTAGACCAAGACAGCCAAGGTCGCTGGAGCGTGCTGGAAAAGACCGATGCGTTTACAGCAGGCGAAACGCTGACAGCCGAAGTACCCATATTGGCCAGCAAGTTTGGTGGAGCCATTAGTCAAGGCTTGTTTAACCGCACAGCGTTGATTGGATCGCCGGACTACAATCCTGAAAGTCTGGCAAATCCGCCGGGCGCCATCTATAACTTTGTCAGCGATGAAGAAGAACGTCTGGTTCAAAGAAGCGCCACAGTGCTCAATGCCACTGGCGCCAGCAAATATGGATTCAGCATCTATGTGGGCGACCAGACCTGGAGCGTGGCCGGCGCACCTGCCAGCAATGACAACGTGGGCTATGCTACCACCACCTACGTAGAACCGGGCACACAAGATTTTACCATACGTCAGCTCTTGGTGCCGCCTGATCAAGACTTTGGTGCTGCCGAGTTTGGCTATGCGGTAAGCATGAGCGAAAATGAGCGCTGGATGTACATTGGCGCTCCTGGCAAGAACAAGGTTTATGTTTATGATAAAGTTGACGTGCAAGAACAACGTGTTGACTATGTCAGTGATGGATTGACCAACAATTATACCTACAGCAACGATATAATTGTGGACTACACACAACCCGAACAGATCAGAGTGTTCGTGGATGACAACCTCTTGGATTATCAGGAAGGTGATTACACAGTCAGTGGTGGAACACTCTATTTGACTGTGGTTCCCGAGGCTGGCGCTGACATCAGCATACGTCGTAACCAAGTCACTCAGTTAGATCGTCGTGTGGTCAGTGACTATACTCCTCAGAACCTTTACGCGCCGCGGCCTCCCTTGCCCGACAGCAGCATTCCGCCCGAAGGCAGCGGCGCTGAATTTATTATAACTAACCAGCGTGGCATCTATGTGCTAGGACAAATCACCGGTGGTATTGATTACAGAGTGGACGACTTGTTGCGCGTTCCCGCCACAGACCTTGAAACACAAGACGTACCGGCGCCGCCCAATCTCACTCCCACTTTTGTGACCAGTTCTGTGGATCTTATCACCGTAGATGACACCACCGGCATCCTGCCTGGTATGTCTGTATACGGCACAGGTTTTGTGAGCGGTCAATATGTTACATCCGTTATAAACGGTACTCAATTCATTGTGAGTGCGTTGCCAGATTCAGCACCCTCGGGCACATTGACCATTGGTCATGATTTGCTGATTAAAATCACAGGCGTTGACACAGATGGTGCTATCCTGTCCTTTACGGCCAACACCGAAAATGCCGCATACCCCGGTGGTGTGACCACAGGGGCAGTATTTCCCTTGGACCAATATCTCTATACTGCTCAAAACATATACAGTTTCGTGGTCAACGTCAATAATCAACTTTATCGTCCACACTTTGACTATGAATTCAACACCGACAGCGCATACAATTACCTAGAGTTGATTTTCAACACAGTGCCGCCCGCGGGCGCTACCATCACGGTCAGCAGCGATAGTTACTACAACTTCAACCAAGTCTTGACTGTGCCCGGCCTGGCCGGCGATGCAAGATTTGGACACAGCATTTCGGTCAATCGCACAGGACAGTTGATAGCAGTAGGCGCACCTGGTGCCAACGCTGCTGCCGGTCTTGCTTATTACTTTGTACGCGCAGCCCAGGCATTCCAAGTACAGAGCACAGACACTACTACCTTCACCACAGTCATGAACCTAGACACTCCAGGCGCTGTGGGTGTCAGCATCAATGGTGCTTATCTGTTGCCCACCACAGACAACGTGGGAGGACAGTTTGTGGCCAGTGGCGGAAGCTCGGCACAGACTGTGACCTTGATCAATACCACGGTCAACGTTGGCGACATTGTACAAGTTGACACCAACCAAATCTCACTGGTGGCCGCAGCGGCCATGGATACACCTGTGGCTGGAAGCCAGTTTGGTTGGGACATAGATCAGTGCGTGTTTGGCTGTAGCCTGCTGGCAGGTGCACCCAACGATCCAACCAGTATTATCGCAGGCGGCCGAGTTGAATTCTGGCAGAACATTCCCAGATACTATGGTGCCATCACTACCGAAGTCGCCAACCCCACACTGACCATTGGCAACTACATTGCCATCAATGGCTACTATGTGGAATGTACTGGTAGCACCGTGGAACAGTTGGCCGCAGACATCGTGGCAGCGAAAATTCCTAATGTCACAGCCTATACCACACCCAACATCCAGTATCCTGGTGATAACCGCACCAAGATTTTCCCAGTGGGCAGCATTTACACAGATGCCACGTCATATACTCCTGTGGTTTACGTAGATGATGTCTTGCAAACCTTGGGCGTGGACTACACCTACGATGCCGCAGCCGAAGAGATCATCTTTGTTGTTGCACCGTTTGTAGAAACCACGGTGACCGTGGTGTCGGGTCGATTGACCATATCGGTCAAGAATTCCGACGCTGCTACCACACTGGACAAATTGAACCTGGCTCCGGGTACCGGGACATTGTTCGCAGATCTTGGCATCAGCATCCTGCAACGCCAGCAGATCATACGCAGCCCACGTAGCGAAGCCTTTGCTTACTTTGGTGAGAGACTCAAGCTCAGCGATGACACCTTTACACTGGTGGTAGGCGCGCCCAATGGCAGCATGGTATTGGACACAAACTTTGATCGTGGCAACACTGTGTTTGACAGTGATGGTACCACGTTCTCCGATACTATAGCACAGAGTGGTGTGGCCTACAGTTACGACGTACTGAGCCCGGCCAATCCCAGCCCCACCAATCCCCCGCGCTTTATCTTTGGACAGCAGTTTACCGACAACAACGCTGCATCGCTGGATAGATTTGGTGCGGCCCTGGATCTCACCACTGGTCAGCTCTTGATTGGATCGCCCGGCAGTGACCTGGATGACAGCGCCTTGGCTGATTATGGCAAGGTGGCGCAGTATCGAAATCTACAGGATCTTCCGGCCTGGCTGCCGGTGCGTGTGCAGCAGCCCGAAGTGGATGTTAATCTGCTCAACACCATATTCATGTATGATCGCATCAGTGGTCAAGAAAAACAATATTTTGATTTCATGAATCCCATCCAAGGGCGATTGTTGGGTGTGGTCAAACAAAACATAGACTATATCGGTGCTGTTGATCCTGCGTTCTACAATCAAGGACCGGTTAACAACAACGGCAGCCGTTGGGGGCAACAGGAAGTTGGCCGCATCTGGTGGAACATAGGTAACATCCGGTACATTGACCCCAACCAGGACGACATAGTGTATGCCAGCCGACGCTGGGGACAACTATTCCCGGGCAGCGTGGTAGAGATCTATCAGTGGGTGGTCAGCGATGTACCGCCTAGCGAATACGTGGGTCCTGGCCTAGTGTTTTCCACGCAGAGCTTCGTGGTCAGCGCCGAGATCAATGAACAAGGTTTCCTGACCACGCAATACTTCTTCTGGGTCACAGGTATCGACACGGTGAACACCGCAGCTCGCAAGACGCTCAGTACCGTGACATTGACACGTTACATCGAAAACCCCCGCGCCAGCGGCATCAGTTACCTGGCACCGCTCAGCAGCAGCGCAGTGGCCATCTTCAATGGTCTGCCCTACATCAGTGCCGAAGACACGGTGTTGCATATAGAATTTGATAGACAGTACAACGATCAACCTGTACACGTAGAATATCAGCTGATCCCAGAAAATCGTGCGGAAGGATTCCTCAGTGAGGGACTCTACAAGAAGTTCTTGGACAGTATGTCTGGCGCAGACACCTTTGGCAATGCTGTGCCTGATCCCATGCTGACACCCAGCGAGAAATACGGTGTTCAATTCCGCCCGCGACAGAGTTTCTTTGCGAATCGCTTCTTGGCTCTCAAGAACTATATCCAGACCACCAACGCGATCCTCAAACAAATTCCCATTGTTGAACAACGCAGGTTCAACATTCTCAACAGTTTTGATCCACCACCGGCCAAGCGCCTGGGTCTATGGGACTTGGCATTGCCCACATTCCAAGAATTGCTGTATCAAGATCTGCGCCAAGTGCCCATCGGCTACCGCTATCTAGTGCTCAGCGACGAGACCAACAACGGTCTCTGGGATATCTATACTGTGATCGAAGGCGATAACCCCATAGGCAAAGACCTGCGCATTACTTTGGTGCAAAACTACGACACTCGCAAATATTGGTCCTATGTAGACTGGTATCGCCCTGGTTACAACCCCAGTTCGAGAATCGTTACAGAAGTTCGCAACGTCGCAGCCTTGGTGACCTTGGATGTGCCGGTGGGCAGCGCAGTCAAGGTTCAGTACACCAACACACCCATACGGGTGTTTGACGGCAGTGAATTTATTGACGCCGAGATAGAATTTCCAGTGGGCGGCGCGGTAAGGGTGGGTGTGCCTGGTTCCGACATCTGGGAATTGTATCAACTTGAATACGTAGACGAAGCCAATAACATCACTGAGTGGGTTCGTGTGGGCCGTAAAGACGGTACCATACAGATATCTGACAGCATCTGGAACTACGGAATTGGTAACTTTGGTTACGATCGCGAAGCCTTTGATGCGCAGTATTTTGATCAGGCCCCCATAATTGAAACACGCAAAATCATCGAAGCCATCAACCAAGAACTGTTTGTCGACGAGCTCTTGATTGAGCGTAATCGATTGTTGAGCTTGATGTTCAACTTCATACTCAGCGAGCAGCAGGCTCCCAACTGGCTGACCAAGACCAGTTTGATCAATGTCAATCACATTGTGCGAGACTTGTTGCCCTATCAGAATTACCGACGTGATAATCAGGACTTCATACAAGATTACATCAACGAAGTCAAGCCTTATCACGTACAGATCAAAGAGTTCAGCCTCAAGTACAATGGTGAAGACATCTATCTTGGTAACTTGACTGACTATGACCTACCGGCCTACTTTGACGTGTCAGAAAACATGTATGTGAGCCCGGTGTTGGACGACAACAATCCACCCATCTACAGCACAACCAGCAGCATACCCAGCACCAGTCCGGTCTGGCAGACATTCCCCTACAACCAGTGGTTCAACAACTACAAACTGTCAATTGAGTCTGTCACGGTATTGGATGGCGGATCTGGATACACTGTGCGTCCCGTGGTCACTGTGCTGGGCTCGGCTGTGCGCGCCGCGCAAATGACTGCGCGTATCAACAGCGCGGGTCAAGTGGTAGAGATCATTGTCAACGATCCCGGCGAAGGCTACAGCACCGCGGCCACCATAGTGATATCAGGCGGCAATGGCTCCGGTGCCCGTGCAGTGGCCACCATGATCAACCCCTTGGTGCGCAGCATCAATACCACTATCAAGTACGATCGTTACCAATATCGCAGCGACATCGTGGAATGGCAGGCCAATGTAACATATCCCGCCAACACCAAGGTTCGCTATGCCAACGTAGTCTGGACCAACGCTGCTGCTATCAACACTGCAACCTTTGATCCCGACGACTGGACCAAGGTCAGTGCGGGTAGTCTCAGTGGTGTTGACCGCACCATGGGCTTCTATACGCCCACTGCCACCATGCCAGGTCTTGATCTCAGCCAACTGATATCCGGTGTAGACTATCCCGGTGTACAAGTGGCAGGTTTGGACTTTACTTTCAGCAGCGGTTTTGACGCCGGCGCCTACGTCAAGCGCAATTTTGATGTGGCCACCAGCACGGATCCACTGTACATAGAAGGCTACAGAGACGAGACCTGGAGCCTACAGGCACCCGAAAAGGATCCGCCCAATCGTGTGTTCACACCCGCGGAGTGGGTGGCTGATCGTTGGACCGGCGGCGCAGGGTTTGACTCTGTCCCCTACGACAACTACAGCATCAGCGCCGAAGGCCTGGTCACTTATGATCCTGCCATCCTGGATGCCATATACGAGTCACCGTTTGACGATCCGTATCTAGGCACGCGCACCACTGACATCAACGTGGATGGCGGAGCCTTTGTTGACACCTACAGCAGCCATGCACCCGAAGAACTGGTACCGGGCATCGCGTTTGATACCCTGGACCTGCGTGTGTACACCAGCCCCGGCGATGACTGGCAAGTCAATGGTCACGGTTGGCCCCTGAGTGTGTTCAATACTTCATGGAACGTGTCCGCACCAATCGTGAGCTTCAAAGACCGATTGACCTATCCAGTCGCGGTGATTGTGTACAACCTGACCAATCGCCAGCGCTTGGATCTAGGAACTGATTACACCGTGGATTGGGTAAACTATACTATCACACCCTTCCACAATGTGGCCAATGGTGACGTCCTGTCGGTATATGTCTACGCCCTGGGCGGCGGACACCAGATCGTGACCCGCACCCTGCTGGGCAGCGAGATGGACTACAGCAGTCTCAGTGTGCTCATGGAAGTGCCCTACAGCATCGTCACAGAGTTTGCAATATTTGCCAATGGTGTACCCATCACAGATTACACCTTTGAGCCTGCACCTGGCGCGCCCGGCTTCACGCTGATAACATTCAGCCAAAACGACAGCACGATCTTTGGCGCCGATGATCGCGTGACCATCACAGCCATGGGCGCATCGGACATCCAGCCCAATACCACCTGGAGCCTACCGCTCACACAGTATGTTGTATCAGATGGCAGCGACTTCTTTACACTCACCAACAGTCTACAAGGTGTCAATCCCATCAATCTTGTGGTGTGCAAAAACGGCAAACGTGCTCGACCCAGCCAGTGTGCTCGTTACTACGGCGATGGCACCACCACCACTTACAACTTGCCCGTGGAAGAGGGCTATGATCAAGCCATTGTGGCCGACAACGATGTGTCTGTGTACATTAACAATCGTCCCTTGACACTGGGTGTTGATTTTATTGTCAATCCCTACGATGACAGCAGCATTGAACGCACCGTGACGCTGACCGCGACGCCGGCCACAGGCGCGGTGATCGTGATCGCAGTGAGAACAGCAGCTCAGTATTGGGTGATCGGTGACACTATTGTGTTCCAAGCTCAACAAGGACTCAAACCTGTGGTAGGCGATGTGATATCTGTGACATCCTGGAACGATACTGCGTATCAGGATCTATTGACACAGGTATTTGTGGGACCGCGCACACAGGGCATCGTGACCACACAAGGCTTTGACGACACCTTGTTTGACGAGGGCAACATCAACGAAGAGCCCGGCGCGTTTGATTACAGCGCCGGCAACCAGATACTGAGTAATCGTTTCAATCTTGGATTTGAAGTCACCAACAACAGCCGACTCACAGTGAGCCTGGATGGCAACTTCTTGTTCCCAGATCGAGGGTTCACAGTCAGTGGACCGTTCCTGACTGTACAGGGTCCTATACTGAACAAAGCGCAGGTGTTGACTGTGACCAGTTGCACCATGCGCGTGGTACCTGCGGCACAGAGATGGCGCATCTTCCAAGACATGCGTGGCCTACAGCGATTGTACAGGATCACTCCGCAGACCACTACCAGACTCACACAGGACTTGTCTGCCACCAGTGACATCATCCATGTAGAGGATGCCCGCAAGTTAGATATTCCGGACTTGCAGGATGGTATTTTTGGTCTCATTACCATCAACGGTGAGCGCATCGCCTACAGAAACATTGACTACAACACCAACATCATCAGCGGGCTCAGACGAGGCACCGCCGGTACTGGCGCAGCCAATCATGTCGCAGGTGCTGAAGTCACTGACATCGGACGGGGTAATCTGTTCCCGGCGTTCTATCAGAACCGAGTGCTGGCCTACGACGCCATCGGCGACGGCACTACCCTGCAATTCGAGGCCGAGGACATCAATCTCAACTACCTAGCAGACAGCACCGCAGTATTGGATCAAGTGGTCTTGGTATTCATCGCAGGTGAGCGCGTGACCACGGGTTACACTATTACGAACACCTTCCCGCTGACCGTGGTGTTTGACGACCCCCCGCCCTATGGGTATCAAGTGTCCATTAGGATATATCAGGGACAAGTGTTCTACGACAACAACGGTAACCTGGTGCCCTTACAGGGCTTGAGCACAGGCGCATCTCTGTTTCTCGGTGCCCCTAGAGGAGAATAAATAGATGATGCACAAAGACCAAGATCAAACACCCCCTGAGCCCAATAAAGTTGAGGCTGAGCCAGCACCAGAACCGCGTCGTCCTGACGACCGGGGATCAGTGCATATTGATGGCTTTGTGCGAATATTTGATCCCAACACCCAGCAGGTGTTTTTAGAGACCCGTACATGAACAACGTACCCGTTACAATCCAAGGTTTTCTCAAGATCTACGACCCCAACAACGGGGAAATATTCGTGGACAAAAAGAACGCTATACATTATGAAAACATGAGCTTGGCTCTGGCACAGAGCCTGGCCAACAAAAACCTTGGTTTCATCTATGGCATGGCTTTTGGCAATGGCGGCAGCGCCGTGGACCAAACAGGTATCATCACTTACCTACCGCCCAATACCACCGGGCAAAATGCCAATCTTTACAACCAGACTTTTTTCAAAGTCGTGGACGATGCCAGCGCAGCCAATACTGATCCTGCTCGCAACAAGCTCACGGTGCTGCACACCGCTGGCACGGTATACACTGATGTTTTAGTGAGCTGCCTCTTGGATTACGGTGAGCCTGCTGGTCAGCAGGCCTTTGACAACAGCACCAACTTCAACGGCGAATTTGTGTTTGATGAGCTCGGGCTCAAGGGCTGGGAAGGCGCACCATCTAATCTGTTGTTGCTGACCCACGTGATTTTCCACCCTGTACAGAAGAGCCTGAACCGACAGATACAGATAGATTACACTGTGCGCATACAAACTTTGACCAATTTAAGTGCGGCATAAATATACTGTGAAAACTTGCTGATAAATATCAGAGACACGGAGTGATAGCATGGCATATACCATCAACCTAACTGACGGCACCGTATTTGCTACCATAGCAGACGGTACCATCAATACCAGTTCCAGCATGGTGCTGGTGGGTAAGAACTACGCCGGATACGGTGAGTTCCTTGACGAGAACTTCATCCACTTGCTGGAAAACGGTGCCAACACCACCGCTCCAGGCGCGCCCCTAACGGGTCAGCTTTGGTGGGACAAAACCAACAATGTCATGAAGGTCTATAACGGATCCACTTTCAAAGTGATTTCCGCATCCACCGCATCGGCCACACAGCCCAGCAGCAACGTAGCAGGTGACTTGTGGTTTGACACCGTGAATCAGCAGTTGAAGGTATACAACGGCGCGTCGTTTATCCTGGTTGGACCAGCCAGCTCAGCAGGCGAAGGTACATCCGGTGCCATTGTCAACACTATCACCGACAACCTTACCACAGATCACGTGGTGGTTGAACTCTACTGTAACAACGTCCTAGTTGGTATCGTGTCCAAGGACAGTCCGGCATTTACTCCGGTGCCGTCAATCGCAGGCTTCTCTACTATTGGTGCGGGCATCCAGCTCAGCACAGCAGTTACAGGAGCCTTGTTCCGCGGTACTGCCACTGACGCTGCTACACTTGACAGTCTCAACAGCACCCAGTTCTTGCGCAGCGACACCAATGACACTACGTCGGGCACGCTGGGCATCCTTAATGACACTGGTTTGACTGTGGGTCTGGATCAAGATGCCAAGATCTCCGTGAACACTGCCACTTCTGAAGTAACATTTGCCAACCAAACCCTGGATGGCAACCTCAGCCTCAAGGTCAATGACGGTGGTGCCATCACCACTGTGTTCTTTGTAAATGGCTCTACTTCGGCTGTCAGCATTCCATCTACACTCACTGTCACCGGCAACGTCACAGCCCCGTTCTTTATTGGTAACGTGGTTGGTTCGTTCTCGGGCAACGTCACTGCTCCTGGCAGTGATCAACAGGTTGTATTCAACAACAGCGGTCTACTGGGCGCTGCATCGGGTCTGTTGTTCAACAGCAGCACCAATGCTCTCACAGTGGGCGGCAACATCACAGCCGGCAACGTGGCTGCCACGGGCATACTCAGCACATCGGCCATCACCAAGACTGGTGGCAACGGTGTAGGCAACGTGGGCAGCACCACCAACGTATTCAATACGATTTTTGGTACCACTGGTTCGTTCAATTCTGTCAGCGTGGAGAGCATTACCAAGACCGGCGCCAACGGCGTTGGCAACATTGGTAGCTCGACCAGCGTGTTCAACACAGTGTTTGCGCAGGCAACATCAGCGCAATACGCTGACGTGGCTGAACGCTTTGCGGCCGACGAAGTGCTGGAGCCCGGCACCGTGGTTGAGCTGGGCGGATCGGCTGAAATTACTCGTGCCAAGTCCGACCTCAGCGAAAACGTGTTTGGCGTAATCAGCACCCGTGCTGCTTATCTAATGAACTCTGCTGCTGGCGATGACGTCACCCATCCTCCCGTGGCCATGACAGGTCGCGTTCCGGTCAAGGTAACTGGCGTTGTGCGCAAAGGCGATCGCTTGGTATCTGCGGGCGAAGGCATGGCACGTGCGGCTTTGTCAGGTGAAGCCACTCCGTTCAACGTGATTGGTCGAGCGCTGACCAGCAAAGACACATCAGATGTTGGCACTGTAGAAGCCATCGTTACAATCAAGTAAGGAATCGCAGCGATGACCTATACCTCAGGAAGTTTGATTGAAGCCGCTGATTACAACGGCTTTGTAAGCAGCAGCGCAAACAATGTCAACGCTATTTGGAGCACGGGCTCCGGAGACAAAGGGTATGGGCAGACCGCTATAGCCAACGTGTCTGTGGGCGGTACGGTAACAGCCACTCAGTGGGCCAGCCTGGTCAACACGCTGGCTTCCCTGGGCAGTCACCAAGGCACCACTATCACATCGCGCACAGCACCTGTGGCAGGCGATGTCATCAACATCCTGGCCAACGTGGCCACCGATATCAACAACATCACTACTAACCGTGGCAATGCAGCGGCATCTGGCGCAGAGTATACGACATTTTCTGGCACCACTAGCAAGACCACTAGCACTGGATCGGGCACAACGGCTTGGACCATTACCTTTACGCATACCATAACTTTTGCCAGTGCAGACGCCATGCGTTATTTTTTCAACGCAGGCGGCCGCATCAAATGGCAAACCAGCAAAACCAGCACTGGCACCGTAGCCGATACTGAATGGAACGATCTAGCCAACACCCTGGTGGGTGATATCTTTATTACTGGTGGTACCGGTACGCAGGTGATTTCTGGTACTAGTTACACCGGCACTACCATCAGCGGTGGCACTGGCACTCCCAACATTCTGTTGACCACGACTGGTTTTTATGACCTAACAACCACTCCCACCAACATCTACCGGCAGTTTGCTGATACTGCGCCCTACACCGGTCAGTACATCAATATTGCTGCTTCGGTCAACAGCAATTCAGCACCCACGGTCATGACCTTGACCACAACCTGGGTTGATCCAGGTGGCGCCAGCGTGGGCAGCACCGATGTTATCACAGGCGGTACTGCAACAAGCAGTCCCTTTAGCTCGTTTGGTACTGCTCCTGCCACAGTGGTCACATATTTCCCGCCCAGCACCACATATCTGACCACAGCCAGTTGGGGCACTCCCACCATAGCCGCTTCGGTGACCTGATTTATTTGACTTTACGAGGTATCCGCGCTAAAATAGCGTTATGGATACTGATGCCTTAGTCGAACAATCACGCACTAGATTTGCCCACGAAGCAGCACGACGTGTGTTGCGAGAAAAATACCAGGCCAAATTAACTTTTGCCTATCGTGGTGGAATGTGGCGTGCCGGACCAGAACTCTTGACAGTGTTGGCCTGCTCCCAAGATGCTGAAATAGTGATCTTGGATCTCTATGACAATCCTGTTGAAATTCGAGTGGATGAGCTGGAAGCATTGGCTTACGAACGCTGGCAGGAACAAATGCGCGCCTGGTTGGTGGAACACCGTGACATGAGCCGTGAGAGATGACACGCGGTGTTGTAATTTTTGCTATCCCCACCGCGGAGATTGATTATGGTGCCATGGCGCGTTGGTCAGCACAGCGCATACAAAGACATCTCAAGTTGCCGGTCACTGTGATCGACACCACTCAGCGTGAGCCAGGCCAGCGTTGGTTCAGCGATGTGGGTAACACGGTCTATTGGCACAACACCAATCGCGCTGATGCCTATGCTCTTTCGCCCTATGATGAGACCTTGGTGTTGGATGCCGATTACATTGTCAACAGCGATCAACTGTTGTGTTTGTTTGATTCGCAACATGAGTTCCTCAGCATGGGCCAGGCCTATGATGTAACTGCTCTCAGCGACGAACACAGCATGAATACCTTTGGGCGCCACGGCATGCGCATGGCCTGGGCCACTGTCATGATGTTTCGCCGAGGCGGTTTAAGCCAAGGCGTGTTTGACATCATGGGCATGGTAAGAGACAATTGGACGCATTATCGAGACCTTTACGCATTTGAGCGTACAGCATATCGCAATGATTATGCCTTGTCTATTGCTCTCAACATCCTGCACGGTCATTGGGGACACTGGCCATCTATACCCTGGAGCATGGCCAGTGTTGATCCGCAACACAGATTGAAACAGACTGGTCGAGATACATGGGAGATCGAATTCGATACTGCCAACAAAACCACGCGACGTGTCACTGTTTCCGGACAAGATCTGCACGCCATGTGCAAACAGCAACTAGGAGCCATCGTTGCCAATTCTGGCTGAACAAGGCTACATCATCCCGGCCTTCAATACCGATACCACAGATTATGAATCCTGTGCCCAAAGACTGCGGGATAGTCTGCTGCATTGGCATCCCAAGGCCAATGTCACGGTGATTACCACACAGGATCTGCCTCATGGCGATCAAGGTGGACAAGCCAACGACTGGCAGATGTTTGCAGCCAGTCCCTATCGAGAAACCATAAAGTTAGAAGCCGACATGCTGGTCACAGGACCAGTGGATCACTGGTGGACAACGTTCCGCTTGCGCGATGTGGTAATCAGTCAGGGCTGCCGTGATTATCATGGACAGCCCAGCCAGGCACGCGCTTATCGCAAGTTGTTTGACGCCAATCAGTTGCCTGATGTCTACAACGCCATTACCTATTGGCGCCTCAGCGCCACGGCCAAGCAATTTTTTGATCTCACCAAGTCAATCTGGCAGAACTGGAGCCAGTTCAAAACTCTGCTGAAGTTTCCAGACGAGTCTCCCACCACTGATGTTGTGTATGCTATGGCGGCGCAAATCATGGGACCTGACACAGTGACTCTACCACCGGGCATGGGTCCCAGTATAGTACATATGAAGCGTGACATCATCAAAGGCGCCGCCAAGGACTGGCGCGACCATTGCGTGTGGGAATGGCATGACGGTGTGTTGCGCATCAATACCATTTCACAGTGGGGATTCTTCCACTACCACTACAAGGATTGGCAGCCATGAACAACAACGAGATATTTGAACAGTTCTGGCGCGACTACAAATGGCCTGATGACGTACCCGAGCCCGAATACCGATTGTATTATGATGAACAGGGCGAAGTCATTGCTTACACCACGCAAGACATGCCCGGTAAGTACTTGCGCATCACAGCACAGCAGTTCGCTCTAGCGGATCGACGTGTGCAAGTCAAAAACGGGCAATTGATACCTCGTGCTGTGGGCTCCGTGCATAAGTTAGTGCCCGGCGATTCTGGTACCGCATGTCACGTCCACGACGTGGCCTTGGTAGTGAGCACAGATCAACAACATCAAAAATGGCATCGAAGATGAAAGTAGATATCGCTGACCTTGACTGCATCTATTTGTCCTACGATGAACCCCAGAAAGAAGAACACTGGGTACGCATCAAAAACATGGTGCCTTGGGCCCAGCGTGTGGACGGGGTAAAAGGCAGCGATGCTGCTCACAAGGCCGCGGCCTCCGCCAGCACCACTGAACGCTTCGTCTTGATCGACGGTGATAATTTACCCCAGACAGAATTTTTTAATCTCAGCCTTGACATCACAGATGACAACCGGGACTGTGTGTTCCGGTGGCGCAGCCGCAATCATGTCAATGCGCTGATGTATGGCAATGGTGGATTGAGTTCATGGACTCGACGGTTCGCTCACGACATGCGCACCCATGAAAACAGCGACGGCAGTGAAGAAACACAGGTAGAGTTCTGTTTTGATCCCCGGTATTGGGCCATGCATGATTGCTACAGCACTACCTATCCTAATGGCAGTGAGTTTCAGGCCTGGCGAGCAGGATTTCGCGAAGGTGTCAAGATGTGCTTGGATCGGGGGCGCAAGCCATCCTTGAGTGAGTTCCGAGATCGTGTACACAAACGCAATCTCGATAACTTGACCGTCTGGCAAAATGTAGGGTGCGATGTTGAGCATGGCGCCTGGGCCATTGCCGGTGCCAGGCACGGCACATGGAAATTGATGTGCACCGATTGGGACTATCGTGAAGTACAGGATTTTGATGCACTGCGTGGAATGTGGCATGCAGGCTTTGTCAACGAGCTCATAGAAGAATACGAACAGCCGTTGAGAGACCAATTGGGACTGCCCATGTGTTTGTTGACTCCGCAGCAAAGCAGGTTCTTCAAACAGCATTATCGCAGCGACTGGCAAAATCTCGGCGTCATGGTGCGCGAGATAGATGTGATTAGACGACAAGAAGGTTGGTGACATGCGTATAGTTGTGACCGGAAGCGAAGGCAGTCTCATGCAGGCTGTGATACCAAAACTCTTGGCCAATGGCCACGACGTGGTGGGCATTGACAATCTCTACAGATATGGCAAACGCAGCGATGCTGCTGGCAGGGATTATGAATTCCATGAACAAGATCTCATAGACCGAGCAGCAACATTTTGTCTGCTGCGCGGCGCCGATGCTGTGATACATGCGGCGGCCAAGCTCTACGGCGTGCTGGGCCTGTTACACTACCGTGCGGACATCCTGGGCGATGATACTGCCATTTGCAGTAATGTCCTACAGGCCGCAGCGCATCATGGCATCAAGCGGGTGGTGTACATGAGTTCCAGCATGGTATATGACAGCAGCATCCAAGATGTCAACGTGCCCTTGGTCGAAGAGATGACCGATACCTGCCCTGTGCTCAAGACCGATTATGGTCTCAGCAAACTGGTTGGCGAACGCATGTGCGAAGCATTTCGTCAACAGTATGGACTTGAGTACACCATATGGCGTCCATTCAATGTGGTCAGCCCACACGAGGTCAGCATGACCGAACAGGGATTCAGCCATGTGCTGCCGGACTTCATCAACAACATCGTGGGCCGACAGTTGAATCCCTTGCCCATTATCGGCAACGGTGAACAGATACGCTGCTTTACCTGGATCGATGATGTCGCAAAAATCATAGCGGACCACAGTTTTTGTGAGGCCAGCGCCAATCAAGTGTTCAATGTTTGCAATGTAGAGCCCACGCGCATGAAGGATGCTGCATGCATGGTCTTTGAAGCAGCCACAGGGCTTGATCGCAGTGAACTTAGGTTTGAAACCACGCGCGACTACGAACACGACGTAAAAATCAGGATACCCAGCATAGAAAAACTACAGAGATTATTGGGACCGTTCGAATTTGTATCCACCAAGGAAAGCATTCAACGATGCCTGGCACGAGTGTAATAAATGTACCCAACAATGATCAGCGAATTTGGAATCGCGATCAAATAGTGATAGAAATAACTCAGGCCGCAGCCCGGGGCGACGATATCGTTGTCAGGATGAACGGCGAAGGGCCCTGCGCGGCATCCTTGGGACTGTATGATATGCTGGATCAAATAGGATATGATCCCAGCAAGATATCGATTTCGACCTGCAATCTTTTGGAAACCCATGATAGGTATACAGTTGGCCTCACGGCCCCGGACAAGCATCTTGGATGGATTCAAGACACCATGAAGGCAGGTATACCCGGCAAAGTCATATCTGCCAACACCAAGCATTTTGGACATTTTGTGGGGCACGGTTCTCTGCCCAGACTGGCCATAGCCGCGCATCTTTGGCAAAATCATCGTGAGCGCAGTCTCCAGACATATCATACCACCATGACCGATCCCTATCACAGAGAGTGGGTGGCAATAGAGGATCTTTTGTTCTACGGGTTCGGCGATCGACTAATCACACCCGCTCTTGATCTATTGCGCCATGCTCCCTTGACCTGGGACAGAAAGAATGTTGAACCCATCATGGACAGGATGATGTATGGCATCGTTGGTGCCTATGATCATATATTTGTGGACATAGTATGCCATACCTACTACACTGGTCGAACATTCTATCTTGATGAAAAAATCTGGCGTCCCATAATGACGCGCACCCCATTTATGGCACACGGGCCACAAAACTTCATCCCTAATCTCCGGCGTCTGGGGTTCGAAACATTTGATCGCTGGTGGGACGAAGGTTACAGCCAAGATCCCACTCATGTACAGATCTCGGCCGTGCTGGACAACATTGACATGCTGTCTCAGAAAACCACAAATCAACTAGAGATCATGTATAATGAGATGCAGCCAGTGTTGCAGCATAATTTTGATCTTTTACTCAGATTGACCCACAAAGATTTTTTCCGGGATTACACATGACATATATCTTTACCGGTGACAGTTGGGCCATGAAGGCTTTCACCAATGAAAATTACAATACTGGATGGTATGAGGAAAGCGACTTCAGGCTCAGCGATGTCTGGGAAGTACCATATCAAGGTGTTTATGCACCGGGGCGTGGCAATCTGGATGCCATGCGTCACGTACAGAATCTAGACAGCGATCGTCCCATTATCTGGGTCTGGACCGAAGTGGGGCGAGATTATGGGGAAGTTTACGATAGGCCTCCATACGAGTGGATGCAGAGAGATGATTTTTTCCGTATACGTGCCGATCTCACAGATCGTGTGATGGCCACCATACGCAGCAACATCAAGAATCCCATTGCACTGATCGGCGGCCTTGGAGACTTTGATCCGGTCATGGCCTACGCACACGGTTTCCATGTGCTGCATCCCAGTTGGCAAAGGTTCATGTCTGAAAAATTACAAAGTAGATATTTCCAAATGGGATGGGGTGCAGGAGACATTGGTTGGCGGCAGGATTACAATGACATCACGCCAGGGCCAGTGGCTACCTTTGCCTGGGACGAACAGATAAAAGAATGGTCCTGGTGGGAGCAAGAAGGATACATGTGTCACGAGCACCCTACCCCATTGAGTTGCCGTGAATTCGGCGCCCACATCAAAGATCGAGTTCTGACATGGTTGGATCCTTATGAGCAAGGGTGATGAAGTAAATCAAGACTTCCGCAGCAAGTTCATGACTGATGCCGAGAGCATGCGCGAGCGCCTGGATGGTCGCAGCCCCAGTCTCTGCCTGGCCAAATGGAAACAGGTCAGCCTGCATCTCACCACGGGACATACCAACTCCTGCTATCATCCGCCCTTGCACCGTATCACGCCCGAAGACGTGGCTCGTGATGTGTCGGGTATCCACAACACTGAACACAAGAAACAACAGCGTCGCATGATGCTGGCCGGTGAACGACCCAAGGAATGTCAGTACTGCTGGAACATGGAGGACCTTGGTCAGCTCAGTGATCGCCACTACCGCAGCGGCGAGCCCTGGGCAGCCCTGGACTTTGATCGCATAGCCAACAGCACCGGTGATGAAGATTGGGTGCCCAGTTATGTTGAAGTCAACTTCAGTAACGCCTGCAATCTCCGATGCAGTTATTGTAGCCCGCAGTTCAGCACCAACTGGCAGCAAGAAGTCCAGCAGCACGGTGCCTATCCCACCTCAAAGCCACACAATGCGCCCGAACACTTTGAAGGCGAGCGCAGACCCATACCCAATCGAGACCATAATCCCTACCTTGAAGCATTTTGGCAATGGTGGCCGCGACTGTATCCTGAACTACAGCATTTCCGCATGACCGGCGGCGAACCACTCATGGATCGCAACACCTATCGCGTGTTTGACTATGTGCTAGAGAATCCCAATCCACGCCTGCATCTCAACGTCACCAGCAACTTCAGCGTGGATGAACGTCTTTGGCAGAAGTACAAGGGCTATGTAAAGCGCCTTTGCGAAAATGACAACGTAGAACATTTCATGCAGTATGTGAGCCTGGACTCCTGGGGAGCGCAGGCTGAATACATCCGCGATGGTCTGGATTTTGATCTCTTGTGGGATCGTGTGCATCAATATCTCACTGAGATACCTTATCGCAACAGTCTCACATTCATCATAACCATGAACAATCTGTCGGTCACGGGTCTCAAAACCCTGCTGGAAAACATCCTGGATCTGCGCATGCGCTACAGCCACAGTTATCAGCGCGTATGGTTTGACACACCGGTGCTGCGACAACCGGCCTGGCAGAGCCTGCAGATCCTGCCTGAAAGTTATCAGTACCGCATGCGCACCACGCTGGAGTGGATGCGCTACTTCCAGGAGACTCCGGAACGTAGATTCCAGGGCTTCAAGGACTATGAAATACAGCGCATGGAACGTGACATAGACTGGATGAGCCAGCCACAGAATCGCACTGCCCGTGAAAAGAAAATGGCTGACTTCTACAGATTTTTCAACGAACATGACCGCAGACGTGGCACAGACTTCTTGGCCACTTTCCCAGAGATGCGTGCCTGGTGGCAACAGTGTGAATTGCATGCCCGAGAAACTTAACCTTGTAGTGGACACAATGAGTGAGGTTCATGGGCTACTCACGCCCTGGATCACACACGAATTCTGGAACTTCCAAGATCATGACATGATACCCGACAGCGTGTATGTGATTGGACGCCGGCAGTTCACTGAAAACTACGAACGCATACGTGACTTGGCACAGGATTCTAGATATACCATAGTGTTTGACAACGCCGCGGAAGGCAGCACCACGTTGGTAGCTCAATTGAGTGTGCTGCGCCTGCAAGAGTTGGTGTTGCAGGGGCGCATCTTGTTGATATCGGGCGGGGCGCTGCCACCGCAGTACCCGCACATCGTGTACGATCATTTCCTGTGCGAGATCACCAACTACGAAGAAAACATTACGGCCAGTCGGCGCATTGAAGAAATATTCAACTGGTACAAGAAACCCTACGATTTTCTTTTCCTCAACGGTCGCGCACGACCACACCGCAAGTATCTCTGGCAAAGACTCCAGCAGGAAAAGTTATTGGACCGGGCTCTCTGGACCATGCTGGACAGCAGACCGGCAGTGGGAGCTGACTTCTCGCTACCCGGTGGCGCCTGGCGAGATCGCATGGCCGAACACACCACCATTAGGACTTTGCCTTACCGATATGAATATCCTGAATGGCGCAACAGCGTGATCGTTCATGGTCCTGGGGGCGGCGGCTTTATCAAAAATCAGTTGTTCAACAACAAATGGGGCGAGATATATCTGCAGTCTGAAGCCTACATCGACACCTACTTCAGCCTGGTGACTGAAACTGTGTACGAGACGCACCAGAGCTTCCGCACGGAAAAAATAGCCAAACCCCTGCTGCAGGGCCATCCCTGGATCTGTGCCACGAATGCAGGTTTTTATCGCGACATGCATGACCTGGGATTCCGCACATTTCACGATCTCATTGATGAAAGTTTTGACACAATCGATCATCATCAGACACGCATGGATCGCATCTTGGATGTGGTACGAGATCTAGTGAAACAGGACCTCAACAAGTTCATCCTGGAGGCTCGGGACACATGCATATATAATCAGCAGCATCTACTGGAACTGGTACCGGATCTGCGCCAGCGATTCCCACAGCAATTTTTTAGGTTTGTCAATGAAAGACTTGGACTTCCGCAAACAAGTATTGGACACTATCAGCCCTAGTTTTTGTGGGGCCAAATGGTTCAATGCCACCATATGGCTGGGATCAGGCCAGACCACCAGTTGCCATCATCCCCCGGCACATGCCATTGATGTCACGGCCCTGGCTACCAACCCCAGTGCCATACACAACACTCCGCAAAAGAAACAAGATCGCGCGCAGATGCAGCGTGGAGAACGTCCCGCAGGCTGTGAATACTGCTGGAAGATTGAGGACATGGGACGCGATGCTGTGTCGGATCGTGTGTACAAAAGCAAAATTTATCCCATCCAGGATCTTCGCGAGGTGGCCGCGTCTGACCCCAACGCTGATGTCAATCTCAAGACCTTGGAAATCAGTTTTGATCGCACCTGCCAGTTCGCATGTAGTTACTGCAATCCTGCCTTTAGTTCTAGTTGGGTGCGCGACATACGTCGTAACGGTGCCTATCAAGGTCTTGTCAGTGACGGGCGCAACCACTTCACGCACGAACATGCCAGCAGTCAGCTTTACGGTATCAACGATGCCAACCCCTATGCTGATGCTTTCTTCCGCTGGTGGGAATCGGATCTGCACCAGACATTAGACGAACTCAGGATCACGGGAGGCGAGCCCCTGATGTCGGGTTATACCTGGCGGCTCATTGACTGGTTCAAGTCCAATCGTGGCCGCAGCCGCACACGTCTGGCCATCAACAGCAACCTGGGATTTGACGCTGTACGCGCCGCAGAGTTCATCCATGCGGTGCGCGACATCCCCCACATCGAGATCTATACCAGCAACGAAAGCACTGGTGCAAGAGCGGAATATATCCGAGATGGTCTGCACTGGGGCCAGTGGCTGCGCAATGTCAACACGCTGCTGGAACATGATCATATCCGTGCTGTCCATAGCATGTGCACCATATCGGCACTGTGTGTGCTGGATCTCCCCAACTATCTTGAAGAACTGGTTAGACTCAAACAAAGATTCGGGCGAGATCGCGTGAACTTCACTTTGAACATCTTGCGCTTCCCTAGTTTCCAATCACCCCTGGTGCTGCCCGATGATGCAAGATCCAGTGCGCGTGATGGTCTGGCTGAGTTCATGGTCAGGCACAAGGGACAGAGTTATTTGCATGAGCATGAGTGGCACCACATGCAGCGCCTGGTAGACTATCTTGATGTGGTAAAGACGCCACACAGCGAGGCGTTTGATCTCCCGCGGCTGCGTCACGACTTTGGCCGGTTTTTCCAGCAATATGATCAACGACGAGGCAAAAATTTTGCAGAAACTTTTCCAGGATTAGCAACATGGTACCAGTCTCTTTAACCGCAGCACAGCAGCAGCTCGCGCAACAATTTGAAGTGTTGAGCGTGGTGGATCTAGACCAATGGCATACCATGGACTATGAAACAGCACAACAATGGCTGTTATCACAATGTGAATCCTTGCACCGGGCCCAATACCAGGACAATCAACGGCTGGTGTTCCAGTTGACCCAGGGTGACTACTATGTGGCAGATAGCCGCGTGGGACTGATCCTGAGGAATTTACAAATCGTGTTGAATGAAGTTGACATCAGCAACTTTTTTGTTGTGTTCATGAGTCCCAACCCCAACCTCATGGCAGAACTAGACATTATCCGACGTATCAGCAGCGACTCAGTACCCATTACTGGTGTCAGCGTGCAAGGTGAATGGAACACTATAAGCCTGGCCCAGCACCCTGTGAGTCGCAAAGAAATATACCAGTATGGATCTTTGAATCCGGTCAAGATAGATCTCAATCAACTCAGTGAACACGAAAACTTCTTGCTGACCCAATCCAAAGTTTTTTGCATATATCCATGGACTCACATACATGCATGGCCCACTGGGCAGGCTTTTCCTTGCTGCATGAGCGAACCCGCGGGACAAATTGGTGATACCAAGCAACAAACCCTTCGTGAAATCTGGAATGGTCCTAGCATGAGACAGTTGCGGCTGAACATGACCAGTGAACGTCCCAGTGATGCCTGTACCAGATGCTATGAACAAGAGCAGGCAGGATTTTTTAGTGGCAGACTCAGCGCCAACAAACATCACGGACATCATGTGGACCGTGTGTTGGAGACACAAGCGGACGGCACCTTGGATCGATTTGAGATGACCTATTGGGACATTCGCTTCAGTAATCTGTGCAATCTACGCTGCCGTAGTTGCGGACACATATTCAGCAGCAACTGGTATCAGGATCAAGCTCGTCTTGCGGGACCCGAATGGAAGCGTGACAATCTACCCCTGAAGTACGCAGGTCGTCACGAGCTGGACATGTGGGAACAGTTGGAACCGCACCTGGACTATGTTGAACAGATCTACTTTGCTGGTGGCGAGCCCTTGCTCATGGAAGAACACTACCGCATCCTGGAAGAACTAGTGCGGCGAGAGAAGTTCGATGTGCGCTTGATCTACAATACCAACTTCACACAGACCTATCTCAAGAACCGATCGGTATTTGAATACTGGCGACAGTTCCGCAGCGTGGCCGTGGGAGCCAGCCTGGATGCGTCAGGCGACAGGGCCGAGTACATCCGCAAGGGCACAGACTGGGCACAGGTGGTGGAGAATCGCAGAGAGATGCTGCGGGTATGCCCCGAAGTGGACTTCTACATTTCACCCACGCTCAGCATCATGAACGCCTGGCACCTACCCGACTTCCATCGCGAGTGGGTGGATCTGGGCTTTATACGTCCACAGGATCTCAACGTCAACATCCTGCAAGACCCCCGACACTATCGTATAGATGTAGCCACAGCCGCTTACAAAGAGAAACTGGAGCAGAGATTCCAGGATCATCTGGCATGGCTGCGTCCACAGGATCCATTGCAGCGCGCCACAGCGGGATTTGAAAGCGCCATCAAGTTCATGTGGGCCCAAGACAACACGCATCTATTGGATCAGTTCTGGGTGCGCACACGCCAATTGGACAGCATACGAGGAGAGCGCGTGTTGGCCTGGTTGCCGGAACTGGCGGAACTGGAATGACTCTGCCTACACCCACATTCTGTGTGTTGCCATGGGTGAGTCTGGAGACGTCGCCCATTGGTACCGTGCGTCCCTGCTGCCTGGCCGAAGATGAGATCCGCGATGCCGCGGGCAACAAGTTCCATCTCACCACGGCCAGTCTACGTGACATACGTGACAGTGAATACATGCGTGACCTGCGCAGTAAGTTCCTGGAGGGTCAGCGTCCTGATACATGCCGCAAGTGCTGGCGCGAGGAGAACTCCGGGCGCACCAGCAAGCGCATGCACACCCTGGATCGTCTCAAGCATCTGATCCAGGATCAGCCTTGGACGCAGGATGCGCGACCCTTGTTGTTCCTGGATCTCAAACTGGGCAACATCTGCAATCTCAAGTGCAGGATCTGCGGATCTTGGAGTTCCAGCACATTTGCAGCGGAAGAATTATCGGCACTGCCACACAGTCAACGCCGGCAGAGTTATCACTACGACATGGTACGCCAGGGCGCCTGGCCCAGGACCAGCGATCACTTCTGGCAGGAACTGGACACAGTCACGCCGGACATACGCTACATCGAGTTCACGGGGGGTGAGCCCTTCATGATCGATCAACACTTTGATCTCCTGCAGCGACTGGTGGATCAAGGCCGTGCAGCCAATATCGAGATACACTACAACACCAATGGCACCATATGGCCACTGCGCGGACCCGACATATGGCAGCATTTCCGCTTGGTGGAGATAGCGTTCAGTATCGACGATGTGGGTGAGAGATTTGAATATCAACGCAGCAACGCGGTGTGGCAGGAAGTGGAGCAAAACATCCAACGCTTCCGCGAGCTGCGGGATCGGTGCAACAATATCCAACTGCAGGTATGCAGCACAGTCAATGTGTTTAATGTGATGTATCTTGATGAACTGGCTCGCTGGAACCGGGCACAGGGCTTTGACTTTGTGTATTGGAACATGCTGCACGAAGCCTTCTACTTCAGCATCAGCACCCTGCCTGACCAGGCCAAGACACGTGTGGTGGAAAGCCTGCGCCTGGGCGATGTGCCCCAACAGGATCGTGACGAGTTCCAGCGCATCGAAACCTTTATGTTGTCGGGACCCAGCCTGGATGGCCACATACTGCGCGGCAAGATACGCGAACTGGATCAGCGCCGTGGGCAGGATCTAAGACGTGTGGCGCCCGAACTGGCCGAGGCCATCCATTATGACGGTCCCTGAACGTCCCCCGGGCCTGTGCATGGCGCCCTGGACCCACACCTATGTGAGTCCCCAGACCGAGCGCAGGATGTGCTGCGCCAGCCGCGAGCCCGCGCAAAACTTCCGCCAGTACATAGACACACAGGCAGGGTCGGGTCAATACCAGCCCATGACCCTGGATCAGCACTGGAACAGCGAGCACATGAAAAGCGTGCGTCGCAGGATGATGACGGGCGAGACCCTGCCAGAGTGCGAGGTGTGCAACCATCGCTTGCTCAATACCGCGGTGTATCGCGATTACTTCTGGCACTTGTTTGGTGATCGCTACAGCGAGATCTGGCAGCGGACCACTGCTGATGGCGAGACCGACATGCTGCCCGTGAGCTGGGACTACAGGTTCAGCAACCTCTGCAACTTCAAATGCAGGATGTGTGGCGACATGCTCAGCAGCGCCTGGGAGAGTGAACAGCGCCAGCATGGCATGGTCAACTGGAACGATGCCAAGAATCACTGGATGCTGCCAGAAGTGCGTAGTCGCATCACTGAGTTCCAAGATCGTGAAATCGAGCGTGAGTTTGCCGAGGCTGTGGAACAACATCGTGTGCAAGAAGTATACTGGGTGGGAGGCGAACCGCTCATGTACGAGCAGCACTGGCGCTACATGCGCCGCATCATAGAACTGGGAGACGGCGATCGTGTCTATGCAAGGTATAATACTAATCTCAGTCGCGTTGATTATCGCGGCTGCAATCTCTATCGTGACATACTGGACCATGTCAGAGACTGGCAAATATGCGCCAGCCTGGACGGGACTGGAAGAATCGGGGAGTATATTCGTACAGGGCTTGATTTTGACAGTTGGTGTCGCAACTTTGAACAAGGACTCCAGCACCAGCGACACCCCCGACAGATGCGCATAGACTTTACCTTGACTTTACCGGGCCTGTTTGAGACCGATGCCATACAGAAATTGGCACAGGGATGGGGAGTTGATGTATTGGCCAAGGTCATGTTTGCTTTTTCACCTGACATCATACTGAGTCCCTTGGCGCTGCCACGTGCCCTGCTGAACCGCCAATTGGACCGCTGTTTGACCACAGCGCAGGGCGCCATGCGCGATGTCCTGATGCAGTTGCGTGAGCGCCCCACGTTCCAAGAGCAGTGGCCCGACACCTGGCAGCAGGCGCTGCGCCAGGGACGTGACCGCATAGAACATCTGGAACGCATACGCGGCGATACATATACTTTGCGCGACATCCTGTCGCAAGATCCCGAACTCGAGGCCTGGTATGAAGCAATTAGATGAAATTCGCATAGAGCTGCATGCCTATGACTGGTATCCCGACGTCATGACAGTGTATGTGGATGTCTGGGACAACAGCCTAAGTCGCAAATGGTTGTCGGCACTTAATCATGCTCTGAAATCTGCACTGCATCTTGAAAAGAATTACTGTTTCATGGGCTGGCCCGATGCAGCACGCCATGGATGGTTCTTGTTGCAACAAATAAATCACAGCATCCGGGCCATCAATCACAGCGACGTCGGTTACAGCATCCAGGATCATTTCACCATGAATCAGCTGCTGGACGACAGCGACAATCCTCGCCAGGAACGCATGAACGATCTGCATCGCTACTTTGAAGATCTGCAGGGGCATGCCGGCGCCATGAGTCAGTATTGGCAACGAGCCGATGATGTCACGCGCTGGCACATACGTCAACTCAACCTATTGTGTCATGAGTTTGAATCATGGGCTCTCAGTAATCGTCGCCGTCGTACAGCCCCCGAATGGGTGAGACCCAGCCAACTCATGTGCTGGTTGCATTCGCCGCGATTTGAGCTGGAGCCCCAGGATCTTGAGCTGTTTGGTGTGGACACCATAGCGCGACCTCAGGGCGGTGTGTATGTGGGCGTGAACAAGGCCGTGGGCAAACATCATTGGGAAGTGTTCCGTGACGAGGGACGCGACAGCAGGATATCGGAACTAACCACCACGGCACTACGCCCACAAACTCTGGCATCAGCAGACTTTGACATTGAGTGGGGCCAAGACACACGGGGGCAGCCCTGGATGCAGCAAGAGCTGGCAGATTTCCGCCACTGGCTGACCACGAATGGGTTCGATCCCCAGGACCCCGGTCTCACCATTGGACACCCACAGGTGGGGCAAGTCAATCTCTTGCGCAGTTTCAAAACCAACGATGCCACGGAAATCATGAACCAGTTAGGACACTATCTTGACGTGGTCAGCATACATACCAGCACAGCCAGCGCATGGTACGACTACCACTGGAGCGATGTGGGCTACGCTGCTCTACAGCAGCGAATATTATCAGGAAAAACATCATGAAATGGATAAAACGCATCATTGATCGCATACGATTGGAAATCCGTTATCGTAAAAAACTGCGTGAACTGCGCAAAAGAGATCCCTTTATCTATAAATGAAGCACTATCTAGGTATCAGTGCTGGATTCCATGATGCTGCTGCCGCAGTGGTGCGCGAGGACGGTGAGATCCTGTTCGCCGGACACAGCGAACGCTACAGCAAACGCAAGAATGATGCCCACATACACTCTGGGCTGATCAAAGATCTCGATGCCTGGCAGTACGATGTAGTGGCCTTTTATGAACGTCCCTGGCTGCACAATGTACAGCAGTGGGTGTCAGGGCAGCGTGAGTGGGGCGCCTGGACCGTGCAAGGTGCCCTGCGGCAACAACTGGGCGACTGGGTGGATCGCATACCCCGGCAGCGGGGTTACGGGCATCATCTCAGCCATGCCGCAGCGGGCTTCCAGACGTCGCCATTCCGTGAAGCCACAGTGGTGGTGATTGATGCCATAGGCGAACTGGACACCATCAGCATATACCGTGCCTGGTACGATCAGGCAGGCCGTGCGCAGTATCGCAGGCTGTGGCGCTCGGGATATCCACACAGCATTGGGCTGTTCTACAGCGCAGCCACTCAACGCTGCGGCCTGCGAGCCCAGGAAGAAGAATACATCACCATGGGCATGGCTGCCTATGGCACACCGCGCTGGCAACTGGACATGCGTCAGGCCTTGATCACGCATGATCATGATCGTGTGTTGTTCCGAGAAAACCTGCACACCGGTTGGCCACAGGATCTCCTGCGCGATGCCACAGCAGAGGACATAGCAGCCTCGGCGCAGCAGCTCACGCAAGACATGGTCTTGGACATCATGCGCCTGGCTCGCACGATCACGGACAGCCGCAATCTAGTGTACATGGGCGGCGTGGCCCTGAACTGCGTGATCAACAGCCAGTTGGGACGCATCTGGGACGATGTCTGGATCATGCCCAACCCCGGTGACGCTGGATCAAGCCTGGGCGCAGCGGCCCTGGCACATGGTGGCCCCTTGCACTGGCGCACGGCATTCCTGGGGCACAGCATCGCAGGGGAATATCCGGTACGAGCCTTGCTGCATGAACTGGAGCAGGCCGGCATGGTGGGTGTGGCGTCAGGACGCGCGGAATTTGGACCCAGAGCCCTGGGCAATCGCAGCCTGCTAGCGGACCCACGTGGCCCAGATATCAAGGACAAGGTAAATGACATCAAAAGACGACAACGATTCCGACCATTTGCGCCGGTCATTCTGGAAGAACATGTTCATGACTACTTTGCTATGCCTAGCGGCTGGAATCACAGTAGGTACATGCAGGTCGTCGCTGATTGCCGGCGTCCTGACCTATATCCTGCTATCTGTCATGTTGACAACACTAGTCGTGTACAGACTGTTGCGCAGGATGGATCTGGGATACGACGGCTGCTAGAGGCCTGGTATCAGCGCACCGGCTGTGCTATGCTGTTGAACACTTCCTTGAACATCCGAGGTGAGCCCATGGTCAATGACCGCGTGGATGCAGCCAGGTTCACGCGCCTATACGGGGTCAGGGTCCTGGGCTAGACCTCGCGCACGCAGCGCCGGCAACAGGTGTTGACGCGTCCATGCCAAATTGGCCTCTATGGTGGGATGCTGGGTATGATCTAGTTGGCCCATGGACATGGCATAGTCTCCAATGGGCAGCACAGTGCGCATGAGATCGCCCACGCGCTGGCTCAAGGCGCCCGGTATCACTGCAAGATCTGGTGTGGGATCTTTCCAGCTCATGAACATCCATTCAAAGCCGCGGCTTTCTAGATAACCTGCCAGGGCCACGATGTTGATCATGCTTTGTAATACCTGCGAGTCTGCATCGATTACTCGCTTGTAATGATTGCGCATCTGCACTATGGGATCTTTATCATCCCGGGCTACATCTCGCCAATTTTCGATCTTGAGTGTGCTGAATCTATCATTGAATCTATATACCCCGTCTGTGACATCTCGATTTTGAATGGAAAGATATGCACGTCGCGTCCAGGGTTCTACCAAGGCTGTTTCGGCTATGACATCAGTGCGTGTCATGCCTGACCACATCACTATGACCAGGGTGTTGTGTGGTGATACCAAGGGGTTGTTTTCGCACTCGTTGATGATGCTGTTGTATATGTGTTGGCAACCACCACCCGACAGCGACACATCTAAAACCCGCTGGAACCCCGCCAGGTCCCGTAGATAATAGGGCCAATTCACCACGTGTTTGTTGGCGTGGTTGTGTGTGAAACTGCACCCGCTGACCAAGAGGTGTGCATGGCGACTTTGGGTTTCGGCAGCCAGTGTGCGGGGAGGATCGCGGTGATAGTGTGTCATAGATACCTTTCCAGCCCACCGCGGCGACGTATGTCTTGTGTGCAGCAACTTATGCCCGAATCAAAAAAGTATTTGTGACGCTGTTCCACTATGATGGGTTCAATACCATGACGTTGGCAAAAATCAAAAACACCTTTGTTGTAACTGCTGAATATCACGTGCTGCTCGTCCACTACCAGGCAGTTGACATCAAACACAGTCTCGGACACAAAACCGGTCCATTTGGTGAGATAGGTGTCCACGAACTGTGCAAATGCAGGATCGGGCTGCGGCTGCTGCACGTACCAGCGTCCGTTGAAGTTTTCATATTTGAACTTGCCCACTTCCTGTGCGGCAAATATGCTGGCGTCCCAGACCTTGTGGACTTCCCATCCGGGAAATGATTCGCGATAATTTATGTCAGCATCATGCATGCTGGAAATGATAACGCCGGGCTTGAGTATGGCAAACACAGCATCGCCGTGCCCATTGGTCTGGCAGTGATGCACACGGTATCGCGAGTCCAGTACATTGTCGCGGATCCACTCCATGTGCTGGGTAGTCAGGAACTCTGAATTATCAAAGAACACATCTTCTCCACAGCGCACGATGCATGAAGCCACGGCGCCCACTATGGGATGCGTGGCGTTGTAGCGTCCTTGATGCGGATCCAGTACCGAGCCCGGCTGTTGCTGCTCGTAGTGGTGCAGCACCCGGTCCATTTCCGGAATGTTCAACACACGCAACAAGCGTTCGCCCAGCGTGATCTGCCAATCACGCGGGGTCAAGGGCGGCAGTGGCGCATAGTGCTGTCGCACCGCATGCTGCGTGAAACGATCTACATCAATGAGATCGGGGCGCCGTACCGTGACTCCAAACCCCTCCAGTACTTGACACAGTCGATCAAGATCTTCAGCGGTCTCGCTCAAGAGCTGTCCCAATTGATCACGCACCTGTTTGTTTTCTATAAAGGCAAAATGTTCTGGCGTGTAAACGCGGCCCACGATGATCTCTTCCAGGGGCTGCCAACTGGTATAACTGCTTATCTGGGACATTGTAACCGCCTCGCTATGTCATATATAGGTTCCCGCACACGGCCCTGGAACATTTCTTGGTTGTGTGCAAGATCGGGCAGGATGCTGTCCCACCATACCTCGCTGTTGCAATCACGCGCCACGCGGCGTGCCGACTCTATAAAGGCCCGGGCGCGATCATAGTGGTCCAGCACTGTGTCATAGCCATGATCTATCACATGATCAAATGTGCGATAGCCCATGTTGCGCAGTTCCTGTATGTTGCCTGCTGCACCAGCGATCAAAAAAGGTTGTCCATGCTTGATGGGTTTGAATGTCTTTTCCGTGAGGAACACACCCTGGCTCTGATCCACGTCAAAATGAGTCTCCAACACGATGTGGCAACGGCTGCGGAAAAGATCAAGATTGACATCGTGGTGTGCATTGTGTTGCTCGGCAGAAAAATCATCGCAGCGGTGCGGTGTGTGCTGCAGAAACAGGTTGAGATGCCCCTGCCACTCCCGATCATGGGTGAGATCGATGGGGTTATCACTGCCATGATCCTGCGCGGGCAGATCCGCGGTGTTGTAACTCCACATGCTGCTTTCCAACAAACCATGGCGCCACAGGCCACTCATGATGGTGGCGCGCCACCATTTGTGATATCGATTCACTGCGGTAAAGGTATAAGGTCCTGCTGTGCGATTTAGACTCAGGGTGCGCTGATTGCGATTGACATGGCGGAAAAAGAATTCATGATCGGGGAAGTAAATGAAGTTGTCAATGTCACGCGCCGCGGTATTGGCTGAAATGAATCGGTAGCAGTCCCGGGGCAGATCGTTGCGATCTGCCATGAGATCCAGTTTGTTTTTTATCCTATAGGGATTGTCGCCTTCATGATAGTAAAACAGCACGCCCACCTGGCGCCGTTGTATGCGCTGACGCAGCATGTCATTGAACATGGCGAAATAGTCAAGATCCAGGTCAAACCAGCCCAGGGCCACGGGATACCAGGCCCAATCAAAATCTTCCCATATGGTGCACACACGGAAGTCCACGTGCGCGTCGCGCAGATAGGTCAACAGCCTCAAGGGAATGGTACGGGGATAGTGGTGATCAAACTGTTTCCATTCCGGTGTGCGTGGCTGTGCATGCCAGCGAGCCAGGTTGGGATGCGGCGTCCCAGGCTCCAGTACTTGATCATAACAAAATATCAGCTCAGTCATTGAAATCATCTCTGATTTGCTTCAGCATGGCCGTGAGTTCGCGCCATAGTATTTGCTCAAATGCACCGCCGTAGAAGTGTTGATGATTGTGTTGGACCACGTCTCTGCATTGATCATTGAGGATACCAAGCTCACGATCTGTGCGTTGATCCATCCACAGCAATAGCTCGGCCACGCGCTGCGCACGAACATCATCGTTGGGCTCTAGATCGTAACTCTCGTCCCAGACATCATGGAAGGTGCGGAATCCATAACTGCGCAGGTACTCCAGACTGCCCGGTGCTGCCAACAGTACAAAAGGTCTGCCCATGGCAACAGGTTTCAAAGTCTTTTCCGTGAGATGCAGGCGCTGTGCCGAATACACAGTTTCTGTGACCACATAGGCCAGACTGTCATGGGCTTCCTGCCACTGCGTGAGTTCATAACTGCGCATGGGGTGGTCATGTTCGCCTGCAAAGTTCCAGGGCAGCCCGGCGCGGGCAAACACGCCGACAGCATCCTCCGGCAAGTGATCCACGAGATCCTGTACAGCCACACCTTCCTGTGGACATGTAGCGGGGAAACTCACATGGGCATTGCGCACGCCGCCGCGCAAGAGGTGGTACATCAAGGTGACCCTGTGGCGCCGACGCCCACCAATGATGCGATTTGGCGCAAGGAAACTGCGGGTGATGCGCGACTGCTGAGGTCGCAGCCAGGTGCGGTCATAGCCCCGGAACCAATCCAGAGCAGCCCAACCATGGAAGAAATAATAGTAGGACTTCCAACCCCATCGCTCACAGGCCGCCCGCACAGCATCACTGTTCATCTCACTGTGCACCAGGGCGCGACTGCGCGGACCAATATGATTATTGAGATCCCGGCTGCGTTCACGCACAGCATCAAACAGGGGCGCATGTAGATCCAAATGGATTGGCTCTTGGTCATGAAATAGTATATAATTAAGTTCGTGACTACCAGCACCATCACTGACGCACAAGTTCTCCACACCGGTGTGACCAAATGGCGCACAGTGATAGAATCTGGTCCTGGGCACGTTACGCTGCAAATAGGTGCCAAATACCTGATGGTAGATCTCGTCGATCCTAATCATGTTTGATGTTTTTTATCTAGACCGGCCCACTGGATTGTTCCCGCATGAGCGCTGGGCGCGTGACCTTGATCATGCGCGGGCCCAAAGCGGTACCCGATACTGCTGGGTGCTGGATTACTTATCGGACTATCGGGGCTTTGATTTCCTTTGGGAACCCGCACCCTGGCAGAGCCATCAGGCACATGCCTGGCCCAGTCAGCATCAGGTCACGGGTGGTACATGGTTGTTGCCCAGACAGGGCTACAGTGACGTCAATCGTGAACATGATCCTGTGCCACGACGTGCCTCGGTACCTCGTCTGCACATACATCATTGTGCTGCGACACTAGATCATGGTGATGCCAACACGCGCTATATTTCCAGTTACCTGGGCACTCTGCGACGCGCTCTGTCCAAGACCGATTGGCAGCACTGCTGGGTTACCACGGACGTGTGCGACTACATGGGTTTTGATTTTTCTTGGCATCCCAGCGAGTGGCAGCAGGATCTCTTGCATGTCTGGCACAGCGATGATCAAAAGTTCGGTGACACCTTTTACATTCATGTGCCCACGTTTCTCGAGCGCAGCGAACGCCTACAGGCTCTGGAACACTATCCTGGACTGAACTTTGTGGATGTGTCAGTACCGCGCTGCCCCGTGCCCCAGATACGCTATAGTGAGCATACTGTGGTCAATGCCATACTCGCACACGAATTTGATACCCCCGTGGTACAGTTCCATCGCGAGCATGCCATTAACACCCCGCCGGCTGTGTGCCTGTGGCAGGAACGCACCAAAGCCGTTACGCCACTCAACACCAGCCACAGCACTGTGCTGGTACCTCGCGAAGCCAAGAACCATGTGCGCACCCAGGTCTATGACTATGCCTGGTTGGATCGCGACAAGATCATGTACCCCGATGCTCCCCTGGACGTGGTATTCATCAGCAATGGCGAGCCCAGGGCCCAAGAGTTCTATCAACAGTTGGTGCGATCGGTACAAAGCCGTGGATACACCAACAACATACACTGGGTCCGGGATGTAGCCGGCCGGGTCGCGGCCTATCATGCAGCAGCTCGGGCCAGCATGACACCCTGGTTCTTTGCGGTGTTTGCCAAGTTATGGGTGTCAGAAGAGTTTGATTGGTCATGGCAGCCCGACTACCTACAACAACCCAAGCACTACATCTTTCATGCGGTCAACATGGCAAACCGATTGGAATACGGGCACCAGGCCATGATAGCCTACAATCGCGACTTGGTGTTGGCCAATCCTGGCCTGGGGCTGGACTTTACGCTGGATTCACCACACCAAGTGGTGCCCGTGCTGTCGGGGCGCGCCATCTCTACGTCGGCCTGGCAGGCCTGGCGCACAGCGTTCCGTGAAGTGATAAAACTGCGGCACAGCCTGCCCGACATAGACAGCGAATATCGCATCTCGCAGTGGGTGTTGCCCAATCCACGCCAGCAAGAGCTCTATGGTGAAGACTGGAGCGCTCTGGGCGCCCAGGATGCCCTGGCCTACTACGACGAAGTGGGTGGTGACTTTGACGCCCTGCGTCTCAGTTATGAGTGGTCTTGGCTGGCGAGCTATGCGCTGTTACGGCGTGGGCTCGCACCTGATCAATGATGTAGTCCACCTGCAGGTCCGTGAGCTCGGGATACAGGGGCAGGCTCAACACACGACGGGCCAGAGCACTGGCCCTGCTGAGTATACCGGGACCCGCGCACTGACGGAACTCGCCCAGTTCATGCAGGGGCTGCGCATAATGCACTCGTGTGTCGATGCCGTGCTGCGCAAATTGCTGACGCAGCACATCGCGATCATCCACATCAATCACGAACTTCTGCAAGGCATGTCCGCGGATGTTGTCGCGCGTGACCAGGCATCGTACCGGTGTGTTGTTGAGTTGTTCCATCCAGTAGGTGGCGATCTTTTGCCTGCGCGCCTGCCACTGGTCCACATACTGTGTCTTGATCATCAGCACCGCGCAATCCAGCTCGCTCATGCGGCTGTTGGTGCCTGACACACGGTGATAGGGCTTGCCATTGTCTCTCCAACTCTCGGCAAAGTCCGCCAGCTCGCTGTCATTGGTCAGCACAGCGCCGCCATTGCCCATGGCTGCGAGATTTTTCATGGGATCAAAGCTCACGGCTGCATCGCCGATGCGCTGACAGTCGTCTGACAGCCAGTGCTGTGCAGCATCCTCCAGCAACAGCCTGGGACTCTGCCAGGCCTGCTGCCAGGCACGGAAACTATTGAGTCCCAGATATTCACTGACCCCGGCACCATACAGTCCCACCAGCATCACAGCGTTGAAAGTGCTATCACCCGCGCGAGTCACATCCATGATGCCACGTTCGTCGGTGTCGGCAAACACTACTTCCCAGCCTGATCGCATGAAAGCATTGGCCGAAGCAGCATAGGTCAGCGCAGGCACCAGTATCCTGGGCGGATCCATGACGTGTTGCAGCGCATGATACTGGGCCAGGCACTCCAGCGCCTGTGTGCCGCTGTGTACCGTGATGGCATGACGCACACGGTTGCGCTGGGCCAACCAGGCCTCGAACTCCGCTGTGTAGTTGCCGTTCATGAGCTGACCCGATCGCAACACTTCATCGGTGCGATCCAGGATCTCGCTGCGCAGATTGCTATACTGTTTTTGGAGACCAGTAAAGGGAATTTTTAAGCCAGTCATGATAGGCCTGGAATCCTTGTTCCACATCCACCTGTGGGTTGAAGTCAAAGTCACGTCGCGCAGCGTCGATGTTGAGCGCGCCACGGCTGGGGAAGTCCTGGTCTCGATCCAGGCATTCGATGCTGCCACGTCCAGCGATCCTCACGGCCAATTTGGCAGCATCCAACAGGGTGCGACTGTGGCTCTTGGTGATGTTGTAGGTGCGATTGGCAGTGTTGTTGCTCAAGGCCGCAGCCACAATGCCGGCAGCAGCATCATCCACGTAGGTGAAGTCCAGGGTCTCTTGTGCGCCTCGCACCTGCAGAGCGCGACCTTGCATGGCCTGCAACAGGAAGCGAGATATCACTCGATCGCCCATGTCCAAGGGACCGTACACAGCACTGGGACGCAGGATCACATGTTCAAAAGCACCCCGGCGCGTGTAGTCGCGCAGCAGCATCTCGCCTGCCAGTTTCATGATGCCATACTGTCCTTGGGGATGGCAGGGTGCATCTTCGCGCACGTCGTCTTGGAAATCTCCGTACACCATGCTGCTGCTGGCATACACCAACCTTGACACCGAGTTCTTTCGCGCCAGTTCACACAGGGTCAATGTGCCCTGCATCATGGTACGTGCAGCAAGATCGGGATTGGCACCCACGACCTTTTGTCGCGGAAAACTGGCCAGGTGTATGATGATGTCGGGACGCTGTTCTTCCAGCACGATGCGAGTGGCCCGTGCATCTGCGATGTCGCTGACAAACAGGCGCGTGTTGGCATCGATGCGGCGCTCACGCTCCTGCATGAGATAATCTACTTCCGCGGGATCCAGAACTTCGTAGTTGGTAAGGTTGTCTATCACACTGACTGTGTGTTGTTGCTGCTGCAACTGTCTCACCACGTTGTGTCCGATCAAACCCAGGCCACCGGTCACCAATACTTTAGCCATGTCGCAATCTCCAAAAAGTCAAGTCAGCCCCATCCAGCCAGGCCACGATGTCGTATCGGTAGCCCCAGGCATCCTGGCTCATGCTCCGGCGCCACATGGGCTGCTGCTTGCTGTGTTCCATGATCCAGCGACCTTCGTCGGTCTGCTGCCACTGCCAGATAGGATCGGCTACGAAAAGATCAGGGTCTTCCACATCGCCCATGCTGATGGTGTGTACCACTACTGGCTGCATACACTCTAGTGTAGCATTATCCTGCTGAGTCAGCAACGAAGTCTGATGCCATGGGGAATACCTGGGCAATGACTTGCGCACAGGCTCGCGCCACTTCTTGATGTTCTTTTTGTGTGCCGTGTCCGCTGCGCAGTTCTATGAAATGGATCCAACTGCGCAGGGTACCATTCATGTAGAGTCTGCTTTCTACAAGCCCTTCTGGTAGCACGGCCCGAGCCTGCTCTTTGGCGATGCCATTGCGGGCCGCCCACTCGTATACTTCACGGGCCTTGTTGATGACTTCCAGTTGCTTGGTGTGCCAGACCTTGGCCAGTTCCTGGGCCTCGGTGTCAGTGGGGTCAAGCTCTATGCTGTTTTGTCGATTCTTGGTGTCTTGTAGCCGTGCTTCTCTAACCACGAAATCGAGGTCTCGAGTTGGGTCAGCATATCTCTGGCTGAATTCCTGGAATGAGAAACTTCTGTGTCGGAGGATTTGTCGGGCGATGTCTCGGGTGGTGCGGATTTCAAGACATGCTGACACCATTTCGAGCGGGCTCCAGTGTTGGTGTCGTACCAGGTATCGTATGAGCCGTTGGGATGTTTCGCTGTTAAATTGGTTGCTGGGATTGCTGACACGGGCGCAATACGCGATGAGTTCTTGCGCATCCGTGAGGCCCAGATCTCTAAATTCCTCAGTGGGTTGGCTGTGGGATACGAGACGAACATTCATTGTATACCTTTTAAGAGTTTGTCGGTTTCGGGCTGCAATCGTTCCGCCACGGCTTCCACATCCAGCACGAATTCCATGCTGGCGATGTGTTGCTCGTTATCGCGGATGTAGCGATCCACGATGTTTTCTACCACGGCCGGGGCTGCGCCTTGATCGCGCAGTTTACGTAGATTGATAGTGCGTTGTCTGCGATCCTGTGTGCGGAATATGATCTTCTTGACACATTCAATTGGTACATGCTCTTTGTCAACTTGCTCTACGATGTCTTCCCAGCGTTTTAGGAAGTCATTAGTTAGCAGCATCCGCCACCGCCTTGACTTTAGCAGGACGACCACGCTTGGGTTTGGCGGCTTCGCTAGGCACTCCAGTGAGACCAGCGGCTTGACTCATGAGACGCTCGGCTTCGGCCAATAGCCCTTTGGCTTCTCGGCTCATGCGTTCGGCCTGTGTCTGCAGGTCACGAGCCAAGGCAGCATCGTCCAAGGCCCGGGCAGCATCACTGCCGGCCACTGTGGAACTGCCTTGACGCACTTGATCAATGGGCGCACCTACCTCGCGACCGAACTCATCGCGCGGGCGAACCTTGCCGGTCATGCCCTTGTTGGCATCCAGTTCGGCCAATCGCTTGATGGCCTGTTCGCCTGCGTTCATCTCGCGCAGGATGTTGTTCATCTCTTCCAGGTTCACATGGCTGCTGGGATTGGGCGTGACCACCACTTGTTTGGTCTGCACCTTTTTCAGCATGCCCTCGGCGTGCAGGGTCTGCAGCATGGGGCGTCCATCGTTGAACAGTTCACGGAACAGCACATCAGCAAGACTGTCGGCGTTTTGTGCCACCGGGCCTTCGATCACGCGCATCATGGTGTCGTGCATGGCTACCGGCAGCGTGTCGGTGTATACCAACAGCGTCATGTGTTCTTCACCGGGCACTTCCCGGAATACTATGGCTACCTTGCGGTCGCCGTGTCTACCTACGTGCTTGATCATAAACTTTCTCCTTGGGACTCTTGTGGTATGTTGGGCAGATTATTCTGCGTCTGTTCCTGTGCCCGGGCTACTACGCCGTTCAGGAAGGCATCCAGTTTGTTGTACAGAGTGCCAATGGCTGCCATCTCGTTGGCTTTGAATGCTCCACGGCTCTGTGCCAGTTCCACGATTTCTCGTAGACCCGCTAAATCGTTGATGTTGAATTCTAGGTTATCCATGCAGTTATTTAATGCAAGAAAAACCCCGGTGAGCAAAACCCACCGGGGTAATCATGCGGTTCTGGACAAATTGATCAGTCGTTGTCGCCGTACAGCGCAAACACACCAAAGGGCGGGCTGGGGTTTTTGTCACCGTGTATGATCCACACCGTGTCGCAGTAGTTCTCGTCGCCCCAGGAACCGCAGGGGTAACCGTCCGTGAACACTACCAGGCGTTTGGGTTCAATGTCCTGGGCCTTCATGAAGTTGAACATGCACTCAAAGTCTGTGCCGCCACCGCCCATGAGATCGTAGGTGTCGATGCTGTCCAGATTCTCGCTGGTGAACACCTGCAGGTTGTAGACTTCTGTGTCAAAGCATGCCACCATGATACGGTAGGCATCAAAGGTCTCCATGATGCCGCGGATCTCGCTGAGGAAGTCGCGTCCCTGCTGCTCACCAATCGAGCCCGACATGTCCATAAACACCATGATGTCGATCATGTCGGTGTTCTTCATGCCCGGCATCACAGCATCCACGTGCCAGCCCTTGCGCGAACTGCGCAGCCAAGTGTAGTCTGACTTGATGGTGCTCTCCAACTGCATGCGCAGGAGTTCGCGCCAGCTCATCTTGGGCTCGGTCAAGTTTTGGATGATGCGTTTGATGCCACCGGGCAAGGTACCAGCATCGCAAGTCTGCGCGGCGCTGAGTATGGCTTCCTTGATCTCGTCCTTGATCTTCTCGCGTTCTTCTTTGGTGAGTCGGGGACGTTTGCCGCCTTTACCGGGTTCCTTGCCTTCGCCGTCGCCCTCACCTTCATCACCGTCCAAGTGTTCGTCCAGCACACGGTCCAAGAGATCGCTGAGAGAGATCTTGTCGGCCTTTTCGTAGAGATCATCGTAGATCTCTTCCGATGCCTTGCCTTCGTATTTGGCGTCGTACAGGCACGGCACCGAAGTGATGAACTCGCCTACCTTGTGTTTCTTGAGATCGCCGTTGACAGCGAAATCATTGGCCACGTTCCACAACTGCGGATCGCGTTCGCCGCGCCGACCAAAATGGTCATAGCAAACGTGCAGTACCTCATGCCCAAACAGGAATTCGATCTCCTTGGGCTTGAGCATCTTGATGAAACGAGTGTTGTAGTAAAAGTGGCGCCCGTCAGTGGCTGCGGTAGCACACCAGTCGTCGGCATTGACCAACTTGAGGCGCGTGGCAAGATTGCCAAAGAACGAACTGCGCAACAACAAGCCCACGCGGGCAGTTACCAGGGTTTCACGTACTTCGCGATCCACCTTGGGATCGGTGGGACCGATGAGTTGGGCAAACTTCTTTGCCATGTCTTTGTTAGCGGTATCAGTGCTCATCAAGATACTCCTTTACTGTAGTCTAATTATATGGGATATCGCAATACCCGTCAACCGAAATAACTCATTGAGAATCAATGACTTATAGCGACCGTGGTTCTAGCAAAATCAATGACTTACGTAGCCTAAGCGTCACTTGGTCCTGGGGTGCGCCATCATAAAGAAACTCAGTTCCTTGTCCGTGGCCACGTAGATGCGGCATTGATTGTTGATGCCGTTGGTCCAACTCCAGTGCGGATTGATGACCAAGGGCATCTCCATTTCGTCCTTGAGCCAGTGATTGGTCTTGCTGACATACTCACGGATGTCGTCGTACTGGCGCACTTCGGCACTCCAGCCATAGGTGTTGAAGAACCACATCTGCGCTTCGGCAAAGTGCAAAGGTCCGTAGCCGGTGTGCATGCGGTTGGAAAATGCAATCTGGTACTGAAACAATTTGTTGTACCGATACCGCCCATCTAGTTTGGTGACTTGGTAATTCATGATGCTCGACCCAGGTATTTAAGAGCGAATATGGTGGCATCGTAGGGATTGACGAAATGGAAATCTATGATCCAGCCGTTGGTCTCTACAAGGGGCGTCTGGGCTGAAACGAATCGCCACCGCTGACCCGGGCGACCAAAGTCTTTGGAAACCCGTTGCAGTAGATCTCGCACATCTTGATGAGAATAAGGTACGAACTCGTACCTTACTCGAGAAGTTGGGGTTGGGTCCGACATAGCCCTATGTCCCTCGCGGTATGGACCCAACCCCGTTTTCTCAGGAGTTGGCTTGCAGGATGTACTTGCCGTAACGCTGGTGGAACTCGTCAAAGTTCTTGAGCTTGGTGGGCTGGAACGGCAGGTTGTAAGTAGTGAGCGCGATACGCGCACCCATCACCACCAACTCAGTTTCAAAGTTGTCCATCATGAAGCGGAAGAAGTTGTCCGACATGTTGTGGAACTCCTTGTCCGGCACCTTGCGATTCTCGATGGCATCGCGCAGTTCGTAGCACATGGACGTCACAAGACTGTACATGGCGCTGACTTCTTTCACCGACAACTCTTTGGCTTTGCCAGCCAGGATGTCTTCGGGTTTGGGCAAGCGACTTGCGATCTTGCGGTGAGCCATGAACTTCACAGCCAGCCCTTCGCCCACAGTACCTGCGATCAAGTCCGTGGCAGTGACATCTTCGATGTCCTCGTCTTCAATGATCTGGCTGACAAAATGCCAGGAGCGCGGAGTAGCAAATGCACGGCTGGAACTGCGAGCATCAAAGTCGTACAGGTCTTGCTTGGCGAAACTCAAGTAGCCCACTACGTCGGGATGTTCGCCGTTGCGCACAGCCCACTCCAACCAACTGGCAAAGTCCACGCGCATCTCACAGTGGACGAAGCGATTAGCCAGGGGAGTGGGCATGCGATACGTGACACCTTTGTCCGACTCGCGGTTACCGGCAGCGATCATGACCACATTGTCGGGCAAGCGATAGCGACCGATACCGCGGTTCAGCACCAACTGATAAGCCGCTGCCTGTACCGCGGGAGCCGCAGAGTTCATTTCGTCCATAAACAGCACCACCACCGGGTACTGGCTAGCCAACTCCGCATCGGGCAAGTCCACGGGCGGAGCCCAGTCCATGCGTCCGGTATCTTTGTTGTAGAAAGGGATGCCACGGATGTCAGTGGGATCCATTTGACCCAAGCGAAGGTCGATCATGAAGCCGCCCAGCTCTTGTGTGATGCTGGCTACAACTTCACTCTTGCCGATGCCGGGAGGACCCCACAAAAACATGGGACGCTTCTTGGCAAAGCACTTCATGATGGCTTTGCGGGCACCGATTGCGGTTACTGTACGATGTTCGACGGACATAGGGCTTATCCTTTAGGGTTATTTACAAACTACAGAACAGAGTATACACGGGGTTGAATTGTGTGTCAAGCCTTATTGTAGGCTCGCACTTGCCATTCGCCATTGCCCATCAGCCACAACACCATGTTGGGATAGGTGTGCTGCGCCATGTACTGCTCGGCATAGCGACGACGGAATGTTGAATAAAGCACGGTGTACATACAATCTCTATTTCCTTATTGTCCTCGTAGTTTACGACATCCTGGGATTTTCGGTCAACCAGATTAACTCTAATAGAATCAATGACTTACAGGCGTCCAGCGTAAGTCATTGATTCTCAAAGGATTCTTTTTGCGTGGAATCTGTGGTTTTTTCGCAACACTTGGGGTGGACTTAAATACAGCATGACCCCGGCTCAGCAGCACCTACGCGACAGCGACATGACCTATTGGTATCATCTCAGGCACAGCCTGGGCAACAGCCTGACCTTGGCCAAGTTGGCCTTGACCAGTTTCGTGCATGCGTTCCTGCCGCAGGTATGGCCACAACATTCGGCGCGCGGTGTCATACGCATCTACAATCGCATGCGCAGGTACAGTCACCTGCGACGCCTGCAGAACGATCTACGAGACCTTTGACCCGCGACCGCTGTAGACTTCGTGCGAAGTCAAGGCGCGCATCACAGTGACACCAGGCCATACCACGCTGTGGTCCGCCAACAGCATGGCACGACCACGGCGAGCGATCACGGTTGAGCTGACCCCCACATACACATGATGTCCAATCTGCACGTTGCCGGTGAGCCTGGCGCCGATCTGTATCACGCTGTCAGGGCCCACAGTTACATCATGACTGACATAGGCCTGGTCACGTATGGTCACATGGTCATGCACCACAGCGCCATGGTTCACCATGGCTAGGGCACCCACGCGCACGTTGCGCCCAAATCTAGCACCGGGTGATATCACGGCAGTGGGATGTACGATGGTGGCGCCCACGAGGTTGAAGCGTGACATCCACTCCAGGTACTGCTCACGTTTGGCGTTGTTGCGCTGGATGTCGGCATCGCGGCCCGGCTGCCAGCCAGTGGCCACAAAGAACTCGTATTGCTCGCGAGTGCCGGCTCTTAAGTATTCATGATCGGGCAACAATGGTAGGCCATGTATACTGTCCTGGCCACGATAGTCACGGTCCATGATGCCATGCACCCGGCGACCCACCAGCTCAAGACTTTCCACTACATTGGGCAAGGTGCTGCAATGGCCCATGATGATCACGGGCAGATGGTCTTCACGGATGGCTTGTATGGTGCGCATGTATAGATTTATCACCTAGTCAAGGCGAGACCCACCGAAGTGGGTCTCGGGAAGTTTCTGTTTCTCGGTATTCCTACCTCAGCAAGCCTCAAGCGGCCAGTGCGTATAGATCGTCGTTTGCGTCTATAAATTTGCTCGTTTAACGTCCGTCGCCTGACGTGCTGTCCACTCAGTTACTCTTTGCCCTGTCGAAACCTTGACTGGCCCATCAAAAAACTTCTTAGCCGACCTTTCGGTATTCTACGGAAAGAAGCCTTTTGGTGGACCAGGTGGGAGTCGAACCCACGTCCAGAACACCTTTCTCATCGCTTCATACAGCAATAATCAAAAATTTACCACGAACCTGCGACCACGATACTCAAACATCACGGTCTCGCCTACTTGTCGCTGCACGGGCACAGTGTTGCAGACCTGGCGCTGTTCCACATTGACCTGATCACGGCCGATGCGTTTGCCCACACCAGCACCCACAAGAGCACCCACCACAGTGGCTGCATCACGACCACGACCGTCGCCCACTTGGTGACCGATGATACCGCCGGCCACGCCGCCGATCACGGTGCCCACGCCAGAATTGTCACGGGTGACATCTTCCATGTAGCATTCTTGCTGATAGGCAGTGACCATGCGAGGACGACTCCAGACTACCTGGGCCACGTCTTCCGCTGCCATGGCAGCACCGCTGACTACAAATAGACCAATCGCAAACCACTTTTTCATGGTGACTCCTTTCTTGATATTTATTACTTTACACAAAACCAATAGGTGCGTCAACCAATTTGGCGCGAAATGGGAAACCTGGGTCATGCCCAGGTCTCCTCGTATTTGATAAGTGCCAGTTGTCTCGCTAACCAAAGCCTGAACAGCACGTAGTCCGAAAGTTGGTCTTGGTGCTGACAGGTCGGGTCGGTGTTGACTTCTGGCCGCCTATATCCCACATAGATCGATTCGTCGTCAATGTAGTATGCATCATCGACTCTGCCGGCCTGTAGTAGGATAAACCTTGAAGGATTACTTCTTAGCGGTTTCGGCTTTCTTATCAGCAGGCTTGGCCGCTTCGCTTTTGGCAGGCTCGGCCTTCTTTTCAGCAGGCTTGGCTGCAGGAGTGGAAGGTGCAGCAGCAGCGGGCTTGGCTTCGGCCTTCTTTTCAGCGGGCTTGGCGGGTTCGGCTGCAAAAGCGGTCACAGCAAACATGCTGGCTACGAGAGTTGCTAGGAGTTTCATACAGTTTCCTTTCGGTTAAAAACATAGATCCTGTCTATGTACTATATTAAACGCCTTGACCTGCGTCCTAGTTGACATCTCTTGGCAGGGGTTTGCCCAGATCGCTCCACTGTTGATCAGTGACCCCCCGCATGCGCAGGCTGCAGGACACCCGGGGTACTGGCCCGGCATTGACTTGTACGCTGTGTGGAACTTTGATTTGGATCAAGGTTGGCCGCCGGATCGTGACCCGATGTGTTTCTTGGACATTGTCAAGATCGAATCCCAGATAGGTCACGGGACCGGCACCAATTGTGCGTCGTGTAGGCTCGGTTCGAGCATGGTAGAATATTGTGTCAGTTTGGTCGGTGTTGAGAATAGGTAAAACCAAACTGTGATCACAATCGCCGGTATCAAGATGTGGTGACAAGCCGTCTTGATAGGATACAACAATACCAGTACATTTCCAATTGGCCATCAATCCTAAGTCATTGATCATTTTGCGCAGCGACGAGATTTTGGTAAATCTGTCAGGTTGCTGGTAGTGCCAATCGTCCAGATAAAAAACTGAGGTCGCTGTTTGATCTTGGATGTTTGGGTGTATCAACGCCAACAGGTCCTCGCGTACTTGAGGCCAATTCGGATGTTGTAGTTCGATATAGGGGGTTGACACAAGGTACTTATGGTTGGTAGGCGGTGAGGGGATCGAACCCCCGACCCTCTCCGTGTAAAGGAGACGCTCTACCTCTGAGCTAACCGCCTAAATGGTCGGAATGGAGGGATTCGAACCCCCGACCCTCTGCTCCCAAAGCAGATGCGCTAGCCAGGCTGCGCTACATTCCGGGAAGTGCTGTCAGTGGTAAGTGGGCTGCAACCACGAAACACATAGGCTTTGGCCGTGCGTAGTTCCATGAGGCTGAGCACACCGTCACTGTTCTTGTCGGCCTGGTCAAACAGGCTCTTGCTGATCTCGCAGTCCAGGCGCAGTTCTTCAAGACTGAGGCGACCGTCCAGATTCTGATCATAGAGATCTAATCTACGTTCGGTGGCCGACTGGGCCAAGGCCGACACGCTGGCAACGGCCATCAATGACACGATTAACTTCTTCATATTTGGTACTCCTATATAGACCAACTTGGCTGGGGTGCATGGGCTCGAACCACGATTAGCGGAATCAAAATCCGCTGTCCTACCATTAGACGACACCCCAAATTAGTTTTCGAAACAGCGATAACCGGCCTGATGTTCGAAAGTCAACAGGCCAGCGCGAGGAGAACCTGGACGGGTACAAATCCCCCAATCCGTGCCAAGATCCTTGCCCAGCGGGCGCCACCACCGACAGCCGCTGGAGCAGTCGGGGTAGTATTCTTCGGGATGGTCCCAACGTTCCACTTCTCCACCGTAGTCACGATAGTCTGTGGGCAAACGCACCAGGATGTTCCAGTACCCTTTTTCACTCATGGGCGTAGTATACTACACCACATATTCATAGTTAATGGTTTCTGGGTTGCTGCGGAACACCAAAGCACCATTTCGGAGATGGAACTTGCGCGCCATCTCGGTGGGTGGACTGAGAGTGACGAACCTAGTGATCTCGGGGCGATGTTCGCGGATCCAATCGCGCGCCTGGAAAATGAGATCACGCCCGGCTCCGGGCTGATAACTCCATATTGTGTAGAAGATCGCGACCAAGGGATGATCGCAGTCCTGAAAGAGATCACGCTCGCTCTCGGGTATGGTGGCCTGATAACTCACACAGGTCACGGCCAGAGCACGGTCTTGGTCCCGGCTCACAAACACATCGCGATTGGGACCTATGCGTGTCTGTTGTGGGATGCCGGGACGCACGGGATCTTCCTCTAGCAGTCGGAACAGGTCATCGGTGGTGTTGCGTATAAGATGGAGCATAATCAACGTATATATCTAAAAGATTAAAAAACAACTAGAATGGCCCGGCCGGAGGGATTCGAACCCCCGACCGTGGGATTAGAAATCCCATGCTCTATCCTACTGAGCTACGGCCGGACATGGAGCGGGAGACGAGGCTTGAACTCGCGACATCCGGTTTGGAAGACCGGTGCTCTACCAACTGAGCTACTCCCGCGTATTAGGCCACCATGGCGCGCTGCAAGCGATCAGCGGCGTAACTGGCCGCAAACGCATTGGGCTTGACCATGGGGATGACATTGCAGGTACCGCGTATGTAACCAATGGCCTGCTGTATCACGCAACTGCTGCCGTAGTGATCGTTGGGGTTGATGTCAAGATGCACTTCAACTTCACGATCAGCCAGCACCGGTGACAGTCTTTGATACATCTCACTGACACGATAAACTTCGTTCATGAGACGCATGCTGGGCCGGTCCACTCTCTGATCAAAGTCGCGCTCGCGCGAAACTTCGCCAAAAATTTTGCAACCGTTGTTGCCATTGACATGCACCACGATGGCCACGGTGTATTCCGCCCACCAGGTATGACGGAAACGATACCTGACGCTATCAGCACCCAAGTACACCCTGGTGCCAGGTCCCTGTTGTTTAATGAAGTCCTGGACTTCTTGTAGGTTTATTTTTTGCATAAGTCACTTGTTTTAATCCACGGTGTTGAGAGACGAGCTCTTGAACCCCACCATGCCGCCTTCCTGCTGGATGCGTTTGATGACATCTTCAAACAGTATGGGGCGATAGTCTGTGTGTTCCACGCACACACAATGATATCTAGTGTCAATCACCGGCTGGGCACCGGCATATTTGGCTCGCATCACGCGCCGGTAGTGCAGGTGACCGTGTATGTTACAGCCAAAGCGTCCCAGGCTTTCTTCATGCACCGGCACATGGCTCAATATCATGCCGTTCATGACATGGTAGCTGCGGATGTCGCGGAAGTGCGCAGCATAGTCATTGAGCTTGAAGATGTCATGGTTGCCCTTGATCAAGACCTTGTCGCCCTTGAGACGGCGCAGGATGTTGAGACTGCGTCGATTGATCACGACATCGCCGAGATGATACACTTTGTCATTGGGGCGCACGGTTTCGTTCCAACGCTGCACCATGGCTTCGTCCATTTCTTCAACGTCGTCCCAGGGGCGCAGTTTGCTACCGTCATCCCGGGTGAATCTGCAGACGCCGGTATGGCCAAAGTGAGTGTCACTGACCAGATATACCGCGGGCATGATAGTTCTCCTTATATGAGTTTGTGCGCAGCCACCATGAACCAGGCCGGGATGTTGTGCCCCGGCACTGGCATCTGTACGCTGCGAATGCTTTCTATGTCAAGATGTGGTTGCACAGCATCCGCTATGTCAGCAAGACTGCGGTGACTGAGCTTGGGATCATCGCGGCGTCTTTGCTCGGTGCAGTCTACCACGCTGATGTATCTACCATGTGGTGCAAGATGCCGTGCTGCCGCGGCCACCAAGGCACTGCGGTCCTGACTGCGATTCAACACCACCATGACTCCGCGTTCAAACACCACGTCAAACTTGCCAAGATCCACACCGGGATCCAGTATGTCCGCATGTCGGAAATCTATGTTGGGCCAAGATGCACGACATTGTTGTATGATGTAATCGCTGATGTCCACGGCCACTACATCATGTCCCTGTGATTCTAACCAGGCCGCATTGTAGCCTTGTCCGCAACCAATCTCCAGAACACGCAGGAAACGCTGTGGCTGCGATGAGAGCCATGCTTCTAGGTCAGCATCATGCACATGGTGCATCCATGCCGCTGACATCTGCTGCCACTGTTGATTCCAAAATTGTTGTAAAGGTTTGTCCATAGCAAAGGTCACTGTCCTGTGTTTAAGAGCCAGGTGTGTTGGCCAGGGCTACCTGCCCTGCACCCAGCTCTCCTGATCATGCTTATTCCAGAAGCCATCCGGATACCACCCAATTGGGTCGCAGTGGATCGTGGATCGGTTGCTCCCCTGACAGTTGGGGTATTGCTGGCGAAGCGGTCTTTCGCTCACGACCTTTGCTATGGTCACACGTAATTATAACTGGTACCCCGGGCCGGAGTCGAACCGACATTGGCCAATTATCTGTTGCACACGGGATATAAATCCGCTGTTTTACCATTAAACTACCGGGGCATGTCATGGAGCATCGGGTGAGATTCGAACTCACGAATCGACGGCTTTGCAGGCCGCGCCATTGGACCACTCTGGTACCGATGCATGATTGGAGCGGACGGAGGGATTCGAACCCTCGACATTCACGTTGGCAACGTGACATTCTACCACTGAATTACGCCCGCTTATAAATATCCTATGTTTCAATTCTTCACTAATGGTCGTTTGGCTTGGTTGCGTGTCCTGAAAAATGCCAGTTCTAGTTATGCTCGTGTGTTCGAAGATCTGGACTGGGAATTACACGATCTCTACAAAACCAAAATTGATACTGACTCTCTGACTTGGTTTGGTCTACTACGCGATCCCAATGTAAGACACAGCATGGGCATCGTGCAGTATCTCATGGAGCAAAGCCTTCAGGCCTGTCTAGATGAACCACTGTGTCATCCCTTGCTGACATCGGCCTGCTTGGATGCACATAGCATGCCCATCACGGCCCAGATACCCGAAAGCATCGTGCATCGGGCACACTGGTTTGTGCTGGACCATCCTACGTACGATCATGAGCGACTGTTGAGAAATTTTCTAAGAACTCACAAATTTGAACTGCCACCGGTGCCACGCATACACGAAAGTACCGCGGAAAAACGACAAATGCAGCAGCGCATCGAAGATCTCAAAAAAGCCAATACCATGGCCTGGTACAAACTACAGATGGTGTTGGGTGCAGATCTCAAGCTCTATCGACACAGACTGCAGATGCAGCATCTATACGATACGCCATGAACTGGCGGTGAGTGTTGGATTCGAACCAACGGACCCGGTTGCCCAGATCGACAGGTTAGCAACCTGCTGCTTTCGACCACTCAGCCAACTCACCTTTTATTCGTCTTTGTTGCGCCACGGCCACCACATGTAAGCGGTACAGGCCGCTGCGGCGATTGTAAATGCCAAGATACCAACGATGTTTGCTGCTATGAATTCCACTGTTCTACTCTCTCTGTTGTATGGTGCCGGCGGAGAGATTTGAACTCCCGACCAACGGTTTACAAAACCGCTGCACTACCACTGTGCTACGCCGGCGCGATTTGATTATTATATAGCAAGGCATATGGCCTTGCAATGCTATCTGGCGGAAAAGGTGAGACTCGAACTCACACACTCCTGTCGGAGCCTTCGGTTTTCAAGACCGCTGCCGCTAGTCCAACTCGGCTAACTTTTCCAAGATCCGGTTACCCAGTCCGGAGCAGGCGTTAGGTCCCTGCGGCGCCTCAGTTCACCCATCCCGATGCCATGCCAAGCAGAGAGCCAGCCGGACGTTCGCTGTGTATGGTGCTGATGAGTGGGATCGAACCACCGGCTTCCTCCTTACCAAGGAGGTACTCTACCACTGAGTTACATCAGCGTTGTTGTCTTGCCTGTTGCCAGACTATGTCTTTGTATTGCCTGGCCATGCGCCACTTGCGACGCACGATGTCGTCCCAGGGCAGTTGATCATAAGGAACACGGAACTGCTGTAGGTCATCGTAGCCCAGGCCCATGAATGTCCAGACCTGGTTGCTGGTGGGTCTGCGCACCACGCCAAAGTTGGCTTTGTCGCTGAGTTCACAGGCGCGGTAAAAGTCCATGTGATCGTTTTCCCAGTACAGCACGTTGGGATTGTCCTCGCAGGGACGGATGTTGCGATAGCCGTACTTTTCGGGATTGAGCTCTATCTTGCTGGGATAGAGATTGTATCCACGGTAGAGGTAGAACGCCGGCATGGCATAACTGTCCAAGGGGTTTTCGCTGCTGCGCAACCACTCTATGGTCTGTTCTAGGCTTTCCTGTGTCTCGTGTGGCAGGCCTGCTATGAGACTGGCACTGAGCATGGTCTTGGGCCAGCGATGCCGGAGTTCTTGCAGTCCCGCCGTGATGCGTTCGCGATCGGCACTCTTGCCAATGGCGCTGCCGGTGCGTTTGTTGAGGCTCTCGATACCAAAGTGCGTGGCTCTGCATCCGCTTTCGTAGATCATGTCCATCTGATCACGGTGTGCCACGATGAGGTCCAGTCTTAGATAGGCCCAGTACTCCAGCTCAAATGGCAGCGCACGACTGAGATCCAACATGTACTGCACCTTCTCTCGGCTGTCGTTGAAGGTGTCATCCAAGAGATAGTATCGCGTGATGCCATAGCGTTCGTAGTTTTCCACCATCTCGCGATACAAGAGATCGTGTCGCTTGATGTAGTCCAGTTTGTTCTTGCCATTGAGCGGATAACTGCAAAATGCGCAGTGGAAGATGCATCCACGCGACACTTCTATGGGCAGGCTTTCGCCGGGCAAGACACCATCATAGGGCCGGTAACTCATGGTGGAGTTCACAAAGTCATATGACTCGGCCCGGCGATCATCTATGATGGTCGGACCCCAGATGCTGCGCTGCCGTTTGGGCAGCCTGATGCCTTGGCTGAGGTGTTGTGCCAGCCATACTATGCTGAGGTCAGCGTAGCCTGGTATCACGTAGTCATAATCGCGATTGAAATCGCTGTCGTGTGCCAGGGGACCGCCCAACACAAACTTGACTCTGGGATTGATACCATGTACATGGGCTTTGAGCTGTTGGTTGTATTGATGTCCGTGTGGCAGCATGGCGCCGTTCATGCGGCTCATGCTGTGGCTCAACACCATGTCGCGATCTCGGGGCTCTGCGATGCTGTAGTCAAACTGCCGTATCTCGCGGTAAAACATGGGATTGAACCCAATGAACAAGGTCTGGTCGCTGACCAGTCCCGACAGGATGTCAAAGATTTCCTCGGGAGCGAACACATGAGCGTGGTGCAGCACGAACACTTCAAACCCAGCCTGCCGGAGCTCATAGGCCACTTTGTAGGGCCCGTAACTCTTGGTCAGTCCGTATGTTTCAGTGATGTCCGAGATGAAAATTACGTTGGGGCGACTGTTGTCGAACCATTCGTTCATGTCATTATATATGCATTGGTGGTGATGGGTGGGATCGAACCACCGACCTTGGGGTTATGAATCCCACGCTCTGACCGGACTGAGCTACATCACCGGAAGTGGTACGGGCAGAGGGATTCGAACCCACGACCAACAGATTAAAAGTCTGCTGCTCTACCGACTGAGCTATGCCCGCATCAAAGACGTCGCATCACGATGAACAACATCACGAAAATTACCAAGATGACAAAGGCAGCCATGATGTTCTCCTAGATTGGTGCCTGGTGCTGGATTCGAACCAGCGACCCGCGCCTTATCAAGACGCTGCTCTACCAACTGAGCTAACCGGGCATGGGGTGACTGGTGGGAATCGAACCCACGAATGTCGGGATCACAACCCGAGGCCTTGACCGCTTGGCTACAGCCACCATGGACATGGTCTCTGTGACAGGATTTGAACCTGCGACCCCTTGCACCCCATGCAAGTGCGCTACCAGTCTGCGCCACACAGAGAAAAAAGAAATAGTAGGGGTTGAAGAAATCTGGTTCGTCTCTGGCACCTCGAGTATGCCTTGACCCTTGATACTCCCATCGCTGTGCGACAAACCTTACACCAGAAGGTAGGGCGGGAAATTCTATTTATAACTGACAATAAAATGGTGCCCCAGAGGAGACTCGAACTCCTAAAATTTGGCTTCTAAGACCAACACGTATACCAATTCCGTCACCGGGGCGATATCAAAATGGTGGAGGATGAGAGAATCGAACTCTCAACTCTGCGATGCAAACGCAGCGTGTTCCCATTAGCACTAATCCCCCAAACTGGCGACCCGTACCGGACTTGAACCGGTGGCCTCATGCGTGACAGGCATGCGATCTAACCAACTGATCTAACGGGCCAAATAAATATCTACATGGAAGTCGCAAAACTGCTGCCTGAGTACGTGCCTTTGATTGATACGCAGACGGCACGGGCAACCAATACCGCTGTCAGCACAGCCGCTAGTCTACTGGTCATGACGCCGCAAGAAATACAACAAAATCTCGAGCGTTGGCGCGAGCACAATGAACGCATCCATGTAGTGGTGTAAGGCGTGGGCTATCGTTCGCGTATTGGCCGCTACTAGATTGTTGTCAGCCATACCCCCACGCAGCATGGCCTAGTCCGTTACACCTCATGTACAGTCGCGTGATACCCGAACGGACAATCTCTCTCACGCCTGCGATGTTGCGTCATGCCCGCTGTAAAAAAATAAGGCGGGGAGCCTCCGGTGATAGCCCTCCCATAACATCGTAAGGTAGGAAGGCATTGTTGGCTGGCAAGGCTGGGATCGAACCAGCGACCAGGTGATTAACAGTCACCTGCTCTACCGCTGAGCTACTTGCCAAAATGTGGTGAACCCAAGGGAATTCGAATCCCTATTCTCACCGTGAAAGGGTGATGTCCTAACCGTTAGACGATGGGTCCATGATTGAATTTGCTGACGGCCCAGCGCCACATCCATCGCTGGCATTTGACCTGTAAAACAAGACCGGTCAGGTGTGTGGTACGCAGTGCCAGCAGATACTTGGGAGCCTCTCTCACGTTCAGACCTCGCTGTACCCTCTCTCGCCATGTGCCCATGGCGGATTTCTCTGCATCTGCACCGTCAACAAAACTTGGTGGGAAAGGAAGGATTCGAACCTACTCAGCCTATGGCGCCAGATTTACAGTCTGGTGTGACTCTCCAACTTCACCGCTTGCCCTTAATTACTATATTGAAGCACTCTCTGTTATTTTTCGCAGAACTCACCTAAGAGTCGCCATCCAAACACTGTAATACAGTTGAGAGTGCTTCAATATAGTAAGGTGCTTCCCCCTGCTGGCGGTAATTATAGCGCATCAAGCATTGGGCTCTTCCTTACGGGTCCCAATACCATCACACACGCCTTCCACCCGCTTCCCAACACAGGGAGATTCTCGCATTGCCAGCGCCCTTCTCTGCCTAAGGGTAAGGTCCTGTGAGTCATGGTCTCACTTCTCATCGTGCGGACGCACACTATCCGATTATGAGTCGGAACGTTGGGATCACCGTTATGGACAGCAATCTCCCTGCTGCCGTTTGCGCTCTAGGACTTGTCCGGAATTTCGTCTCTTCGAGCACACTGGGCTGGTTATGGTGGTCACAGCCATTTTCCGGTGAATACTGGCGACACGGGAGGGAATCGAACCCCCAACCTGCGGTTTTGGAGACCGCTGCTCTGCCAATTGAGCTACCGAGTCATGAATTTCCATATTGAAGCACACTCACGGCTCTAAACCGCTGAACAATACTGTGCTGATAGAATGCGCTTCAATATGGCACCACAAAACACATGATACAGGATCACGATTTTGTGGTCAACCATATGGCAGGGTCATGCCCTGCCCAGGAGTCTTACCAGCCGCGTTGCCGCCACGGCCTTCATGTATCCTGTCCGCCCGTTCGACCCATTTGTTGTACGCCGGTCCCACCCTCGTTGCGGTATGGCGTATTAGTAAGTCTGTCTAGTATACACGACCACTGGGTCAGCGTCAACTAGTTTCTTACCATGCTAAACGAAAAACCCTGAGTCTTTCGATCTCAGGGTCCGGTGTAGTCTTGGTGCTTTGGCACTGTGTCTACCTGGACCCTCTCCGATCGCTGTTTTCAATCGATACAGTGAGGCCCTTGCCTGTGGCAAACCAATAGGTTTGCATCACCGGGGTCTGGTGTATCGTTGATGATTTCAAACAGGAATTCTTCATCACAGGTCCTAGTATATGCTCTTATATATGCCTTGTCAAGAACAATCTGGCAAAATAGGCGTTGTTTTTACGCAACAGCCTTTTCCAGCAAGATCACGCTGGGGGAGTTGGCCAAATCACATCGGCAGCATTGGCGTAGTTCTGGGGCAAGTCGCGCAGCAGTTGACGATACGCTGCCCACTCAGCTCGCATGGTCTCGGCGCGATCCATGAGTTGTGTGTGATCGCACTCACGCAGCAATCGATTGCGTTGGGCACGTACCAGTTCCCATGTGGCAGGTGCACTCACTGGCGCCTTGTCCACCAGTGTAAGTTCTCCGTGTACCACGAGAATTTCTTTGCCGTTGCTGTTGATCTCACGTATCAGTCTGGCATGGTCAACAGCATTGACCTCAATCATGTCATCGGGCAGAGAAGGATACCGGAATCTGCTGTCGTAAAAACGTCGAGTGCTGGGACTGTAAAGTATGGCCATGTCAGTATCCTACCGCGATATAAAACAGTTGTGTGGGCACCGTGGCCTGACTCTGAGATCTTTGCGACCACCAGGTAAAGGTGGCAGTGTCCAAAGCATAAACCATGGGCCAGTAGTCGTAATTGGAACCAAAAGCATTGTAGGTCATTGATATGCTCATGCAGGCTGTGGGAAATGCCACAGGGAAAGCCGCAGTGGGCAACTGACCTTCTGTCCAGTTGGCAAACCCACGGTCGATGCGACCCCACTGCACGATGATGCTGCGCCCGGTAACAGGATCAGCATCAAACACCATCCATCCAGTGAGTGTGTCGATGGATATGTTTTGAGACACTTGGGTGCCTGGAGTACCAGCAGGCCCTTGTGGACCAGTTGCGCCGTTGGTGCCATTGTTGCCCGGAGGCCCTTGTACGCCTTGGACACCTTGTGGACCTTGTGGACCCTGTGGGCCCGGTACACCGGCCAAGTTCACGGTCCAGGATGTAAATGATCCAGACCCCTGGGTGCTGGTTACATTGATGATCATCTGACCGCTGCCGCTGTTGTAGGTTTGGATGGTGCCTACCATGTAGCGATTTGCATCGTAGGCCACGATCACAGTCTGTCCAGGTGAGTAGGCCAGTGCAGTGGCAGCAAACAGACTCTGGATGCCAGTGGTGATGCTCAGCGCTGTGGTACTGGTGGTGCTGTAGCGATCGCCAGGCAAACCTTGTGGACCTTGGGGACCCGTGATTGATGCACCAGCCGGGCCTGGAGGACCCGCAGGGCCCGCAGCACCAGCCGGGCCAGCGGGACCTTGTGGTCCCTGTGGACCAGGGGCGCCTTGTGCGCCAGTGGCACCAGGGGGGCCAGCGGGACCGGGAACACCAGCAAGGTTTAGGCTCCAGGTATTGAAGGTGCCCGAGCCTTGTGTGGCAGTGACATTGATGGTGATGCTGCCAGTGTTGGTATTGTAGGTTTGCACCGTACCCACCATGTATCGCGTGGCATCTGCGGCCACGATAACAGTCTGACCCGGCGTGTAGGCCAGGCCTTGCCCTGGCAGGAAGGTTTTGAGTCCAGTGCCAATAGTGGTGCTGGAGCCTTCTGAGAACGTTTTGGAATATCTATCGCCCGCGGGACCTGGAAGTCCTTGTGCGCCGGCAGGACCGGCAGGACCGGCAGGACCAGCAGCACCTTGTGGACCTGGTGTTCCGGCCGGGCCCGGAGGACCAGCCGGTCCGGTAGAACCAGCAGGACCCGTGATACCTTGTGGTCCAGGAGGACCAGCAGGACCGGCAGGACCCTGTGGACCCGTGGCACCCTGTGGACCCGTGGCACCTGTGGCTCCGGCAGGGCCGGCAGGGCCAGTAGCACCGGCAGGACCTTGCGGACCCTGTGGGCCCGGAGCACCTGTGGCGCCTGCAAGGTTCACAGTCCAAGAGGTGTAGGTACCAGAACCGGTCTGCGATGTTACTACAAAAATCAGTTGTCCGTTGTTGACGTTGTAAGACGACACAGTGCCCTGCATGAAGTTGCCGCCATTGGCTGCAACCAGGATACTCTGTCCAGCACTATAGGCCAAGCCTGCCTGCACTGTAATGGTGTAGGTTCCGGATCCTATAGAGAAGGTATTGCTGCTGGTGGTGCTGTATCGATCACCCTGTGGTCCCTGTGGGCCCTGTGGTCCTTGGGCTCCGGCGGGACCTTGAGGACCTTGAGCTCCAGTGGGACCAGTTGGACCAATTGGGCCTTGCGGACCCACAGGACCTGTCGGACCTGCGGGACCTTGGGCGCCTACTGCACCTGCCAGGCTGATGGCCCATTGTGCGTAACTGCCACCGCCCTGGATCGAGGTCACGTTGACAATACAGGCACCTGTGGTGGCATTGTAACTCTGTATCACGCCGTTCATGAGATTTTCAGAGTTGACTGACACGATCACGCTCTGGCCAGGTTGATAGGCCAGGCTGGGACCAATATTGAAATTCTTCACGCCCACGCTGAGTGGTGTCAGTGTAGAAGTGAAACTTGAACTGTAGCGATCACCGGGCGCACCAGCAGGACCTGCAGGGCCAGTTGCACCTGCAGCACCGGCAGGACCAGCGGGACCTTGTGGTCCTTGCGGTCCCGGCAATCCTGTTGTGGGGCCAGGTGGTCCGCGTTCACCCTGTGGTCCCTGTGGACCTGTGGCACCTTGCTGTCCAGGTTGTCCTTGTGGACCAGTGGCACCTTGTGGACCTTGCGCACCCGCAGTGCCCTGTGGACCCACGAGACCACTGAGGTTGATCACCCAGTCGGCATAGGTTCCCGATCCTACTACACTCAGCACGTTGACCAAGAGCTGACCGCTGTTGCGATTGTAGGATATCACACGTCCTTCCATGTAGGTAGACGCGGTGTTGGTCATGATTATGGGCTGCGCCGGTGTCAGCGCCAAGCCAGTGTCCGTGGTAAAGAAAACTTCGCCCAGGCGCATGGTCACGGCGGTGGTGCTGAGACCAAAGTATCTGTCGCCGCGCTGGCCGTCGGCTCCCGCGGGTCCTTGTGGACCAATGGGTCCTTGTGGTCCCGGCGGGCCCTGTTGGATGGTCGCGCTGATAGTGGCCAAGACACCGTTGCGCTCCACGGTGATAAAGTCACCGCCCTGGATGTCTACGATGCCGGTGTTTTCAATAAAGGTCTGACCAAGATAGGTGGTGGCATTGATGCCAGTACCACCGGTCACTGTGAGCACACCGGTGTTGTTGACCGTGATGTTGCCCTGTGTCTGTATGGGACCGCCCTGCACTGATATGCCAGGACCTGCAGTGATACCAATCTCGCTCACACCCGACGTGGGCACCACGATGTCGCTGGTGCCATCAAACAGGATACCGTTGATGAGCCGGCCCGGCGATAGTTTGCTGGCGCTGCTGGCCAGGCCCTTGAATTCTATCGTGGGCAGCAAATTGATGCCCACCACCAGGGTCTCAAAGCCCGCAGGACGATCTGCTGGCAGTATGGTAAAGGCATCTTTGCTGATGATGGCCAGAGCCGTGCCATCCACATAGGCCACAATCACAGCATGTTCGTCAAAGTTAGTGTCGCGCATCATCTCGCTGCTCCAGCGAGTGATGGCAAAGTTGGAAACGTTTTCGGGACCCACGAAATACCAGGCATTGTCGCGATATACGAACAGTTGATCGCTGGTATTGTCAAAGTACATCTGTCCCTGCAGGGCGTTGTCAGGCGGGGTAGCAGTGACCTGTATGAGATTGACCGGAGCCCATCCGCCCACGATGGTGTCATTACGTATGGTCAGGAACTGTGTGGCGGGATTGTACCAAAGGTCGCCGTTGTTGAGGCTGGTAGTGGGCTCGTCAACATCAAAGTACACAGTGTAGATGGGCTTCCAAGATCCCTGCTCGGGCAGTATGGTGGGATCACCCTGCCAGGCATACATCTTGTCGTTGGACGTGTTCCACCACAACTGTCCCTCGATGGGGTTGGGCGGTGGGCTGTCATCAGCGAAATTCTCCAACTGATGCACTAGATTCTCTACTTCGTATTCGCCGTAGGGAGTGACGTTGCGTCCCACCAGTGTTTGACTGGTAGCGGTTGTATTGATAGTGCCGTCTTCTACGACTGCAATCACCTGTCCACGACTGTTGTTTACGATATACGCCATGTTGTTCTCTCGGTACTACCTATTTATCCAATAAAGCGCCTACAAGTTGCGCCCAGAAATCTCCGGCTATTTTGTGGCTGCCGAGATGCTTTCGTAGGATTTTTTCAGTTTACTGTCAAAATACTGTCTGGCATTGACAGCGGGGTATTTGTTTATGCCCACTAGACTATCTATCATGATTTCCGCACGGGGATGGATAAAATACGGAAAACTCAGGCGTGATCTATCCAGGGCCGCGTTGGTCACTCGATGGCGTGTGCTGACATAGACATCGTTGGTCCAGCGTTGCAGTAGATCGCCCACGTTGACCAGGCACGCACCGGGCATGTAGGGCGCTGTGATCCAGTTGCCCTGCCGGGTCTTGACTTCTAGTCCCGGCACATCGTTCTGCCACAACAGGGTCAACGTGCCGATGTCGGTGTGTTCACCGCCGCGTGTCTGTCCTGGCAATACAGCGTCCTGCCAGCGGGGATAGTGTATCCAGCGAAGGGTGCTGGTAGTGCTGTTGGTGTGCTGGCTGATCAAGAAACCCAGGGGTAGATCCAGGGCTTCTTCCAGCAGGGACAGCATGATGATCATGCTGTCCCGGCAACTTTGCGTCCAAGCATAGGCTGCTTGTTGATGATAGGCAGTGGGCCAAATCTTGTCATGCGGCCTACCAGGTCCCCAGGTCATGGCCTCGTGTAGATCAAACGGAGTGCCAGGGCGGAAACTTTCCAGGAATCTCTCAAACCCTGTGTTGGTGTGGAGATCATAGGGTGCTGCCTGCGTGAGCAGGGATTCGGGCAGCGCGAACAGGGATTCAGCAGCGGCCAGGGCGCGTTCAAAAGGTCCACCACTGGTGGGCAGGCCCTTGACATAGGCAAACCCAACAGTGGTGAAGGCTTGGTGTAGAGCTCGGGCGCAGCCTGGCTGATCGATATCTACACAGGGTATCATGCTCTGGTCATGACTTTACACAGAGCGGCAATCACTGCCGCTGTGCGACCAATATCTCGTAGTTGTTCCACCGACACGCCCTCTTTGCGCAGCACGTCATAGTGGTTCTTCACGCAGAAATGACACTTGCCCACGATACTGGCAGCCAAGGCATAGGTCTCGAACTTGGTCTTGGTGGTACCGCCATGCGTGGCGTAGGCGTTCATGCGCAACTGCGCAGGCAGGCCCCGGAGAGCAGGATCTTCGGTCATCTCAACATAGGGATACCAAACATTGTTCATGGCCATGAGACTGGCCGCGGTCAGGGCCGCAGTGCGATCTTCCTCCAGCATGGTGGGTTTGATGCGTTCTACTATTTCTGCGTTGCCGGCAGCAAAGGCCGCGGCCAAACACACGCCCTTGACAGTGACTTCATCCAGGGTACTGCGGTTGACCACAGCATCAAGGTTGAGCCTGATGTCTTTGGCATAGTCAGGGATCCAGTCTTTGATTTCGTCGGTCCAGCTCATTTCTTTTTCCTATATAGATGTTCGGCCAGCATCACGGCGATGACCACCGTGATGCTGACCACAACAAGTTTGAACAGCCATGCATCTACGAGGCTGTTGATCAACATTACAGTGTCTCGCCGCCGATGGCGCGATTGCAGGGGCAGAGTTCGCCGGTCTGCAAGGCGTCCAATACGCGCAGGGTCTCTTCGGGGCTGCGGCCCACGTTGAGGTTGTTGACCGTGACATGCTGTATCACGTTATCGGGATCCACGATGAACGTGGCGCGCAGGGCAGCACCAGCAGGTGCGTAGAACACGCCCAACTGATCGATGAGACTGCGCTCGTCGCGAGCAGTATCAGCAAACTGTACATGCGTGATCTTGGCAAGATCGGGGTGGGCTTTCTGCCAGGCCAACTTGCAGAACTCGTTGTCGGTGCTGCCGGTCAGCAACACAGCATCGCGATCCGCGAAATCTTTGGTCAGGCGGTCATAGGCCACGATCTCGGTGGGACACACAAAGGTAAAGTCCTTGGGATAGTAAACGATGACTTTCCATTTGCCGGCAAAAGATTCTTCAGTGATGGTGAAGAAATCATCCCGGCCCGGGTTCACGCCAGTGATGGCAAACTTTTCAATTCGGTCTCCGACTGTTTTCATTTGATTCTCCTTGATGATAAACTAGACACATTATATAGCCTGCAGATGCCTATAGATCCGCGTTTTTTCATAGGTTTTTCCATGGTTTGTTTCTATGGAGTCCATAGGCTGCACCTATGACCAGTCTGGCTAAATATCTCCGGGGAGTAGCCAGCCCAAGGGTGGGCTTCCAGGATCGTCAGCACGGCGCGCAGCGTCCGGTCCTGGGACGAAGAGGCAAGACCATTACTTGGGAGATCCTGTATGGACTTGCTGTTGTCGGCGGCTGTGCTGCCTTGGATTGTATTTTTCATCTTGGTAATCGCGCTCCTGGCGTTCGACCTTGGAGTGCTTAATCGCAAAGACCACGAGATTTCAGTGCGCGAAAGCCTGTGGCTGTCCGCGTTCTACATAGCAGTGGCGGTGGTGTTTGGTCTGGGCGTGTGGTGGTGGCGTGGCGGAGAAGATGCGCTGCTGTACTATACCGGCTTTCTTGTAGAAAAAAGCCTGAGTCTAGACAATGTTTTTGTTTTTGCCTTGATCTTTGGTGCCCTGGGCATACCCAGACTCTACGAACACCGGGTGTTGGTATGGGGCATACTGGCCGCGCTGGTGTTGCGGGCTGCGTTCATAGGATTTGGCGCAGCGGCCGTGAGTGAGTGGCAGTGGATACTGTGGTTCTTTGGCGCGTTCCTGATCTACACCGGCGCCAAGATGCTGTGGGCCCAGGATGAAGAACCTGCTGGCCTGGAAAACAATCGAGTGTATCAATGGATGCAGCAGCGCATGAACCTCACCACCGAGTACCGTGGACATGCGTTCTGGTTCAGGGAAAATGGCGTGCGTTATTTCACGCCGCTGTTCGTGGCGCTGGTGCTGATCAACATAGCAGACATAGTGTTTGCCGTGGACTCTGTGCCGGCCATCTTGGCCATCACCCAGGATCCTTTCATTGTGTACACCAGCAACATCTTTGCCATACTGGGACTGCGAGCCCTGTACTTTGCGCTCAGTGCCATGATACACCGATTCCACTATCTCAAGTATGCCCTGGCCTTGATCCTGGTGCTGATCGGCGTCAAGATCGTGCTGATGATGTTGGGAATCAAGTTGGCACCGGCCATCACCCTAAGCCTGACCTTTGGTCTCTTGGCGTCGGGTGTGGGCTACAGCATGTGGCGGACACGACATGAAACCGTTGCGTAACATCACCCGCGCTGATCTAGTGATCAGACTGTTGGTAGTGGCTGTGTCGGTATTGGCCTGGGCCTGCTACCGATAGTCACGACACTAGGTTCTTGACCATCAGGATCTGTTGGTCAATGTCGGCGCGCTGGCGCAAAAGATCCAGCAGCGCGGGATTGCTCTTGGCCAGCTCGACCAGTTCCTGCTCACGGGCCTGGGCCTGTTTGGCCCACTCCAGAACCGAGCGCACTTCCGGCGCTAGGTCCACGTGGGTGGCTGGCATGGATCTCCACATGCTGCCGTCCCAGACTTCGGTGTTATAGGTCTGCACGTTGTAGCGCATCATGCCCAGTCCCACTGCGCCGGTGTTGCTGGCATACACACTCTCACTCCAGGCGGTGAGCCCGGGTCCGGTCTTGATCATTGTCGCATGCTTTCCATGGTGATGAGTTTGCCCAGTTCCCGATCAAAGTCCTGTTCTTCGGTGATGATGTAGTGGCGAGAATCCATGCGATCTCGAACTCGGTCATGTGCGCGAAAGGTCACCACAAAACCACCTATGACTTTTTTGACCATGATATGCAGTCCGTCTCCCCAATTGGTGCTTTCTTCGGGCTGAACCTCTAACAACGTGTCAAGAGATTGCTTAATAGGCCTCCCATGTCTGGGCTGCTCCATTGCCCAGCGGAATTTTGCCAAAAACCATTTGTCAAACCATTTCATAAAGGCTCCTTTGATATCAATTTGCGACGTGCAGGCGTATATTGTCCCGCACCAGTACCGTCACCGTTGATGGAGTTGTACCCAAATCCCAGCCCACGCCCGCCATCACCGTGTTCCAACCAAGGAGTGATGTATTCGCTCACAGCACCGTAGCCATTACCGCTGGCAAACGCCGTGGAGCCGAAGCCTTGTCCGTTGCTGTATCTGTCACCGTAGCCAAATCCTTGGCCATGCCCACGTCCATCGCCGTAGGCGTGCCCGAACCCATCACCATAGCCGTTGCCACTGGGGGTACCTACTGGCCAATACATGCCAACCCCCACTCTTGATCCACGGGCACCGAAAAGATTTCCACAGACTCAGGGATGTCAAGATCAGCCATGGGTCTGAGATCTGCTTGCTCGGGATGTTGTATCACACCGTTGAATCCAATCTTTTCCCACTTGAAAACCCATACCACGCGGCTGAGTCGTATGCGTCCGTGCTCGCGACGTGCGTCGCCGGCAAAGATCCAACCACGATCCAGTACCATGATCACTCTATTGCTCATGCGTTTGTCTCCAATGTATCCACTATCATGTCAGCAAAGGCTCTGTGCGCTTCCACACCTGGGTGGATACCATCGGGATCAAGGCTGTTGATGACATGGCTGTATTCATACATGCCAACGCCAGGCTCGGCCCGCACATAGTTGGCATCAAAATCTTTTATCACTGCGCCCAGGGTCTCGTGCTGGGTGTAGTCCATCATGGTCATGAAACGAAACGCCAGACCTTGATCTTGTAGGTAGTGCATGAACATGCGTAGCAGCGTGGCGTTTTGTTGTTCCACGCGCTCAAAACCCATGTCCTTAATCACGGCGTGGTGGCCAATCAACCATCCGTAGTCCAGCACTGTGCCATCCCAAGGTATGGTGTGCAGATTGGGATGATCCAGCCCGCATTGTACATGATATCGAGCAGGATCGCTGACATTGAATACCACCAAGGTATGCTGTGGGCGATAAAGAAATTTGGTCAGCACATCGCAGATCGTGATCACCGTGGGCATGATACCACCGCCACAAAACGACAGATTCACCAGGCTATTTGCCTCCAGCCGTTGCGCTAAGAATCCAGCCCAGGTCTTGGGATCGCTTGCATTGTCGCCCACATAACTATTGCCGCCCCGGAAATTCGCCTTGGTAGGAGGAACACCGCCGATACCATCAGCAGTGAAACTACACCCAGCCGTGATCAAATGTCTATACTTCATCGGGATCGGTCACCACGCTCCAGCCCAGTCTACGTAGATCCTCTCGTATTTCATCCGTGACCGCGCCCTCGCCCACATAACCTTTGGAGCCATCTTCGTCGCCATTTCCGAGACCACTGCCTATGCCCGAGCAGTACCAGTCGATGTAGTCACCTTCCTCGCGCATGTCGGCAATGATGCCACCGGCATAGCGCCAACTGCAACTCCACTTTTCGCCCTTGAGCACCGGCCATACCTCGATGCGCTGGAAGTCATTGTTGCACATGGCCGCATAGAGATGCTGGCTGTATACTTCGCTGGTGCGCACCTTGTCCAAGATCCAGTCGGTGGTGCGGAGATCGTGCTCCATGTTGTTGTGCGACCACTCAACGTCATCCTCGCTGGCGCGCTTTTTCTGCATCCAGTCCTCTTCAAAGCGTACCATGTTCTGGTAGTTTTTGTCGGTATCAGGATCGCCACCTTTTTCAATCACGCGCTCACGCAATCGATCGATGCCAAAGGTGCCCCGCTTGGGGCTACGGCTGATCATTGCAGTTTCCTTTGCTCGGAGTTTTCGTGGAAGGCATCCAGGATGCGATCCTGCTCATCGGGCGGCAGCATGTCAAATTGATCTTCTGTGAGTGGTTCGCCCAGTTCAATCAATTCTCCGTTTTCGGCCAGACGAGTCAGCTCAGCCACCATGGCATCCAGTTCTTCTTGTGTGCCTTCGAAGTTGTCAAAACAACCGGGAGCAAATTCGATCTTGAACTTTTTTTCTGTGGACATAATCGTACCTGTGAAATGGTGGGCCCACTAGGATTCGAACCTAGACTCAACGGATTATGAGTCCGCTGCATTGACCGTTATGCTATAGGCCCAGTGTTTGATTATACTAGGTCAGTGAGTCTGTGTCAACTCATCATTGAGCACTTGGTCGACCAAATCCCGCAGCAGCACATGGTGCCAACCATGATGCCAATGCCGCGGCATCCAGGAATGGTCGGCGTACCAGTCAGGCTGTGATTCGGGATGACATCCTATCAAGGTCAATCGATCCTGATGTATGGCCATGGCCTGCCCGGTCTCGTATCTAGCCACTACCTGATGTGGTCCCGAACCTACAAAGCATGCCCCGTCATAAAAGTACATGCGAGTGTCATGTCCTTGCCACGTCACTGGCATGGCCTTGGGGTGTGGTCTGCTGGTGTTGGCGACGGGCTGGCGTATGTACTGCTCCACTTCGATATCACGCAACAGGTCAAAATAATGACGTCCCGCCCAGTAGGCGCCCATGCAGATCCCGATGTAATGTCCCCCAGCAACCACAAAATTGCGTATGGCATCCGCATGATTAAACATGAGACGATCATAGGTGTCGGCGTCCCCGGTGCCGCCAGGCACCACAACAGCATCAACATCCTGCCAGAAACTTGCTTCTATTTTGTGCCGGGTAAAGATCTTGAATCTATAGTGCCCGGCCAGGGCATGCATGACTCCATTGGCGCTTTGTACAGAACACTGTGGTTGGTGTACAAATATCGCCAGAGTTTTCATTATGCAGGCTTTTGTTTGGTTAGTTCACACATCAACAAAAAATGTTCATACGCCCGGCGCACCGATTCATGCTGCATCAATCGATCCGCTTCGGCTGACATAGCGTCCACCGCTGCCCTGGCCAGATCATAATATGATCCGCGTCTCAGGCTCCGAGCTTCATCACCCCATACTGCGATTAGGTTCAACCAAGCCTCGTGTTCCTGGGGCGTGAGAGCCCTGCGGGGAGGTTGCACCTGATCTGCTGTATTTAAGGCCGCGCAGATGGCTTCTTCTGCTATGCGCCCGGCTGCGATCATGGCAGCGTAGTTGGGTTCTACATCGTAGCGACGGCTCTGCCCCCCGGGGTAGCACATCACGAGATGCGCACCTTGCGGGAAACTGTCTAAAACGTCGTTGTCGTATTCGGCGCAGGGCACATAGCGGCGCCCCACTTTCTTATAGAGAGTTGCCATGCTGGATCCTTCCAATAATGGCTTGCGCATCCGAAAAATCCGTTATCTCTTGCTGGTCCATGTATTCCATGATCATGACATCCACCAGGGCTTGGGCTGTGGGTCGCACACGCGGCGGCAGTGCCTGCATCCAGGCTCGCAGTTCGTCGATGCCGTCAAGGCTCCAAATATGGTCGCAGAGCTCGCGTTGTAGCGGTGTGAGGTTGGTGAGTGTGATCATGATTTCTGGGACAGTTGTTTCATAAGATAAGCCTGCTCGCTCTTGATACGGCGTTCTTCTAAGGACGCCAAATACCGCGTTTTGCCATCCCCATCGAGTTGGTTGATGGCCCCGGCCAGCATGGCCATCAGGGTGCCTGTGGCATAAGGGTAGCCATCCACTCCGTGAATGGTGGTTTTGTTTTCTTTTAGCACCGCAGACACCATGTCATCGATGGCACGACTGATCTGGGCATAGGTGATCTCGGGTTGGGCCAGTCTATCGGTCAGCATGCGTTTTTTCCTCATGTCAGTAGTGCTGGGCCCAATGCACAAACTCGATCATGTCCGAGTCTACTTTGCCAAAGATCACGCGCTCCACTTCGTCCAAGGGCACATTGAGACGATGGGCGATTTGGTATTGATCCAGTCCCTGACCACGCAGATCCTTGATCTTTTGTTCGGTTTCGGTCATACCATGTGCCTCTCGTTGTGATCTTGATACCACATCCGGAGTTCTTCCTCCAGGCGCTTGACTTCGTCAAAGTTCTGGGCGCGTCCCAGCATCTCCACAAAGTTTCGCAAGGTAGTAAGTTCCACACGGGTACCAATGGGCATCACTTCAAAGTCATTGCTAGGCATTGTTTCTCTCCTTGTTGATTTTGAGATAGTACATGGTCAAATCACTATCGGGCTCCAACCTCAACACACGTTCCGGCAGGCATCGATTGGTCCAGTTGTAGCGATGATCACGATGGCTCCATGCCACCTTGATCACACGCGCACAGATCTTTTCCACGCGCCCCACGCAGACATGACTGGCTCGCGCATAGGCCACGTAGTCACCTGCTACCAGGGGTCTTCCCATCATATCTTGTGCTAATAATGCAGACTGCATCATGCTGTCTCCCACTCTACTTCGTCCAGAAACTGGATGTGTTCACTGCCGTCGTACTCTTGCACGACGAACTTCCTGCCCTGATCAATCCACACCACTTCAAGACCCTCCACACTGATGTAGGCATCGGGGTACTTGATGGCACAGATCTCCTGTGCCTTGACGTAGACATCATCAAAGTTGGTTTCGTTGAGCAAAAGATCAACCACCTGGGCATCATACAGCATGCCGGGGTAACTTTTGTTCCAGGTGCTCCAGCCCGCACCAAAGCCCCGGCTGATCAACACCGCGACCTTGCCGTCACGGTACACGCGGGAGGTTGGTGGTGCTTGATTCATCGCGCCCCTCGATATATTTCTTTCATGACATGCTCAAATACCTTGGCAGTGTCACTGGTGCAGTACAACGCAAAGTCCGTGATCAATGCCGTAAAGCCGGCCCTCATGGTATCTAGATCATCGCCACGATTGAACAACAGAGTGACCCGTTTGTTCATGGTATCGGCCACCTTGTCCATGATCACGCGACTGTGGGTGTTGGTGCCCAGTTTCCATTGCTCGGGACTGAGATTCACGCTCACGGTGGTACGGATAACGATATTGGGATGCGGCTTATAGATGTTCAAACACTTGCCCTCTTTTCACGGACGTCGCTGTTGAGATTGGGACGCAGGTCCCGTATCAATTCTCGCTCACGAGCATGCGCCTCTCGCTTGCCGCGTATCACTTCCAGGATGCGGAACTGGAATGCTCCGGTGCCGCGCTCGCGCATGGCTTCGTACAGCAACCAAGACTTGTCTTCAGTGCGGCTGCGATAGATGTGCTTGTTGATGCGGGTCTTCACGCTCTTGAGCACCGTGCTTTCAGTCTTTGCGGTGACACCAATGTAGAAATCGCGACCGCTGTCAATCTGGTATATGATATGAGTGCGGTCTGCGCGTCGCTTGCGGGGTGACTTTTTAGCATCCATGTTCGTAGTATACGACGCCTGGGGTAAGCAGTCAACCAGAATAATCCATTAGAAATCAATGACTTACAGGCGACGTAAGTCATTGATTTTATTAGGGCCCTATTTGTGGCTTTTTCGCAACAGATCAGCGTTGGCAGATCTGCTGATAATGCGTGAGATTTCCCCAGTAATCATACACCGGGATCTTGTGGCACACCAAGGGGCGCACATACTCGGGGTAGGGATAGGGGTAGTTGGGCGGGGGGTAGGGTGCAGGGCGATACACCACCGGGGGCGGCACACCGATGACCACGCTCACAGGCGGGTAGTGCCGATGCCCGTGATGCCCGTGATCGTGCCCACGATCACGGCTGAGTTGATACCCAATCACGGCGCCCACTAGAGCGCCCACCACGGCCCTGTCATCGGCCTGTGCAGCAGGGGCAAACCCCGCCGCTGCCAACGACAGCGCGATCACAGCAACTAGTGTCTTTTTCATGTCAGTTCCTCGGGGAAATGCCCCATTACAATATCATGATAACACAGGTGCATTTTGATGTCAACCTGTGCTAGACCCTGTAAATCACTGCAGGGTAACGCCCTCACAGGCGCTTTCTATCAGGGCCACCGCGATCGTGCTGAGTTCAGCACAATGCTGCCTATGTGCTTCGTGACTGCTGTCCCACCAAGCGTCAAAATTGCCGCTGTGCAGCGACACCCACATTTCCATGAGCGCAACAAAGTCATCTGCGCCCAAATTCTCCAACAATAGATGCCCAGCGTCATCCAGTCCATCCACCATGTCATTCACGGTTTGGTAACTGTAGATCTCGCCATCTGTGTGCAGAACTCTGTACATCCGATTTCCTCGGTGATTTATAGTATGTATAACATAACACGAAAAACCCCGGCTCGTCAATGCATCTAAACCAAACTCATTTAGATGCATGGTTGGGCTGTGTAAGTCATTGATTTTCAAAGGATTTCAGTGTTTGCCCACGTTGCGCAACCAATTTTCCACGTCGCCGTACAGCGTGGCCATCATGGCTTCCCGGGTGCTGAACAACACCAGGCGCCGTGCCCGGCGATCCAGATAGTAGGGCCATTCCAGTTTGCGATCCAGATCCAGCAGCATGGCCTGTGTGAGGTTGCGGCTGTCCAGTTCCACCTGCCAGCTCACGATGGCCGCTGCGCACAAGGCTTGGTATCCAGTCTCGGTGAGGCGGTAACCACCATCACGGCGGATGTTCTGATACCATGTTTTCATGGCACGTTCCAATGTGATGTTGTTGCCGCCTGGCAGCAGGTCCAGGATTACCTGCGTGATGTCACGCCGGCTTTTCGCCACGGTACACTACCTGACCTTCCCGGAGCAGCACCACGCTGAACTTGTCGGTCTTGAACTGGTGGTTGAGCTTGCGAGCCAGATTGATGGCGTGTCCGGAATTGCTGAAAGACACCTTCTTGTACTTGGGGCCGGGATACTGTACCAGCATGTTGGCGGTCTTGAGGTTGATGGGTGCGCCATCATAGAAAACCGCGTAGATGCCCGTGGCTGCCAAGACCTGCTCGGTGCGATAGGTTTGGCGATCTGTGATCTCGGCCAGGATTTTGGGTTTGGGTCTGCTCATCAATATCTCCTATGATATTTATCATAGGAAACACCGATTTAGAACGACCCGCCCTGGATTTCCACTTGCAATACCTCTGCGGCCTGCGGTTTTTGGGCCGTTGTGCGCAGTTCTTCCACTATCAAGAGCAGGCGCGTGATATCGGCATGGAGATCACGGGCTTCACCCAGGGTCATCATGACATCTCGTGTCTGTCGTGCTTCTGCGCTCTTGATGCGGTCAATGAAGCGATTGATGTGGATCATGAGCGTCGTGCCTCGTCCGCGGACATGAACGGGCCCTGATATTCATAGCGTTGCAGCAGGATCAATTTGGGGCAAAACATCACGCGCCAATCACGCCCATTGCGACGCACACGGTACCAACCTGCGGCCAACCAGGATCGGCTGCGCGGTTCTGTAGTCCACAGGGGCAGTTGATGCTTGACATCAAACATGGCGTTGTGCGCGGTGCCCTTGGTGGGGTAGCCATGCACCGATCTAGGATCTGCTTCGGGTGCCTGACGCTCGGCGGTTTCAAATTCTACATCGCCCAGTCTCTGGCGCAACATGCTGAGCGTGGTGACTTCCACAGTGTCACCATAGAGGTTCACAGCATAACCACCTGTGGTGGCTTCGATATTGCCGATCTTGCGATCCTGATCTCGCAAGATCCAGTACTGGTCGGGTATCACGGCTTTGGCTTTGATCATGTTGTCTCCTGGTCTCTTAAATGTCCCGCGTAGGGACTGTTCAGCCACCGGGCAAACACTTCGGCCTGCTCGCTGATTTTGTTGAGTTCAAAACGTCCGCAAAATCGCATGAAGTGTACACCTACCTGGGGCTGGATACCAACTCGCACGTTGTCGTGGATGGCAGCGTCTACCGCGGCCTTGACATCGCTGGGCTGGGCAGTAAGGTCTACCAGTTGCCGATTGCGATGATAATCATCCAAGACTCTGTGCTCTTGTCCTTCGTGATCGGTCCAGCGGCTCAGCATGAGATTGTTCCAAGCATAACCCTGTCGTTCACGATCTGCAAAGGCTTCCTGCAATCCCACGCGATTCTTGGTGCCCTTGACCCTCACACCGGGATAGGCCGAGAACACATTGTCAGTGGGATCACCCCTCATGCACTTCTCAAACAACAACCACTGGGGGTCAGGAGTGGTCTTGGGCTGCTGGGTTTTCTTGTCTAGTACCGGCTGATTCTTGGCATCAAATATGCCCTGTATGGTCAGCAGTTCATCTGTGATGCCGTTGTATTGCTGTACGTTGGGTGCCAACAGTTGAACGAAGTCAGTGTCGCTGGACACAATAATGTGTTCATCGCCGGGGTGTAAAGCGATCCAGCGGGCAATGACATCGTCCGCTTCGGCCCGTTCGTGCCTGATCACGGAGCAGTTGGTGTGCTCCAACAAGTATTTAGTCAAGTGATCGTAGGTTTCCCAGAACACCTGCTCTTCTTCACGCTCTTTTTCTGTCAGTGCAGCACGGTTTTCTGCACGATTGCGCTTGTAGGGCGGATATACATCCTTGCGCCAACTGCGTCCCTCCAGGGCAAATACCACGTGATCCGCAGGGAATCTACGGTATACCTTGTTGATGCTGCTGAGCGTGATGTGCAGGGCGTAGCCAACTTTCTCCCATGTGTCAGCAGCCCGGAAAGCCGCGTGACGGGCACGGAAGAACACATTGGCTGTGTCCATGAGAAGATATCGCATCGAGATTACACCAGTAGTTCGTTATCTATGATGTAGTTTAACATGAAATTGGCCCAGGCCGCATGGGCTTCTTGTCCGAAATGCCAAGATTCGGGCGAAACAGTCCTGAAGCGATTGCGTTTTAGATATGCGTCGTAGGTAAAGTCTGGGCTGTAGGGCATGATGTAGTTCACGCCCCAGTCTCGCCGCTGGCTCTGCACAATGTCACCAAAATGATTGTTGCCGTTGAAAAACACATGGCGCACATTTTGGGCCCGGAGTTCCAAATGCAGTTGCCAGATGTCTTCGTGTGCGCGTCGTGCGCAGTCACGATAATCCATGTCAGCAACCCACTGACGATAGCGTTTGTGATGTTTGGCGGGGACATCATCTGTGCCCGAGGCTGTGACCTGATAACTCACACCATCGATCCACCATTCTTCACGCTCCCAAGTGCTCCACTGGATCACTATCAAGGTCTCGGGCAACCAGGACTGATTGCGTGACAGCCACTCGCGCGTGGTGCGCAGTATACGGGCATTGCTGCTGGCCGACTCAGCGTCGGTGTGCAACACTGCCTTGATGTTTTCGCTGAGTCTCTTGGCCCAACTCACTTGCCAGTTATCGGGATGCGGTGCTCGCTTCATGTAGTTGAAGCGCGGATCATCCTCGGCAAAGGCATGTGGATTTACTGCTTCAGCGGCAGCAGCGTGGCTGTCACCGTTGACGTAGAGTTTCATGGCCGTGTGACCTTTTCGGCTTCGGCTGCTGCCACGCGCTTGCGCAGACTGCTGCTGCTGAACGAGTGATCTCGACCGTTGTAGATGATGTCAATGCCGCGCTGAAAACATTCGTCGCGACCAGAAAAATCTTTGTTTTCGTATTCCACGCCCAGGATGCGCACATCCAGGGGCAGGATCAACAGCAGGTCTATAAGATCGCGTTCGGTCTCGTACACCACCACCTCGTCCACGTAGCGACAAGCCGCTAACTGTATCTGTCGCTCCACGATGCTCTGCACGGGATGATTCTTGGTGTCGGGACGATCTATAGTGGGGTCGGTTTGTAGACCGGCAATGAGATAATCGCAGTGATTCTTGGCTTCGCTCAGCATGGCTATGTGGCCAGCATGCAGCATGTCAAAGGTGCTGAACGTGATGCCGATCTTCTTGCCATCGGCCTTGAGCTGTTTGACATGATTGAAAATCATGCGACCTCCCGGAACATTTGTCGCCGGCCTTCTTCACCCAAGACAGCATCAAAGATTTCTCGGGTGCGCTGCATCATGGCACAGGCCAGCATGAGCTGATCATGGCTATTCATGCACTCCATGATCTGCCGGTCCACCGGCACCATGAGTTGTTCCATGCGTGTTTTTACTGCGTCGTCTGTCATGTCATTACCTCTTGACCAGCACTCCCTGTAGTGAAGTGGCCTGTGCAAATTGTTCTATACCGGTTTGGAAAATACCAGGACTTAAATTGTCATTGATCAACTGTGCTAATTTTTGGTGATTTGCCGGCATCAAATGTCCCGTCCTAGCATCCAAATAGTGATCATGCCAAGCTCGACATGCATCGTCACTATCGAACAATGGTCTGATCTCCCAACAAGATACGTCGTACAAGTTGAATTGTAACTTCAAAGGAGGAAAAAAACAAGGGATCACCATGACGTTTGGCCAGGTGCGCATGACATGATGTATAACGGCAGCATTGACAAAGTTGTCTTGCTCTACGTCTACCAGTTCCATGTAGTAGTCGCGATACACTTGCTGTTTGCGTTGCACTCTAGAATCTTTGCTGACAATAGGTTCAGTCACGCGCCAATGTTGCCAGGTTCGTGGCCATGGTGGACCATAAGGAGTTGGAAAACTCAGTCGCCCTGGCATGGTAGCGCACCATATGGCCAACTCGTAGTTTGCTGCATGCTCCTGCAGTCGCTCCACGCTGAACATGATGCTGCTGCCAGGTTCGCCATGGCAGGTCACGTCGTGCCCTAGATCAGCCAGATACCTCCACCAAATTGGAGTTTGGTCAGCGTGGGCATAACTGTCGCCAAAGACCCCAATCTTCAACTGTGTTCTCTCCGTCCTCCGCCGATGTCGCGACTGCGAGTGTAGCGCACCTGTGGATTCATGGCCTGTTCTTGTTCCCAGGTTTCTAGCACACGTTGCGACAAACATTCTGGAACCAACGATCCACGATGTCGGCATCAGTATCTCTGGGATCCTTTTGATATCCAGCGCGTACAAGATTGGCCACGAACTTGTCATTCCAATCTAGTTCAAACGCACCAGAGTTGATGTCCTCGGGATCAATGTCCATGCTGATAACTGTGATATAGGGTTCACCGCGCTCGTTGGCCAATTCTTTTTCGGTCTTCTCAGGCGGCTTGGGCGGTTCAGGACGAGGTTCAGCAGCAGCTCGGGGCTTGACCGGCTTGCGTCCAATATTGAGTAGTTTGTTCCAAAGTTTCATGTGGTGTACCTCAGTCGCGACTGGCTTGCGCGATCATGTCTTGGTATTCTGCATTGGGATGGTCACGCAGTCTTTCGTGGTATAAGTCTATCACGGTCTTGGCCGCAGTGGCCGGGAACAGACTGGGGTGGATGGCATGCAGTAGACTGGCCACGCCGGCACCAATCAGTCTCAGTCCCGCTATCAGGGCCCAGCGGCTGTGTTCAGCGTAGGTTACTCCGCTTTCAACTAGATGTGGGTGCATGATCAAGTTCCTGTTGTTTGAATGCATACAACAAAATAGGACGACTGGGCTTCATGCCGCTCAGGACTTCGGGCAAGTCAAAGCGTTTGACTGCTTTCAACACATGCCAGGGACTCAAGTCACGGGCAATGTCTTGATTGATGCGGTCTAGATCAGCAGGCATGCTGTCGTCAAACACTGCCAGGTAGAGTTCGTTGTCCTGGAAATCGCCCACGACCTGGAACTGTGACGTGCCAAAGTGTTCACGCAAGTATGTATCCAACGGTGCTATGTCCACGGCTCTTTTACCGCGCCAAATTTTGTAGTTGCGCGCCCGAAAACGAACGCCGTGATCCAGCGACTCAAAAACATCTTCGATGCTGTGCCATGCGTGTCCGGCCCAACGCACATCCACGCTGGTGGGGTTGAAACGATATTCAAGATTGGGCATGATCTCGTGAAACACGCCGGGCTGGAAATCTTTATAGTTGTCCGGCGTGATCCTGCCCACAAACATCACGCCCACTTCGCTGCACCCAAAGATATCCAAGATCTCGCGCGGCTTAAGATTTTCCATGACCCACGACACCTTGTTGGGTGTGGTACCGCGTATGCAATGCAGGCTGAGTTTGCCCATGAGATCCGTGGGTCTGGCACGGTCAAAGTCCTGTAACCAGTCATAGGGCACCAGCATGCGTGTCACGCCAAACTGATAGGCATAAGGCAGCACACGACTGGCAAAGGTTGCACCATCATAGGTTCCACCTTCTAGCAGATCGGACCGGCTCCAAAAATGTGTGCTGCTGACGTGCAGCAAGGGAATGGCATAGTTGAGAAACAGGCTGGCATGATGCAGCGTTTTCCAATGAAAGGCACGGTCATGCATGTTGAAACCAAACATACCAATGAGGTTGTGCGTGAGATCCGCAACCAATTGGTGTGTGAAGTCCACGATCTTGGGCATTCCCGTGGTTCCGCTGCTGTGCGTTTTCACTGCCACGGTATTGGCGTCTATGGGCGCTGATATCTGCCACTCAATCTCGGCGTATTGTGCCTGTGGCGCGTAGTCCGTGGTGCTAAAAGAGATCTTGTCGGCAAAGGCCTCGCGCACCACATGATCATGTATGACCACGTCCACGAAGTCATAGAAACCGCGGAACTCGGGAATGGCAGTATAGCCTACATGGAAGTCGTGTACAAATACATTGGCGCCCAACTCCCACACCGCCTGCAGGCAAGGCACGATGTGGTCAAAGTTGTTGTGCCCAATAAACACCGTGCGGCCCACGGTGTCACCACCCAGCAAGTGATAAAGTTGGTGTTTGTAAAACAACCTGCGGTTGTTGATCTCGACATGATCAATGAGATTGCCATGGAAATCTATCAGACGCAGATCTCTGCGTATCAGTTCCGCGGCATTCACGAATTGCGTCATCAAGTTCCCCAGGCGTTGCGCCAGATATCCACTTGCAGTCTTGGGCTGTAGCGCCATCCGCGCTGCATGGCCAGTCGTGCCACCTGCTGAGTGTTCAAGTTATATACCTGCGGAACTCCGCCCACGGGCATGAGATAGATGGGACCCGAGAAGCCTGCGCCACGGAATTCTTGTACCGCACGGTCTGCATCCTCCACATCCTGCTCAGTGGCCACCACGAACTTGAGATAGGTCATGCCCAATTCTTGATAAGACGCCACTACTTCGGGACGTATGGCCTTGTCCCAGGGTTCGCCTGAGCATGGCAGTTTGGGACTCACGCTGAAAGTGAGATTGTCATGATCTCGACCGTGACGTGTGAAATCTGCAAACAGGAAGTCATGCATTTCAGCATAAAGCGCCTGTGTGCCGTTGGTCTCGAACGTTAGATTCTGCAGGCCGCGTTGCATGCACAGCCCGATCATTTCGGGATACAGTTGCTGATAGCCCAACAAGGGCTCGCCGCCCGTGATCACGAGATGCACGTCGTCTTGGAAACGATTGTTGGTCCAGTTCCCGCCGGGAATCAAGGCATGCATTCGATCCACGATGACATCTACAGAATCCTGCTCATTGAACCGCTTGAACTCGGGATAGATGCTGGCATAGGTATCGCAGCCCGATGTGACCAGGGGTAGGTCTTCAAACTTCTGATAGCGTGTGGGCTCTCGTCGTATGTCATCAATGATGGCGACCACTTCGGGATTGTGCCCGTCAATGACTTCATCCCGCGGGCGCCCAAACTTGCGGCAGCGGAAGTTGCAGCCAAAGGTTCTAAAGAACACACTGGGCACACCGGCCCAGCGTCCTTCGCCCTGCAGGCTGTAGAATACTTCTGTGTAGGTGATCTTTTCCATCTATACCTCTCGGGTTTCGTCTAGGTTTGAATCACTGGGAAACTTGAAACTGCCAAACCTGATCAACAGCAAACTGATGGCCAGGATCAATATAGCGCCACACATGGCCACGATCTCCCAGATCTTGTCATGAGCAGCCACCAGGTCCACCACGTATCTTGTGATGGCTGTTATGGCTATGTAGGCCAGGAACCGCACCGGCATGTGATTTGTCTTGAAGTAGATGCCTACCATGGCACCGATCTCAAGATAGATAAACAGCAGCAATAGATCCTGCACCGAAGCATGATGCTTGTCCAGCAGTCCAATGAAAGTCCATGTAGCAGCCCACACCGTGGCAGCACCTATGGCAAACAAGGCCAGCCGGTGGAACACACCAACCAGTTGATTGCCCAACTGGTCTAGTTTGTTCATGAGTTTTGTTGTGGCCATATTTCTTCCCTAAGATATCTCAACAGTTCCTTGTCCGTGGGCTCAACGGCGTAGTTCTTTTTGAAAAAGATCTCATAGGAGTCAGACCCATACTTACCGATACCATACAACATTGTAGCATCATCGCCGTGCCAAGTCAAGAAATCGCGAGTCATGCGCTGCAACCTATTATAGCGCACATTAACCATGCCCAAGGGCCAAATCACATCACGCACATCCTGTTCGCGTGCCTTGACAAACTCCAAGGGACTGCGCCAGCGACTCATGAACACAGGGAACACAGTTTTAACTGGCTTGCGCCCAGTCTGGTTCAGCATGATCACAGCCACCATGTGCTGCCACTTGCCCCAGACAGTGTCTAGGCCATCGGGCAACTGTTGTTGTACCATGAGATCATCGCGCAAGGGCTTGAGCATAGTCGGCTCTCCAGAAGTCGGCCGCGGCCGAGTGTGCTTGTTCAAGTGGGTGTAGTCCAGGTTGTGTAATGGGGTAATCATGATGCCGACACCACTCCAAAAAGGTCATACCATCCCAAGTGCGCAGGCTGGGGCGTGTCAAGTCCAGCAAGGCCTGTGAGTATGCAGGAGCATGTTGGTCGCTGTCAACCAATTCGGGATCCATGTAGGTTTCAATGCTGGTGATGCCGCGCTGCCGGAGAAACTGCTGTGTGACAAACATGCTGTTGAGACTGCGCCACTTTTCCCATGTGCTGCTATGGCCTGTGAACTTTTCATACACATCCAATACGGCACGCGAATCAGCCTGATTCATGTGTTGGTGTAGTTTGCTGGGCACACAGGTTGGTCCCAGAGTGACCCAAGATTCAGTGGAGACCACATAGAAATCCCAGCGCAGGGCCCAAGTCCAATTGATCACGGCCAGGGTGTTGTGCGAGTGGTTTGTGGCAAAATATTCCACGACCTGGCGAGCAATAGCATCGTTGCCGCAGCCAGGTATGGCTCGAGTCTCGTAGTCGCAGCCTAGGTCAGCGGCAATGCGCCCCGGCCATGCTCGGTGGCCATCGGCGTTGTCCTCAAGTTCGGATCCATATACGAAACTGTCGCCAAAACTTACAATTTTTATTCTCGCAGAGCCCAATGGTTCTCTCCTCTTATTTGGTCCAGCGTATCATTAAAATTTTCGCTGCGCTTCCAGAGTCCCTTGTCAAATGGCGTGTTCTCGATCCCCTGTATCAAGCCTCCTAACATGCTACGTTGTTCCTCATCTAGATCCATGTCACGGCACCGCACAAGATATTGCAAAACTTTGCCACGTAGATGATCCGGCCAATTATAGGCTGAAAGATAGTATGGTCGATCACACACAAAAAACTGGTGCCGGCAACCAAGATCTCCATGACGACCTTGGGGTTCTCGACTCAAGGCCTGTGCCCAACGTCCCAACTCCAATACCGGCGCCAATCGCATCACGTTGAGGTTGCTGACCACGGTGTTGATGTCAAGGCTTGAACTGTACTGGGCCAGCCAGGCTAGATTGGCGTGCACCAAAGACCAGTTGGTACCATGTCGGACAATCTCGGCATCTGCACCCACAGCATCAATGCTGACGGTCCAGTGCAGATTGGGCAATCTCAGGGTGAGTTCGCGCCAAAAGTCATCGGTGAAACTGCCATTGGTGGTGATCAACACCTGCACATCAGATCTCCCGCTGGCCAGCACATGTTCCAACATGGTTCTAACTTCGGGAATCAAAGTGGGTTCACCGCCTGTAAACATGAAACGTCGTATCTGGCCTACGTTGTTCAGTATCCAATCACGATTGATGTCTTGCACACGCACGGTTTTGGTTTCCGGACGATCACCGTACCATTGCAGCAGGACCGGATTCTGTTTGGCTTCGTTGCTGATAGCATGACTGAAGTCGGGGTGGCAACTGCGGCAACGGTAATTGCAGATATTGCTGCTGCGATAGTCTATAAAATCAATATTGGTCTGATCACTGATTTCATGATTGTAGTCGCGTAGAGCCTCTGTACGCATGCTGCGTCCGTGTCTTTGTTCGCTGACCCAACAGCCGTTGCAAACTTTAGGCTGTTGGCCGGACAGAAACTGCTGCTGTAGATTGTTTAACCATGGGTGATTGACCCATTGGTCCAGTGTTACAGCCTGCCGGGGTATTTGACAACAAGGACTGACTCCGTGGCTATCAACAAATACCGACTTAAACGGCAGAGGACAGTACCATTGCCGGCCAGCCTCGGTCATTTGGGCAAGAAAAATCCGTCCAGTTTGGGAGGTTGCCAATCGTCAGGCTTGAGTATCTTGCCATCTTCTCGGCGTCGTACCTTGCCAGTCTTGGGATCAATCTTGGCAAAGTTGCTGCGCATGACTTCTTTCCATGCACCTTTACCATCGGCGCCTAGGCTGTGAATAGCACCCACTGTGACCACAATGATGTCGATCAAGGCATCCAACGCTTCAACATCATCCTTGGATTGCAGAGCTGCCTGTAGTTCTTTGTGTTCTTCTGCGATTAGATCACAGTAGAGATTGAACTGCGCATCATCAAATTTATCCACGGTCTGCCCGCAGGCTCGCATGAATTTGCGTTGATCTTCAAATACGTCACTCATTACTGATGCTCCTCTTGTGGATTCCAACGACGCCACCATTCTTCCCAGGGAAACACTATCCACTGGGGATCGTCTATCTTGTTGATGGTTTCCGCACAATAGTCAACGTCCAGTGCGCTGGCACTGTTTTGATTTTCATACAGCACAGCCACGCGCACATTGTTGTTCCATACGTCCTGCCAGGCAGCATCCTTGGGCAGGCAACTGATCTGCCAGTCATTCTTGATCCAGGTCAGGGTGGCTCCGCTGTCATTGATGTCATCTACCAGCAGGATGTTCTTGCGACGTGATATGTGGCTGCTGGTGGGCATTTCTTCCGTGCGCTCGCTCTGGGGCACATAGCCATATGCGTCTTCGGACATCCAGGCGTTGGTCTCGCAATCCATTTCTTGGCCGTCGCGCAACGTGACCTTGAGTGTGTGCATGTGACAACCAAGATACTGGCTGATGAGGTTGGCGGGAACCAAACCACCGCGCGTGATGCCTACCACATAGTCCGGCTGCCAGCCGTCACGCCACATCTGGCGAATGAGCTCCTGCACTTGGCGCTGCACATCATTCCAGCTCACATAAACTTTTTTCATGCATACCTCGTCATCTGTCGGTTGGTATCAAACGCCAACATCTTGGCCCAGGGATCGCGTTTGCCTTGTTGGCACTCGGTGTAGGCAGTGGTATCATAGCCCTTTTCCGTCATGTACTCATGCAAGCGGTGTGCGTCTTGCATGCGTAGTTTTCGGTAGTTGGGATGGTTGAAGTCCCGAGGATTTTGAGGATTTCCCTCTAGTTCCCACATGCGCCTACCATCAAATGTAGCATCTTTGTTGTTGCCAGTCAAGTCAAAACGGTCATGATCCACACGTATATCGGTGCGCAGCATGATGTCCAACAACCAAGCAATCTGGCTGATCCAAGCGTCGTTGAGCGGATGCTGGCTGAGATAGCCTAAAACATCGTACCAGGCACGCGGAACAATGGGGAATATGCTGTAGGGATGGCTCTTGTGAGTGTCAAAGGCCTGGATCACAAACCTACCGGTCTCGGCACGGATCTTGCTGTCCCAACCTTTGTCCAGCATCACAGCATCATCGTTCCAGAATATCATCCACTCGCCCTGGGCTTCAGCGGCCAAGGCATTGATATACTCATTGAGTCGTTGGTAACCCAGTCTAGGAAACATCATGATTTCGTATGTGCCACCAGACGCTTCGATGCGCGGCAGTATCTGTGTCTGGAAGTAGTCCAGACTGTCTGCATCATCATCGTCAAACGCCATGATCCATTCAATGTTGGCAGCATCAGCAGCATTGTCTATGAGACTCATGATGCTGCGCTCCAACATGGTGGTTCGACCTCGGGTGGGCAATAATATAGACAGCAACTCTGACATATCAGAACTCCAATACCAAATGACTTCCCATGCGTTGCAGCACTTCGCGAGCCTGCTTGCTCCAACGATCATACAAGGCATCGTCTACCAAGCGGCAATGCTCCAGTGGGCCGGCATCGCGACCAATCCAGATGGGGTGATAATCAGGCCAGTTCACCACGATGAAGCGTCCCCGGAACTGCTGCACTATACGATCCCAGATGGGATCAAACACAGGCTCGGGAATGTGTTCCAGGCTTTCCACCATCATGATGGTATCAAATTCCGCCAAGGGAATTTCATCGATGACATCTTCAATACCACGCGCGATGGGTACCGCGGACTGGTGCAAGCGACCAAAGTAGTGCTCGCCTGTGTCTCTGTACCAGCGATCGGCGCCGGGACTGAGCTCCACGCTGACGCAATCGATACCAAGATGCACTAGAGTATTGGCCACTTCACCGCGACCACCACCGATCTCCAAAACCTTTTGCGGCCGGCGCTTGCCCCAGGCACGTATAAACTCCACCTGCTGGTCAATGTTGTAGCCATGCTGCTCAAATCTACCATTGGGCGTGACTTGGAAGCAGCCCGGGAAGGTTTCGTATAGTTTGGTGTAGCCGATGTCGTGCGCATAACACACCGCAGCCATGGCGTCTCCGAACTTCAAAGCCCGAGCTCGCCAACTGGCTATGCCATCACTGTGGGTGAAATACCCGTAATTGTAGATGTCTTTCATCAGCCCTCGTACACAGCAGAGTTGGCATCGTGCTCAAACACTTCCACGCTGCGCAGGCGCACACCCAGGCCCACGGGATAGCGTGGGCGATGCACTTTGCCTGTGGGCATGCCCCATGCTTCGCCGCGCTGATAGGTTTCCAAGATGTCCTGCATGGTCTTGTAGGCCAGCTCGGCGAATTTTTCACAGCCCACAGCGTCTACTACACGCAGGTCGCAAACAGCACCACGCTCGTTGGGCGCACGGCTCTTGACGTTGTTGTTGCCGTCTGCAGTCACGAGATCATTCATCTGCTGGAAAAACGCCAAGTGCGGATCGTCGCGAGCAATCAGCAGTGTGTGATCAAACATGTACTCTGCCCACTCCTTGAAGGCTTTGAGACCTCCGAAGTCCATGACCCAGTTGCGATCATCCAAGGTCTCGCTTTCAAACACCAGCCGGATGCCGATGCTGTAACCATGCAGCAGGCTGCAATGGCTGTGTGTGCTGCGCCACTGCCGGAAGCAGCAGCTCAAGCCACGGTCGTTACCGTAAGTTTTGGTTGATAGATATTTGGCCATCTTTAGTCTCCACAGTCTAAGATGGCATGCAGAATATTTAGAGTGGGATGAATGCCGAAGTCCACTTGAACTAGTGTACGCGGATATTTAGTGAAAGTCAACACTGTCGGTAAGAACCCGTGCGGTAGTTGGCCTGGCCTGGTATGACACCACGCACGCCACCTACAGGGTCAGGGGTATCACCATGACGCCGTGGTATGAGATGCACATGCGGATACATCACGGTCTGTCCCGCAGCAATGCCACGATTGATGCCCACGTTGTACCCATCAGCCAGTCCCTGCGACACCAAGTCATCACCGTGTTTGTGTGCTGCTCGATAACAGTCCATGACATGGTCCAAGGTGTTCCAGCGCGGCACAAACAGCAGGTGTCCGGGTGCCACAGGAAATCGATCTCGGAATACCACATAGGTGGCACCTTGAGTCTCGATGTCCTGCCAGGGCGCCACTCCCTCAGATTGTGCCTGTGCCAGATCCATGTCAGTCCTGTTCTTCTAAATCTTCCCAGCCATATTTCAGCAGTTCTTCATAGTTCCATTCAGTGTCGCCCTTGGGCATGTAGCCTACGCTGGCGTGAAAACCTTTGCCCCAGGTGCTGAGATAGTCCATATCAACTGACAATGGTTTCTTGTCATAGAAATATTGATTAATATGTGTAGTCATGGTGTTTTCACAAACACCAAACACTAACTTATTGACATCAAAATCATCACCATAAGTTTCTACAACTACACGAAGGAAACTACCTTTTTGTGCATCATAGCACATCAATACTGGTACTGGGTCAACAAGTCCTTTCTTGGTATCGTGTACAAACATTTCTGTGCTATAAACGTGTTTCCTATTGTCTGTATTGTAATCCTTGCCTACACCTTTTTCTGTGTACTTTTTTTGGCTCCAATCAAAATTGCGCTTCTTGGTTTCCTTGTCGTCCCAATCCACAGCACCATCCACATACACAGCCTTGGGATGCAGCACAATCTCAGTAACAGTAAATGAACTGTATTCGCTGCTGACAACAGTATCGTGTTCGATACCATCTAGTTCCCAATATTCTACATACTTACGACCTGGCGCAACTTCGGGGCTGTTACTATCAAAGCCGCCCTCTTCTTCGTCGGACTCACTGTCCTCGTCATCGGTATCTTCATCAAAGTCATCACCATATGCTGCCTTTTCGTGCATGGCCAGGATATGATCTGACAACAGATGCTTGCGATCTTCATCAAGCCAATACTGCACGAATTCTTCTGATACAGTATCTACCATGAGTTCGCCACCATAGCCACCAAAGTCCAGCATGAAGTAACGTTTGCCGGCGTGTGGGTCAACAACTTTCTTGACGGCCTTTTTCTTGGCGGTCTTTTTGTTGGCAGAGATCTTCTTGGCAGGTTTGTCCTTGGACTTAGGCTTGGCCATGGCGTTGTTCCTCTAGCCGCGCCTTGAGTTGTTCAAACATGTATTCGATGCTGAGATTATCAAGTTCGAACTCTGTATCGTGTACGTTTTCGTTTACCACGACAACTTTTTTACCACTATCAGTTTCCAATGTCAGTTTCATCTTGGGTCCTCTTGTTTCAATCTTTCGCAATACGATGCCGGGGCTCTGAGAACAGTTTGAATTGCGGCAGCAACACAAAGCTCAACAAAAAAACAGCGCCCAACAACATCAGTATGGGGGTCAGCAGTAATTTCGCTACAAAATTTTTCAAGTATTGAAGTACCATATGATCCCGAAAAGCATCATGAATGCACAGGTCACGGCCAGCTCGCCCAACAACGATATGCGTTGTTTTTGTTGTGGACATCCGCCCTGCTGGTAATCGCAGAACTGTATGGGTCGGCCTAGATCGTCTAATTGACGATTACATCCTTCCACTGGACATCGATCCGGGGTTGATTTTGTTCTCTGGAACATGTCAGGCCACAATGTTATATTGTTCGCGCAGGATTTTTTTGTAGGGCTTGCCTTCTTCTATGAGCCGGCAAACTAACTTGAGTCGGTCGGCCAATTCAGCCTCGTTGGTCATTTCCAGTTTGACTACAATGGTGCGAAGTTCGTCTAGTGTGATGGGAAGATCCATGTCAAGTTCCTATGTGTTACTGGTGGCCCTTCATGCTCAAGCAGATGTCGTAGAACTCTTGCTTGAGTGCGGGATCTGTGGCAAAAGCGCCCAGCATGATGGCAGTGGTCATGTCAGACTCATGCTCGCGAACACCGCGCTGTGTCATGCAGTGGTGCTCGGCCTTGACCACCACAGCGATGTGCTGGGTCTTGGCGTACTTTTTCAAGGCTTCTGCAATCTGTGTGGTCATTTCTTCCTGGATCTGTGGACGCTCGCAGATGTGATGCACCAAGCGATTGAACTTGCTGAGACCAATCACCTCATCTTCGGGCACTATGCCCACCCAGCATCGACCCACGATGTTCTGGAAGTGATGCGCACAGGTACTGCGTATGCTGATAGGACCCGTGGTATACAGACTCTTGTAACCCATGTTGGGGAACGCAGTGACCTTGGGCACAGGACGATAGCGCCCCGAGAAAGTTTCTTTCACAAACATCTTGGCCACGCGACGCGCGGTATCTCGGGTGTTGTGGTCATTGTCGGTGTCGATCACCAGGCTGTCCAATACACCCTTGAATTTGTCTGCTACCTCTTCTACTAGGGCATCGATCTCACCTTCCTTGATGAAATCGCTGATGTTGTCATTGGCATGGAAGCGAGCATTGCCTTGATTAACAATGCGCTCGCGGATGACCTGGCTCAAAGGACGGCCATCGGGGCTGACCAAGGCAATGGGCGCGGTGTCGAATTCTTCATCGAATTCGTCCAAAAACTTGTAGTCTAGATTTTTCTCTGTCATTGATATCTCCGAGTTATGGGTGGTGGATCACCATGAGTGTATTATAAGATCTATTTAGGTCGCTGTCAAGGCACAACTGTGAACTGTCGTAGATCTGGGTAGGTAACATTCTGGACTTCGTATGGTTTTTTGGTCCGCAGCAAATCTAGGCCACGCACACAATCTTCCAGAGTGGGGCAGTAGTGAAAGCCTTGTGGATAGATCTGCTGCTTGGTCCAAGGCGAAAATCTCAAGTCTCGCCCATCACTGCGCATCTGGCTTAAACGAGCATAGGCATCAGCGTCGTCCAGCAGTATGGCACCAACCTTGCCGATATGCAGGGGTTTGGTGTTGCCGAAACTCAAGCATTGCACCTGACCAGGTTTGTACATGCCGGGAGTTAGACAGCGTGCCGAATCCCAGATGTTGGTACCATGAAATCGATACTGTCCTTGCCAGGGCTCGTCCAACAATAGATACTTGACGCCCAACAGTTCCATGGTCTGCACCACGCTGAGATAGGTGAAGGCAGTGAACTCACATCTGCGGACTTTGTAGTATCGGAAAGCCAGCTCAATGGCATGAGTGCAACCATCTGTCAAGACCACATATGGTGCACATGTATATGCCGACAGCGCGGATTCAAACTCAAACAGCCGATCAAAGGTCACAGCGAATACCACTTCCAGGCAGTTTCAATGATGTCCTTGAGCGTGTGTTCTGGCTGCCATCCCGCGGCCAGTCGGAACTTGTCGCTGTTGGCAGTGAGCATGGCAGGATCACCCGGGCGCCGCGGACCATCGCTGACCACGGGGTTCCTGCCCAGCACTTCGCTCACAGCAGCAATGATCTCGCGATTGCTGACGCCTCGATCACTGCCGAGATTGTACACGCCACTCTCCACCTTGCTGTCCAAGGCCATGACATGTGCTTCAGCGATATCAGCTACGTGCAGGTAATCTCTCACGCAGGTACCGTCTGCAGTATCATAGTCGGTGCCCATGAGCCTGAATTCTTTATTGTCGCGCAGGCTTTCCAGCAATCGAGCAATGATGTGCGAGGCTCCGGGATATTGGCCGTGTCGCTGCATGGGGTCAGCGCCGCAGGCATTGAAGTAGCGGAACGCCACGTATTTCAGGCCATAGGCCCGGCGGTAACTTTCCATCATCCACTCGATCATGCGCTTGCTTTCGCCATAGGGTGAGATTGGTTCCGCGGGGTCAATCTCCTGCACCGGTACCATGATGGGTTCACCATACACCGCGGCGCTGCTGCTGAAGATCACGCGGGCTCCTTCGGCCACCGCACGGCCTTCCAGCAGCGACATGGTCTTGACAAAGTTGTTGTAGTAGTAGGTGCTGGGATCTACCATGCTGGGACCTACCAGACTGGTACCGCCGCAGTGGATGATTGCATCACATTGACTGCTGTGCATGGTGCTCAAGGAGTTTGGATCGGCAAAATCCTGCATGTAAAAATCATCAAAGAATGCCGACAACCGTGTGGGCACCGGGCGCAGGTCAAACCCTATGACTCGATGTCCGTGTTGTTTGAGATGGATCGCGGTCTGACCGCCGATGTATCCTGTGGCGCCGGTCACTACTACTGTTTTTGTCATTGTGGATCCTTGTTTAGTTGATATTTGGCGGCGGGCACATGATCACGATAGCGATTGCCACTGCGATTCCACTGCTCGCCTTGACCAGTGATGATGTCTACGATGCGATCCACGGTACCATTGTTCCAATCTGAAATCAGACCCATGTTGTGATGCGGCTCGCTCAGCAGACGAGTGAGTTTACCTTTTGCGTCGTCTTGGCTCCAGGGTACATACATGCGCTCGGGGTCGTTGGCAAAGGTCTCGGGGAAACTGCGATATGCGGGATACAGCACATTGCAGCCTAGAGTGTCGGCTTCGCTCACGGTGTTGGAAACCCAGTCCTGCAAGGCGCAGTTGAACAGCACTCGTGTGTCATTCAACAGCTCGTAGTATTGATTCTTGGAGAGGTTTTCGTAGATTTCCAATTTGCCTTGGGCAGCCAAACGCCGCGCACGTTCCACGTATTCAGGATTGTTGCTGCGTAGTGGGCCGCCTGAGAACACCGCAAACTTGGTGGCAGAGAACTCTTGATAGGCTTCAGCAAGATCCATGAAGAAGCCTGGCTGTTTTTCTTGATCGAATCGCGCTGCAAAGCCCACTCTGCGTGTGCGATCAAAGAAGTTGCGGATGTTGCCCGCACCGCCAATGCGTTCCAGCACTTCTTGCTTGCCAAACGCCAGACCGCTTATATTATAGATAGGAGCAGTCCAGCCAGCAATGCGCATATGAGCAACCATCTCCTCGTTTGTGGCCAAGACAGCGGTCGCGAAGTGGTTAACCATCTTTTCATATGTCGACATCCAGCCTGCCATGCCCCAGACATGTACAAAATCGTCAGGGTCGATAGCCTGAGCCAGGCAACGAACAAAGATGCGAGGGCGCTGTGCCACAGGAACTTGATCCAGAATGTATGGGAGGCTTTCGATTCCGGGTTGGAACATGTCTTCGAAGTAGATAACGTCTTCACTGGTGACTTCTCCGTTGCGCATTAACTGTACCAGATTCATCATCTGGCTCATGCTGAAATAACTGCGTCCATGCGCATCCAGTACCTGACCCACCGAGATGCTCTTGGTGTTGTCAATTACTGAACCTGGGACATACACTACATCCAGGCCGCGGCGCTCAAACACCCGACGGTTCCACTCGGTGAGCTGTAGCGTGTATCTGGCCTCGTAACTTTCAAGGCCCATGTAAAATAATTTTCGCATGTCAGGCTCTTTAGCGGCCAAATGCACGTCGGCTGTCCTGGAACCACATGTCCTTGGCAGGCTTACCTGACATAAACTTGTTAAACTGTTGGAAAGCATAACTCTTCCAGTTGTAGAGGTCTGCTTCGTTATAGCGATAGCCAAAGTCACGACAGAAGTCACGGAAGGCTTCCAAGTCGTCAAAGATAGCCTGCACTTTGGGATTGGATTTCACTGCGGGTCTTGACATTTTAGTCTCTTAGATTTTCAGTTGTTGTGTGGGTTGGTGAGTTTCGTAAGTAATCAAGCATCCGTTCTCACCATCTTCGGATACTTCGATCCAGACCGCACGGCCGGGATATCTATCACTGATACAGGTATATAGGTCATCTGCAATCATCTCGCAGGATTTGTGATCCAAGGACAGCACACCGCTGCCATAGAGGTTCAGCAACCAGCGCTTGAATTGGATAAACTCGATGTCGCGATCATTGTGGAACACTTCGATGCTGACGCGGAAGTGGAATATATGTCGATGCGGGTGACCTAGGAAACTAACATCGTATTCGTCTCCCGTGGCCAACTGGGGATCGGTGGCCGCAGCGGGATAACAATGGATACCTTCGCGGGTGAACGTGACCCAGATCTTGCGTCCTGCCGCGCGCCGGATGCGTTCCACGGTTTCTCTCTGTTCTTGATTCATCATGTCAACACTTCGTCCTTGTCATAATGGTGCCAGGGTGTAAACTTGTCTACTGACATGAGATCATGCAGTCGATGGCACCAGACCCCGGGATTGGTGCTGTCAAAGTCACGGTCATCGATCTTGACCATGGTGTTGTAATTCCATAATTTTATGAAAGGTACAGCAACGCGAATCTGTGGTATGAAATTGTTGTATTCGCACAGTCCACCATCATGGAATTCTTCCAGGGCCGTGGTGGGAATATCCAAGGTGCATAACAGTCCACGCGCTAGGAAGTGCTTGATCATGGCCTCCCATGTTTCGTAGTCCTCAGCATCGGCGGGCTGGAAACTGTGATTGGCACCAAAGAACAGGTGCCGGATGCGCACATCGGATCTTGACAGTTCATATTCAATGTCTTCAATTTTCTGCACACCCACCACAAACAGAGTGGGCATGTCGTAGGCGGGAGTACGTTCTACTTCGCGCCCAAAAAAGAAGTTGACATCATCAAAGCCTGGTCGGTTCATCGTTCATCATCCATGTCTAGGGTTTCGTGATCATGTTCCCATTGCTGACGTTGCAACTTTTGTATCTGATCCTTGAGGGACAGACGCTGCTTCTTTAGAGTTTGCATGTCGGCATCATTGAACACTCCGGTTCGTTCCAAAGTATCAATGCGTTTGTCCAACACACGATGCATTTCTTCAAGGTGGGCTATCCTCGTTTGGTACATCTAGACTATCCTCCAATTGGTCCAATTTCCCTTGATCAAGATCATCCTGATCCGCTTCCACTTCTTCAACATCAAATAGTGAGTTGAACATGGTGTGCGCATTGACAGCACGTTTGCCAGTAAAGCCGCGCGTGCCAACAACACGTTCCCACACTTTAGCATGATCATCGATAATGCTCAAGCTCTTTTGGCGATCCCCGGCAGCAAACACGCGATCAATGACCCGGCGCACGTCAAAGTCGCTGTTGGTGGGATGCACCATCATGTCGGGGCAAATGCCTTGATCATAAAGCCTATTGGCCCTCTGCACTGCCTCGATGTGCATCCAAACGTTGTGTCCCATGAGCAAGGCATAACTGAAACTGTCCCAGGATGTTCGGCCTTCCTTGCCGATCTTGTTGAGCATACCGGGTTGATACACGCACACATCGGAAATCTTGAGCCTGCTGCTGATAGGACTGTCTTCAAACGTGGCATGGATGCCGTCCTGCGTGACAGCATCTCGGAACAGGCGATTGTCTGTGGCGTATTTTTTATTGTCCACAGTGGGCGACATCTTGTAACTCCACTTGTCGCGATTGTCTGTGGCTATGGTATGATACAGTTGTCCGTTGGCAATGGCCAAGAAGGGTGATGCGCAGTCAAACGATATCGTGAACTTGGGATTGGCGTAGCGACGCACTGCGCGTTGGATGTCAGTGAGCAACACCGCCCATTCCAACTTGGAGGTACCCAAGAAGTGCATCCAGTCATGCAGGCCTTCTTGTAGCAATCCGTCATGGATGAGATGCACCAGGCGTTTCAGCACCAGATGCACATCGCACATGTTCTGACCACCCATGGCCCAACCTTCAAATGGTCGCTGGTGCTTGGCAGGATCTGAATAGTCTTTCATGAGACTGTACCAGTGGTCAGCCTCGGCGTGGTTGCCGCCCTGCAGCACGTTCAAGGTCTTGGTCGTGCCATAGCGATTGGCCATCCAAAAGTCATTGTTGAACTTGGTGGCGTTGACTGCATCTTCGTAACTGGAGATTCCGGCCAAGGCAGCCCACTCAGGATTACGATAGGTCCACGTGGGTATGTCCATGGTCATACCGTACGTGGCTATGCCCATCTGCCATTTCAGCACTTCTTCGCGTTTGAGCTGTGCAGCCCGGTCCGTGGGATCGGCCCAACGTCCCGGCCACACGCCCTTGGCAATCTGGAATCCGCCCGAATCTGCCAGCATGATGGTGCCGGGATCGCGGTTGCGAATCATGTCCTCTTTGGGATGATGCTTGGTTAAATCTAGATTGGCATGCCCCGCCGAGTACAGGCTCCATCGATATGGGAACAAGGCCTGTTGTGGATTCAGCCAGTTCAACTGCTCCATGTCAGTGATGCCCTGGGGCATCCTGGCATCTTCCACATACTTGCCAAATCGTTGCTTGCCGATGTAGGTGGCATAGAATCCACTTATGGCCGGCAGGAACACAGCATAGTCATGCTGCTTGGCAGTTAGATTGTCTTGTTCTATTGTCACGTGATGCCGATCACTTGCTCTGCGCAGGCAGAATGTAGCGATACTGTGCGATACCAGAGTCAACCACGATCTCAGCAGCGCCTTCGTCTGAGATTTTGATGGTCTTGTCGCCCACAAGATCCAAGATCGAGATCACGGTCTTGACCGGCCATGCCCATGCTCGTTTGAGCGTGCCATTGACATCGGCCTGGAACACAAACTCACCGGCGTGTGTGCTGTGATCGCCAAAGAAGAACTTGAGATCCTTGCCTTCGGTCTTGGCTTGGAAGTTGGCTTCTTCGCTGTTGGCCTGGGCCTGCATCTTGAGTCTCTGGATGCCGGCCACAGTGGGTTCAAATTCGATGTTCCAAGATACACCACGGAACTTGGCTGTCTTGAGCTGCTCGTTGATGATCTCACTGGTCATGAATCTGTAGTCGTTCTTGAAGTCACCAGCAGCGTTTTTGAAATGCAAGCCCACGGGAGTGTCTGTGCCGTTGCGATTCTGGCGAGTCACAGTGATCACTGCGTTCTCGCGATACTCCTGCAGATTCAGCAGGATCTTGAGTTTGGCCAAGTTGGGCATGCCAAACGTGCCAATGAAGTCGGCCACAGGCGCATGAAACTTGCCCTGCACCACCACGCTGCGGTCGCTGGCCAAGCCATCGATCACGGTGTCTTTGTCGGTGCCGGTGATTTTGATCAAGTCAATGCAGCCAAGATCAAACGTGTGTGAAACTAGGTCTAGTAAATGGTCTCTCATGATATCTCCTTGGATCGTTATATTTTACGCGATAGGTCGGTTAGTGTCAACGACTTTTGCAAGACTCTGACCGCCGCGTAGGCTGACTCTATGCCCGGGCTTGTGAAATTCCAACCATGTGTTGGCAGCATCAAGATGCTGGCTGAGTCCGTGCTGGAATCCGGTTCCTTCAGCAGCAGCAATTATCATGGATGCCGGTGTGTAGCACATGAACGCACGTTCTACCATGACCACACCACCGCTGCGATCGCAGTCGTTGATGCTCATGTGCAGCGTGGCTCCGGGTTCCATGAAACGATACAGTTCCGCAAGATAGGTACGTATCAGCTCAATAGGCTTGTAGTGAAAAAAGTTGTAGGCCAGGCAATAGCCAATCTGGCCTTCGGGCAGACCCAGTTGGATACGGGCTTCAGGAAACTCTTTGACCATGTAGGGGCGTAATCTTGATTGGTATTTAGGGTTGAACCTGGTGATGCAGGGATTCAGGAGTTCGTAGTTTTCGTCCACGAGGTACAAAGGATCCAATCCCACCAACTTGGAGGTCCACTCCTCAAGTCCCGGTCTGATAATCAAGCCAGACCGCTGCCAGTCACTGAAGCGAAGGATGCGTCCCAACACAAAGTCATGCATTTCTTCGGTCAAGGTGGGGCGGCGATGCAGGATGATGGGCACAGGATCACGCCGCATTTCGTCCTCGTAGAGACTGTAACTATCTGAAAGGTATTTTGGCCTTGTTTCCGCAATCAAGGTATCGATATGATTGCGCAGAGCAGTGACACCGGTGTCAAAAGTTATGAGTTCGCCAAAGATCCTGTCATAACTCAGTCTAAGATTACCTATGAGATCCGGCGCTTGTATCGCATTGGTGTGCAAGAAGTGCATGAAAGGATCCAGAAGTTTACGAAAGCGATCGTCGATCTGCATGGGACGTTGTTCATCCAACTGTTCGCGGAGGTATAGTAGATTGCTGAGTTTCATTGAAAGTCAAACAACGTTTGGAAAGTGTTTTCGGTGTTGGTGGCCGACAGCAAGTCCCAATCCAATACACCCAGGAGGTTGTCGATCTTGCCGTCTATGACCGTGGCTTCCATGGCAGCATCATCAAACGGCAGATCTCGGAACCACTGCGGCAGATGCAGTTCATCTGTGGGATAGGCCACACTGGTCCAGCCCAGAGCATTGTCTTTGAGCTTGCACACGATGACTTTCATGCCATCCACGATCTGCATGCTGTAGTTGTCGCTGTTCATGCGTCGCAGCGTGTTCCAGTTCATGCCGGCTCGCACATGTCCCGGCATGTTGGTCTTGCCTTCCGCATGCTCGCGCTTGCTGTACATGGTGAGATTGTTCACACGCTTGGGGGATCCTTTTTCCCAGCCCGGCCTATCAGCAAACGTGTACTTGAAGTCGCGGATCTTCTGCACCACATCATCGCGCATCGCACCCACCAGCACGTCCTGCAGGATGTCACTGAGGAAGTCCTGGATGATCTTGGGAGTGTCGCTGCGTTTGAGATCCAGGCCCATGGCCTTGACCTTGCCGGGTTTGCCGTTGACGTCGATGCGCTTGCCTTCTTTGTCAATGATCATGACAGCGTAGCGTTTCTTTGTGATGAACAAGCCCTTGCTGGCCACCAGTTCTCGTCCGCCGCGTATCACGCTGCCCAGTTCGCGAGGAACATGGAACGCTTGCTCCATGAATCCCGGAAAGCTCTGGTTGACTTGATCTGCGATGCTGTCATAGAGCTGGATGCAGACTTCCTTGGACCAAGGCATGCGCCCTGACTCAACTTCGCTGCGCACAGCAGGCCATGCGGAAAAGTAGCAGGAGTCTGTGTCACCGTATATGATTGCTTCGCCCACGTGATCATAGCGTCCCGTGATACACTCATTGACGTGAGCGTCCATGTGTCGGGCGATGGCACGACCCGTCAGCGTGGTACTCTGACCGATGCGTTTGTCAAAAAACCTACAACCGGGATTGAGAATGGCACCATAGAGACTGTTCAAGTTAATCTTCTTGACCAACTGCCGCTTGTCCCAGTAGGCCTCGTCTTCCTTGCTGGTACTCTCTTTGAGCTTCTTCTGCATCTCTTTACGCTCTGCGTACCAGCGCTTGAGCAGTCCGGGGATCACTGCTTCTGTGTCAAACGTGAATATAGTGCCGTTGGCGCTGAGGATCCAGGGACGGTTGCTGTCAAAGATCATGTGCCACACTTCTGCGGCGCTGTGTACGGTTTCCTCGCCGTTCTCCCAGTCTATGGTGATCTCGGTACCGCGTTGCTGTTCCATGACAGCGGTGTATTCCAATGTACCAAATAGGCCTTCCCAGGCCGCGGCAAAACTGGCACCACCCGCCTGCTTTTCAGCGATGTAGCGGTCAGTCATGATGGGACGCAGTTGCCCCACGATGGTCTCGGGTCCCATGTTCAAGGCACGGATGGTACTGGGATAGAGACTGTTGATGTCGATACTGCCCACCCAGTCATGCATGCCCTTCTTGGGATAGGCCACGTAGGCTCCTGCGGCCTGAGTTTCTTCATCTGTGAGCTGCTCGCGCCGATTGGGCACCACCATGCCGCGCTCGTGCGCTTCGTTGATGATGGCCTGCTCTGTCACAGCCACAGCGCCCATGGTGGTGGGCAGTAGCACTGTGTTTTCGTGCGCTAGTGTGTTGGCTAGGTCCAGGAAACGCAGTTTGCGATCAATGTTGGCCAGCAGCGTGACGTCCTGGCGGTTGTACTCGATAAATGTCTTCCAGTTCTGGTTGTAGAGCTGGTCCAAGGTGCCTTCAAACGCTGTCTTGCTGCCCAGTTCTTCGTACTCACCAATGGCATCCAGGCTGTAACTGTGACGTTCTTCATAGGTGTACTTGCGATACAGTTGCATGTAGTCAAGATGCACACGACCAATGAGATCAAACGTGATGTTTTCTGCGCCGAATCTCTCAAAGGTTCTCTGCTTGGGCAGTTGATTCCAGAGACAAAAACGCCGCGTGTCGTCCTTGCTCAATACACGAGTCACGCGCTGCACCACATAGGGTATGTCGTAGCCTTCTGAGTTCCATCCGCTCAGGACGTCGGCATCATCTATGAGATTGAGAAAGGTGTCCAAGAGCTCGCTTTCCTCACGGAACACAAATGTGTTGGGGAACTCACGCGCGATTTCGGCGGCAGTGTCATCGCTCATGTGTCGAGGTGGGATCACCAGCGTGACCAGTTGATCCAGCCAGTCGAGATACACCGATATGGCTGTGATGGGATTGAAGGGATCTTCGGGACGGCTGAATCCGCGCTCGGGATCGAAGTCTACTTCAATGTCAAAGAACGCGGTGTGCAGTCGCGGCGCGTCTTGCCCTTTGTAATTGGTCTCCAGGCACCGGAACACGGGATTGATGTCGCCCTCGTAGATTTTCTTGCCACTCTGCACACGCAGTTCCTTGCGGAACTCTTTGCTGTGGCGGCTGGAGAATCTCGATACCGGAGTGTTGAAGATGCTGCGGAACTTGCCCCGGGGATCATCGTAATAGAATATAAACGTGGCGGGATACTCGGCATAGTATCTCTCGCCACGTTTGTCGCGACCCACGATATGGATCTGATCGCGATCACGATCAAAAAGTGCGTCTACGTAACTCATGTCTCTCCCATGGATTATGGCCCATGTTGCCTTGATTCGTGCTGGTTACGCCAGCGATGCGCCATTGGACTGTCAATGGTATTTAGGCCGCGTAGATGCTTTACAGAGTTTTGCCTACTGTGGTAAGGATCGTCTCCAACAGTTCATGGTCCTGCTGTTCCTTGCCAAATTCGGCCTTGTGCGCGAGTCGGATGGCTTTCTTTAGCACACTGGGTTTGATCTCCATCTCTTCTGCGATGGCCTTGATGGTGTCGCTGAGTCCGGCATTGAGTGTTTCCACTTCATGCATCACGGCCATGCCTTCATTGATGATTTGGGTCAGCTTGGCCTTTTGTTCGGCGTTGAAAGTTTTGTTCGAATTCATGTGTTACTCCTGATAGGATAGCCTATTGTAGCAGATCTACAACTGTTGTCAACTGATCTGATCAATGTGCATGCCGTTCATGCAGTGGATACCCGGTAGGTGTGCTACCTTCAATAGTTCTTGTCGGGCTGACTCAAACTCGGGGTGGGTGTTGTCAAATACATCAGCGTTTTTGAATCCACCTGGTCCCATGACACCACCAAAATCAAGGAGTCGGCAATACTCCACTGTGTCCACATTGAAAGTCTGGCTGAGTTCATAAAACTCCAGCATTTCATGATAGTTGTCTTTTTGTACCACCATGCGGTTATTGAACTTCATACCATTCTTAGATTTTTTGTTTTTGAGCCACGCCATGGCCTCCAGGATGTCGTGCCATTTACCACCACGGCGCAGGCGCTCATAGGTAGCCGGTCGCGCAGCGTCCATGGTCACTGTGATGGCGCTGACTCGGTCCTGCATGTCTCCCAGCCTGTGCCACCGCTCTGGTGCCAACAGTCCATTGGTTTGGATACTGAGACGTAGATTAGGAAAATTCTGCACTGGTATGTCATTGACAAACCGCATCAGCATGGGACTAGCAAATAGTTCACCTGTGGTACTTAAATGTAACCTTATGTCATGATCTGCGCTGCCACAAAAAATAGCTCTGGTCAGTTTGGCTCCAATTTCTTCATTGCGCTTTGTTTCCCAAGCCTCATTGGTCTTGACCTTGGTACGACAACTGGGGCAACTTAGATTACAAGTTTCATCACCGGCCAGGGTGATGTCATAGGGCATGATCCAACGGTTGGGATCATCAAGGATTTCCAAAACTCGCGGTGGCGTATTGTCGCGTGTATTGAGGTTGTTGGTTGCGATGAGACCACACTTTCGGTCGTCACAATAATCATAGGTACCTTGAGCTATGCTGCCTCGTATGGCAGTGCTAAACTCATTGCCCAGAATTTCTGGCAGTGTTTCCCGAAAGATGTTGCCTACTATGCTTGGCTGCCAGGCCGTACAACCACATAGCGCGACCGCGCCGTCTAGGTGTATGTTCACGCTGATGTAAGGCGTCAAACAAATTTTGCCCTGCAGTTTTTTACTACCACCCACGGGCGTAAGCCATTTGCCTGACTGTCTTATGGGCACGACTCGCGAGGTTTGCACGGACATATCAATAGCGATAGGTATCAGGCTTGTAAGGACCGCCGGGGCGAACGTTGATGTACTGTGCCTGCTGATCAGTTAGACGAGTGAGCTGTGCACCTATGCGCTCCAGATGCAGCCGAGCAACTTCTTCGTCAAGATGTTTGGGCAGCAGGTAGATCTCGCCAGGCTGGTAACGGTCATTGTGTTGGAACAGTTCAATCTGTGCCAGCACCTGGTTGGTAAAACTATTGCTCATGACAAAACTAGGATGCCCTGTGGCACAACCCAGATTGACCAAGCGCCCCCGGGCCAGGAGTATGATACGGTGCCCATCAGGGAAGATCACATGATCCACTTGCGGCTTGATCTCTTCCCACCAGCAGTCTTGCAGTGCAGCCACATCAATCTCGTTGTCAAAGTGACCAATGTTGCACACTATGGCTTGATCGCGCATGCGATCCATGTGCTCGCGCGTAATGACATTGACATTGCCGGTGGCCGTGACAAAGATGTCGGCCTTGTCCGCCGCGTATTCCATGGTGACCACGCGGTAGCCCTCCATGGCTGCTTGCAGGGCACAGATGGGATCTACTTCTGTGACCCAAACCTGGGCGCTCAAGGCACGCAGCGCAGCCGCAGAACCTTTGCCCACATCACCAAAGCCCGCTACCACAGCAACCTTGCCGGCGATCATGACATCAGTGGCGCGCTTGATACCGTCCACAAGACTCTCTCGGCAGCCATAGAGATTGTCAAACTTGCTCTTGGTAACTGAGTCATTGACGTTGAACGCCGGGAACGGCAGCAGTTTTTGTGCTGCCTTCTCGCGCAGGCGTTGTATGCCCGTGGTGGTCTCTTCACTGACACCCACGATGCCGGGCAGCAGTTGGGGATATTTGGTTATCACACGATCTGTGAGATCATGACCATCGTCCAACAGCATGTTGGGCTGCCAACCTTCCAAGGTCTGGTCTATGCACCACCAGTATTCTTCTTCGGTCTCGCCCTTCCATGCGTACACCGGTATGCCCAGATCAGCAATGGCCGCGGCAGCATGGTCCTGTGTGCTGAAAATATTGCAGCTGGACCAGCGCACTTCTGCGCCCAGGGCCACCAAGACCTTGATCAGTACCGCGGTCTGGATGGTCATGTGCAGACTACCAGCGATGCGGGCGCCATACAGGGGCTTGAGGTTTTGGTAACGACGCAGGATCTGCATGAGACCCGGCATTTCACTTTCTGCTATGGCAATCTCTTTATGGCCCCATGCGGCCAGCGCGATATCCGCGACTTTGTATGGGATGGTCATAGCAATATATATGCTCACTTCGTTGCCAAGGGTAGCGAATCCAGGCTCCAGGCAGCAGCCGCCTTATCACTTAGGGTCTACGGTCCTAAGGTGAATTCCGGAGGCGATGATATACCTCGATTTGGTCCAGCATGTTTTTCAGCACAGGGTCATTTTGGGCGGCACGATGTATGTCTCCCCAGAGCTTGCTGTGGCGCAGTTGTTCTTCCAGTTTTTGCTTGCGCGGGCTCACTGAGTACAGGGTACGTTCCACGCTGCCAGGTTGGCGCACATACACGGTCTCCCCGCCGTCGGGACTTTCAAAGATCTGTAGTGGTTGCATGTTAACCGCGTGGTTGTCCGCGTTGTGGGAATTTGCGTGCTCGTATTTGGTCTTGCAGTTGTTCTCGGGCATGATCAAAGTCTGTGGCAGCGATGTTGACATCGCGTTCGGTCACGGTCTCTGGTACCGCAACCACATAGTTGGTGGCGCGCCGACGCTGGGCTCGGCGTATGATGGCCTGCTGTTCGAGTTCTATCAGGGTGAATTTGTAGTTGGTGGTCATTGGCGTATGGGTCCGCCTTCTACCCAGGCAGTGCAGGTGCGCTTGGCGGCACACTTGAACTTGAGGAACTTGCAGTAGCCCAGTGTGCCGGCGTCAATGGTGCTCATGGGGTCACTGCCGGGTTCACTGCCGATGCCCCGGGCGATGCAATCCAGCATCCGGTCCGAGATGTCAAATGCAGCACAGTTGCCGCAGCGAGCAGATTTGGCCTGCTCGATGTCGTCCATGTTCCACTCTTTGGCAATGCCGGCCCAGTAGACCTCATTGGGTTCGTTGGGATCCAAGGGACCATACATGTATTCATCTATGGCCTTTTTGCGATTCTTGAGATTGAGATCAATGTTCTGTGTAGCGGGCGGGCATCCACGCTCCATGGCTTCCAGCATGTTGATCACGTCTCTCATGACAGTCATCCGTTGAGTTTGACAGACATGCTATTGACCATGCCTATCTTGCGTACACGTCGTGTTCTACGTGGGTTGTTGGCCTCGTGTACCGGTGCCGTGGGCGTCACTGGCGAGGCGTGTCGATTATTGGCACGGTTGTGCTTGTTGTTGGGTTCCGGACGAACCTCAACATGTTCGGGCTGGCGCAGTGGCACGATGCGGGGATTACTTGGTTTTGACATTTTTTGCTGATCCTTGTCGTTCGGGGTTGGGATCTTGCCTGCGCTTCCTAGCCGCTGCCGATGCCCGACCTTTCTTGCCCAGCGCATGAGCCTTGCTCTGCGGGAGGCATTTGGGTTTGCCTTCGCCTTCACTGCCACGCGCACAGTCACCGCGTATCTTGCCGTCGGGACCAAAGCGAACCCACTTCTCTCGGAACCACTTGCGCAGATCCTCGTCCAAGGCTTCGTTCTTGTTGCGTCCCGCGCAGTGAGCGCGTTGACTAAAGCCGCGCGGTCTAGCACAGTTGATGGAACGTTTGTATTTGGTGCTCCACTTCTCTGTAATGAACTCGCTTGCTCTCATAGTTATCGTGGCACCGTGATGCCGTATTTTTCTGCCAGGTTGTTGCGCACGGTCTGGTAATAGGTCACGGCTGCTGCGGCCTTGGCAGCATCGCTGCTGGAACGCATGTTCATGGCACGAGCCTGCCAGAATTCTTTTTCCTGGGCTGCCAGTCTAAATGCATCACGATCACGTGGGTCCTGCAGTTGGTGTGCAAACCATCGATCAAACTGGCGCTCTTCAGCGCGATATTGATTGATCTCTTGAGTGACCACTCTCCGCAACACGTCGCGATTGTCTAGGCCGCGATTCTGATTAACCACGCCCACGACCATGGGCAGGGCTCGAGCCACATCGCCAAGATCAAATGCATTGGCATTTTGTGATGCCATGGGTCCCAGCAGACCCAGGCTCATGACAATGGCAGCAGCCTTTTCCTTGAGTCCTTCATTTAGATCAACTTCGTTGAGTGATTGACCGCGCAATGTGCCTACAGTCACGGCCGGCGTCTTGAGACGCATTTTTTCATTGGCGGCAGATACCACGCTGTCAAACTCCAAAGCAAATACTCGATTACCGTCTTTGTCCCGACTCTCTGGTCCCAGGACATATCGCCCATTGGCTATGACATTGGCGGCCGCTGCTGCTTTGCTGCTCAAGGGCACCGCGGGCAACTTTGTAGTGCCTTCGCCGCCCTTGTAGGTCCTTATGGTGCTGGGCTTGAATCCCTCATCTCGCATGATTTCAGGATATTCCATCATGTCCGGACCTGCCAGCACCAACTTGGGTCCTGCTACGATTTTGGCATAGAATACTCCGGAATCGCCTTCCAGGATTTCTCGCACAAAGTCAACGTTGAAGTCCAGCGTGGCCTGTCCACTGACCTTGGGTGCTGTCTCAATTTCTTGATCGATAGCATTCTGCAGATTCTTCAAGGCTTCATTGGGTGTGTCACCCTTGGCCTTGAACTTGGCTTGCAAAGTCCGGGGATTTTCCGCCACTGCGATGAAATACAGATTGTTGAACTTTTTGCGGCTGACATAGACGTCGTAACGTTTGTATGAGTCTAGAGCTTGATACTTTTTGTCCGCTGCGTAGCCTGTGAGTTCGGTGAGCGACTGGCTTTCATTTTTGGCCTTGTTGCCCCAGTTGGCAGCACCTTTTTTACGGCATTGTACCAAGGCACCTGATGCATAGGCACTGGGCCATATCTTGTAGCGGCTTTTGACTTTGTGATAACACGCGTCTTGCTTCTCGGCCAGTACAGGATCAGACACAGCAACACCGCCACAACGGGGACATTTGTTTTCGTGAATGATTTTTTCTGCTACAAATTCTGTGGCTCTCATGATGTGATTCCCATGCGCTGTAGCCAGCTCTGGCGTTGTGGTGCTGAGGCAGGTTGGTTGCGCGACTGTCTTGCGGTGCGAGTCTGTGGCGCAGCACGAGCGGCAGCGGCTTCAGGCGCCCCTGCCATGTGCAGGTCAAATTGTTGATCCAGGAATGCCGACATGCTCTGTGGCAGGGCTCGATCTGGACGTTTCATCAGTGCCCATTCGCCGCGGTCATTGAGTCCAAAATCGCTGTTATTGTATCGGATCACGATGGGCTCATCATTGACTATGGATACACCTTGTGCCAAAGTGGATGGGGCACTAGACTGAGTGGGTGCCGGAGCAGGTGCTGGCGTCTGCGTCGGTGCAGGAACAGGTGCTGGAGCAGGAGCTGGTGTTGACGTCTGCGACGGAGCTGGAGCTGGAGCTGGTGTTGACGTCTGCGACGGAGCTGGAGCTGGAGCTGGTGTTGACGTCTGCGACGGAGCTGGAGCTGGAGCCGGAGCCGGAGTAGGTGCAGCAGGTGCAGCCGCACCACTGCGTCGTGACAACTCATCGCGAGCAGCCTGTATTACCGGGGATGCGTCTGTGGCGC